AAACTTTTTGAACGTCAACCCCTATCTTCTGTAGGAACTCGATGCCTTCAGACGAACGGTATGCGTTGCGGTAATAGACGGTATTGATACCGCAGGTCTTGATAGCTTTAGCACATTCCATACACGGGGCGTGTGTGACAAACATCACGGAACCTAGTGCGGGTTGACCATCCCTTGCCATTTTGAAAATGGCGTTCTGCTCAGCATGGATGACTTCGGCACGAGTCGTCAGACCGTCGTCGGTCTCATGCTCACAGTTGTTATCATAGTCTGGTGGTGTCCCGTTGTAACCAATGGACAGGATACGGTGGTCCTTGACGCACACCGCGCCAACCTTGAGCTTGCGGGCACTTGAGGTCTGGGCAACCGTCTCGGCGATGCTCATATACAGGTCAATGAACTTCTGCTTCACGTTCTCTTACCTTCTCGGTCTTGACAGTAGGCGGCTCGATCTTCTTCAGCCACTTCACGGGAATTATACACTCGGATACCACCTTCCCGTCAAGTTGTACTAGCTGATATCCGATGATGTAGACAATGCGACCGAACAACGGCCACTCGCCATAGGTCTTACCCACCGTTACAATCTTCCCGACGTTCTTGGATTCTTCTCCCTTCGCACCTTGGATAACGATAGCCAGATCTCCCGCCTTCAATGGTTCCATATTCAAAACTCCATAAAAGAAAAGGGGCTGCCCATGGTGAGGACAACCCCTATAGGTTACTACTTTATGTAATCAACACTGGCCAGCACCGATGAACCACACGGATGTGACTTTCGGAGACTGATTACTCTGCTCAAGTTTGAAACGAACTATGTTATTAGACGGGTGAACCGTGAGGACGACCATACTCTCACCAGCAAATACGCTTCCAACCGCCGCGTTCCACTTGGCGTTTTTACCTAGGATATTATTAATGGTGAAGTCCATCAGACCACCGTTAATCCGTGCGTTTCCTACGTAGGCAGCATAGATGTAGAATCCACCAAGCCACGTCGGGAGCTTAATACATCTAAACGTACCAGATGGTGTCTGATTGCCCGCTGCGCCGAATGCTGCACCTGCTGCTTCTGGTCCGCGCTGCAAGGAGCCTTCCCGATACTCACCACCGAAAGCTTTAAAGGCCCACTCGACCAGCTTCTGGAAGACTTTCCGCGTGACAAACAGGTCATTAGACCCTGGGAATGCGGGGTTCTCCACCGTACTAATGAACTGGGACAGCGTGTTATTCCTATGGGAATCGCCTGTTACGGAAGCCTCCGTCTCGAACGTCCATGAACCCTTGCCCGTCCAGTTGAGGATTTTGTTCCCCGTATTCGTATATGAATTCAGGTCGGTGGCTCCCGTCGTCGGATAAACCGCCATGTTCATATATCCGAAGTTCGGAACATCCCCATCAGTAGCATAGCGGGCCGTGTGCTGCATACGCCCCGCCGTGATTGTATGGGCCGATCGGATCGGTGCTTGTGGGATAATACACTGAACGTTGTCATAGCCCTGTGGCGTAGACGTATATGCGTCCACGTTATTAACCTTGAACACGCGATCCATTAGGCCACGGGTCAGGATCAACTTAGCATTACGCGACAGGTACGGGGTGTTATTGTTATAGTTCGCCGTAATACCACCACGGAAGTCCGTGTTGAGCGTGATGCGGTTAAGGGTTAGAGCCGACGTATTGTTATAGTATAGCTTATCCTCTGCTGCCGCGCCTGTAGTCGTTGAATACGTAACTGGGTTGGTAACCGAAGCTTCCCTTACTTTCGTATCTACGTAATCGCGGTTAGCTGCGTCATATGCGTCCGTCGGGGCTGCTACGTGACGGATGCGACCATGCTTCATATCACCATCAAAGGTAATATTGATACCACGGATTGCTGTATCAACGTAGCCTTTAGTAGCCGCACCGTCGTCGCGGTCAGGGGCTGCTAGGCTGATGAGTTTCCTAGGTGAAGAGGGAAGCCCGCCAAGAATAAACCCGTTAGCCGTCGGATATAGCACATCCTGAATAGCGGTCTTAACATGGGCGCGGTTAGCTGCATGATGATCTTCCGTCGGTGCCGCTACGTGCTCAATCGGCTTGTCCTCGGCGTCCCACTTGGTCTTGGTCTCGTCCGAGTAGGACATGTAAACATCGAGGTATTCCTTCAATACCTTATTGTTCACGGCATGGGACGACTCATGGCTGTCTGCTACGTTGATAATTCGCTTAGTTCCCGCATTAAAGTCGGCGGTCATTGCAACCGTGCCGTCGGCCTTCAGGTTTCCGCCTAGTCTAGTCTCAACATAAGACTTAGACGCGCTTTCGTCGATTCGAGCCTTATATCCGTCCGTAAAATCGTTGGATGATAGACCCTTGCCAATCTCCGCGTTTACTTTGGTCCGTAGCTCAGATTCAATACGGCCAACCTTGGAGGTTAGGTCGCTAACATCACCAGCGGCTGCTTTCGAACCGATAGCAGTTTCTAGATCAGATACCTTCTTAACCAGCGGCGTTACCGTACTGACGTCTGCTTTGGAACCGAATGAAGTTTCCAGACCCTCAACCTTAGTCTTCAGGCTTGAGACCTCACTAGCGCCAGCTTTCTTCGGCAGCTCTTCCTCTAGGGATGAGACCTTACCAGCTACGGTCTGAAGTGCCGTGCTTTCAGCCTTCCCAGCTACAGCGGTTTGTAATGACTGAACCTTACCTGATAGGTCGTCGGTGGTTTCCTTGCTGGCTTTACCAGCTAGTGCGGTTTCATTGGCGGTAACTTTATTTGATAGAGCCGTCAGGTCTTCGGTGGTTGCCCGCTTGTTAATCTCGGCAATACTGTCGTCGATCTTGTTCGACAGGACAAGGTCGGATGCCTCCAGCCGCTGAATGCTCTTGGCGATCTCCGTTGCGTCGCCGCTTTGTTGCCCAAGCCGTCGAACCCGTTCCTCTAGACCGTCAACCTTACCACCAAGTTCGGTAACGGAAGCGGCTGATGCCTTGTCGCCCAGAGACGTCTTCAAGGTCTCCACGCTATCCTTGGACGCATACCCTTCGGCAGTCGTCTTCAGTTTCTGGATTTCCGTCTCATGGCCATCTACCTTGGAATCCGTTAGCACAAGATTCTCGACGCTGGCTTTCTTCTGGATATCCGTTTCAAGACGATCAATTTCCGAACTATCGACCTTTGAAAGGATCGAAGTCTGAAGAGCTTTAACCTCGTCCTTGTCGGCTTTCGTCTTGATGGCATCATCAATCGTCTTAACCGTGTTCTGGACCTTGGTTAGCTCACTAGCCTCGGCCTTGCCTTCAATCTGTGTATTGATGGTCTTGAAGGTCTCGTTATAGCCGACAACCGTCCGTTTCAGTTCGGTTAGATCATCGTTAGCCGCCTTAGTATCAACCTTGTTTGACAGCTCTTGAACTTCCTGCTTCGTAGCCTTGCTGTCGATGCTATTGATCTTGGCCATTGTCTCGCTATCCAGCGTAGGACCTTGGCCTTGCGAATCGCCCTTGTCTGCTTTCCCGTCAACCCGTTTTGAAAGCGCCGTGATTTGATCGCCTAGGGAAGTTACCGAAGCAGTGGTGGCTTTAGTATCCACCGTGGTGCTTAGGGCGTTGACCTTCTGGCTTAGGGTTGATAGGTCATCGGTGGAAGCCTTCTTGCCGAGTTCGGTCTCGTTAGCGCCTACGCGAGCGGTTAGTGCATTCAGCTCAGTAGCGGAGGCTTTGCCCTGAACCGTGTTTGAAAGCGTAGTGAGCTCAGTGGTGGAAGCTTTAGACTTCAGGGATTCCGTGTTTGCGTTAGCAGTTGTCTTAACACCTTCGATTGCCTGCTCTAGCTTCTTTACCGCTGCAGTATCGGCTTTCCCGTTTACCACATTGTTCGTAGCATTAAGCTCTACCTTGGTCGCATAGTCGTTTAGGGCCGAACTATCAGCCTTCCGATTCAGAAGACGGGTCAGGTCTTCGCGTAGCTGATTCGTTAGACCCGTAGCAACCCCAGTAGCGGCGTCCAGAGTCGTCGCCGCGTTGATCTTGTTTTTCAGGTCTGGCGTGAGGCCCACCTTGTCAACGATTTGAGCAATCGTCGCTTTCTTTGTTTGCGATCCGTCTACCAGAGGAACAATCTCGCTACCGTCCAACACCTCGTCTTTCGGTAGCTCCCCGATTTTCACTGTATTAAAAATATCCGCCATTTCTGCCTCAAAGTTTGATCAAGGAATCACGGTAGAAGACCAGTAATTCATCTCTACTGATACCCAACACATTATGTTTATATTCGCTGTAAAGATGGATATCTGGATTTCCGATTGTTGTCACTGGATATACGCCGCCGTGGATGACCGTATTCCCGTGGCCGTTCACCTCGGAGAACAGGAGCTTGTGCTCTAGGTCTGCGTCAATCTTGTTATTGAAGATGACGTTGTCCCTCATCCCGCGACAAGCATAGCCGTCATCATTTGGCGCGTTGAATGCCCTGTGATATGGATATGGGAGCTTGCTATCCCAGTCGCTTTCGATCCCGATGCACGCCCTCCTCCAGTTGCCTTCGAACTTGTTGTCGGTAATCCAGTTGAAGGACGACTGTACACCGATATAAGCATGATACTTCGGCCCATCACCAATCACCTTAGTGTGGTTCAGGAAGAAGCGATTATGAGTGCTTCCTACGTATGCCTGTAGTAGACCCTCACCATGAGCAACCATCGTTTCAATGACGTTACACCCGATCTCGTTATAGGATGATCCGTAGGCGAGGTGGATACCAGCGGAGACGTTATCAATGATCCGATTGAAATGGACCGCGTTTCTACATGACCCGTCCTGCATGCTGATACCGCGTGTGTTGTTCTTCAGAATGCAATGATTGATCCTCGAATCAACCACGCCCGAGAACATCACACCATAGTAGCCGCCGTCCACCGTCGTATGGGTTACACGGACTTTTGATGCAGGGATGGGGCTCACCAGTGCATCATGAGTGCTTCGCCATGCTGTGCGTGCATTCCCGTCTAGCCTACCATCGATGCGGATGGGGACAGGGGTGTCCTTATCGGTACCGATCCTTGATCGGATTCCTACGTCAGTGATGCTTACCTCTGACGCAGGCTTCTCCCTGCCTCGGATGAGTAGAGCCGCGCCCTTTTGGATTCGAGAATCTTCCCCAGCGCCCAGAAAGCGAAGGCCCTGAATATCGAGATTAGCGGGGTCAAGACAGTGAATGATTGATTCATGGTGCTCATATCCTCCTTCTACTACGAAGCGACCACCTCGAATCATACCATAAGCATTACGCCAAAGAAAGCCGCTCCGTGCCTCGTTTGCGTCGATTTTAAAAGTTGTCCCACGCGAGATAATGCCGCGTGCGTGCGCTGGAATAGTAACCTCACCTCTGATAGTAATAGAGCCCTCACCAAATTCCAGCAGTTCACCCGCTGGGAGATTGGTGAGAGCCCGCCTAATGTTTTCAGTTTGGTCACTACCGTCTAGCGTCACTCCTAGGTCGGTAGCTCTCATGATGGATCATTTCTTGGACAGTTGGGTAATCACTACGGTCATATCTGGTAGCGGCTGGCGGGTCTCACCTACAGTCGTCAGAGGAAGACGGATCAGACGATTCGGGATGTTTGTCCCAAACACGAAGCTAAAGCCCGTCCCTAGAGGAACCGCCTTCGAGGCCTGTTGCGGGCCTTTGAAGCCGTCCATTGTATCCTGAAAATCGTTCAGGTAAATCTTGGTCTCGGAAGGTTCGGACGGGATCAGCTGGCACATATACATGCCAGCTTCGGGGAGGGTCATCACCCAGTTGTCCTGTGCCTTGACTTCAGGCCATGTTAGTTTCACGGAACCTAGGTCGACTTTCGTCAGCGTTGCCACTGGGACTAGAGCTGGAGCCCCTGTTGGTTTCGCGCCCGCTTGGCCGTTGGTATATTCGAGGTACGCGATGAATTTAGGGAAATGGTCCCGCGTAGCGGCAGCTGGTGGAATCTTCTTGATCTCGTCTTGGACGAATTGCTTGGATGCGAGGTCCTTCGTAGCATTAGTGATAGCCGTCGTCACTTCAGTAGTGGTGGCGGCGTCGTTCAGCTTTTGGGTCTGCTGTGGGGTCAGGCCAGCGGCTTTGGCAACGATTGCATTTACCGTTGCTTTCTTCGTAGTGGCACCGTCTGACACTGGGACCAGCTCATTGCCCGTCAGGGTTGCTGCTGCCTGTAGCTCGTCAATGGTAACAATTTTTGGATCAGCCATTATTCAACCTCGATCAGATTATTTTCAGTTGTCAGTAGTGCGGCGTCGTTCGCGCCTGAGAGAACCTTCATCGGTTTCTTGGGGTCTGCCTTTGGAATTTTAATCAGGATATCGCCGTGGAATTTAATCGCGGTATCTGATTTACTACCCAATACCTCATCTGCGGTGGATGGATTCGGGTTTGGTTTCGGCGGCTTAGGAGGCTTCGGTAGAATTCCCTTCCCGCTATAGATTGAAATAGCGGAAGCGAAGTCCCCGTAATCATTCCAATCCTCAATATCCCTATTGTGAAAATCATCGGGGATATTATTCTTGGCCGAGTTATAGGCGATATGGAACTCTTCCCATGATTCGTTACCGCTTTCATAATGGGCTTTCTTTAATGCCCCGAAAATATCCCATTTGACGGCGCGTGGAGACATAATAGGAACTGGTCTACCCTTGTCGTCAACCGCGTTCCTGTATTTGACCCACTTCGCGCCGCCGCTTAGGATGGCAATTGCCCTTGCCAGTAGTGCTTTAGCATCCATAGAGAACCCTTATTGATATCACTAGGATTATTTAATTAGCTTTCTATTAGCGTCCTTATGTATCCCAGCGGCACCTGCAAGCGCAATCGCATATGAGTCTACGATATCATGGGCGGGGGAGTCTAGTTTATCCATGTAAAGCCATTCTAGGATATCAACCCCCTCCTTTTCCTTCAGGGTCTCGACCATGGCTTCCTTCTTGGCATTACCCTTCCCCGTCCAGAACTTTTTAACCATGGTCGGCGGGACTACCTCTGGATAGATGCCAAAGCACTTCCACAGGTGATATTTGAGCATCATGCCGTTCTCTGCGATGTTGAAGGATAACCCAGCGGACGCCCCGAACGCATAACCCTCCATGATGATCTTAGTCTCGGGGGTTACATGAGGCTGGATGTTCTGGCAGATAGTACGGGCGAGGAACTCATAGCGTTCCGCGTCGTTCCGCCATCCCTTTTCAATCAGGGTCCCCTTGTAGTTCCTCGCCTCCACCGCGTGCTTCTTCTTTGCATTACAAAAGTAAAATCTGGAATTAACAAAGCCGCCACCTAGGATGCATACGGCTGGGGAGGTGTAACTATAGTCGATTCCAATGATATTCATAAGAGGGTATCCGTTTAGGGTATACCCTCATTTATACATTAACGAACCCACGGTCCCCTTACCGCTTTCGTCGTCTGCTTCCGCATCCCTTTCCACACCTTCGGCTGGCTGGCAACCCGCTTCCATTTTGAAAACTCCAGCATGGCTTGAACCCCTTTGAAGACGCGGGAAGCGATGACTTTCAGGACTGGGACACCAGCTAATACCATCGTGTTGATGTCCTTCTCCTCGATGTCACTAGGGAAGATGACAACCCGTTCACCTGCATTAATCGCCTGCTCAATGCGTCTACAGGTATTAACCGACCTCGCCTCATTATCCCAGATATGAATGGCGTTCTTGATACCCAAATCCCACTGCTTATATGCCAGCAGGTTTGCATCCAGTGTGGCAATAGCGTTAGGGATGAACAGACTATCAATCGCACCTTCCACTACACAGACGGGCTTGGATAAGTCTAGGTCGTGTAGTCCAAAGAGCTTCGGTGCCGTCTCATCCACTTTGATAGTGACGTAGCGCAGCTCACTTGCTTGGATGGCCCGTGCGATCATCAGCACCAATTCCCCGTCCTTGTTCGTCTCCACCAGAATCAGACGCGGGTCAGCGGGCACTACCTGATCTAACCCCAGTGACTGCACGAACTCCCTGAAGTTGGCCGCATACCAGAATCTTGATAGCTTGTTCTTTGGAATCTTCCGCGACTTCAGGTATTCGCGCACAGGATGGATACGGGACAGCTCTTCAACGGGGGTTAGCTTTTCCTGCCATGCCTTTTTAGCAATCCCGCCTTCTACGGGTTCAGGTAGACGCATGATATCCGCGAGTTCAGCGGTGTCGTCGCCCTTCAGGGTCTCTAGCATATACTCATCATAGAGCCGCTTGTTCATGAAGCGCAGGAACGTCTTGAACTTATGGTTCTCGCCACAGTTATGGCATTGATAGGAAAGCAACCCGTCCTTGTTACGATATACGTAGCCACGTGCCTTCGTCTTGCTCTTGTCACTGTCACCGCAGTAGGGGCAGCGGCAGTTCCATAGCGTAGACCCCTTCTGTTTGAACATCGATAGCTGCCCCGATACAAACGAAAGGTATTTCTGCTGCAAGAAAAGTTGTTCCATAGTGATAATGCTCCTATGATAGGAGCCCTGATACTACCATAACGATTTCTAATTGTCAAACGAAAAAAAGCCCCTAGACCATAGCGGTGTAGGGGCTTTTATTACTTCTCTTGCTGATTGATGAATGCTTTAAATCCCTTGATTTTCTTCCGCGTCACTGGATCGATTTGTCCTGTCTCTACGGTAGCGTCATTGATTTTCGGCGGAATCTCTTCCACCCATCGGACGACCGTTTTAAAAGACGGCACGTCCAATTGTGTCGCCACTGCTGGACCTGTGACGTTCGCGGGGGTGTCTTCGTTCATTACCATCATACCTTCCTTGATTGTTTCCATTTGCGCCTCGGATAGAACTACGCCCTCTTGCTCTAACCCTTCTTTCAAAAGAACAAGGGAAGCCGTAGCGGCAGCCGTCCATGTCTTGCCAAATGGAACCTTCTCTAGAGCCCGCTTCATGTTGAAGACCATACGATGAAGGTAGGTGTAGCTGTCTTTCTCTTCACTCGTCTTCAGGTCCCTTGATCGCTTCAGCAGGTTCCCCTCATCATCAATGATACCCTGTTTGTATGCAGCCTGTTCTTTCCATGGCGTGCATAGTAGGGTGATGATTCTAAGCGCATATGCAAAGTCTGTCAGTCTGGAAATACTCATTCTAGTGCCTCCTTTAGATCAGACCGTAGCCGTTCCGCGAATTGATGGATGAAGAGTCCTTGTTCATATCTGGCCATCGGATGATTTCCAAGAACGGTAGCAAGGAAGGTCATCATGATAGCATGATGTTCTGGTGGTAGCAGGACGAACAGGGTGTCGGTTACAAACTCGGTTCCAAAGCAATTACAAGCAATAATGAACTCATTAAGGACCAGCCTGCTGCGGAACTCTTTCCCTTCAGCATGTTTGATGAAGTGCCCAGCTATGGTTTTGATCCTGTTTACCTCGCGGAGAAATTCCCGTGTATTGTAAACAGGATGGCGGTAGAGTTTCGCGGCGACTAGTTTGTAATTGTCGGCCGTGATTTTCATTTTAGAAGTCTTCCTCGTCGTCCAGATAGAAGTCTTCGTCATCCGTCTCCCACTCATACTGCAGCTCCAGATCGATCTCATAACTGCCGTCATCCACAAAATAGGTGACGATCAGGTTATATTCGGTCTGATCCTCGGCTTTGTAAACGGGGATATTGAAATTCACGGCCTCGCCTTCTTCTGGGGTTTCCAGATCGGCTTCTACCTGCTCTAGGTCAGCGCCGTCTAGGTTCATACCATGGCGCTTTAGAATCTCATCGGCCTTCCGAATCCGTGCGATGGTTTCGGCGACGTCAGAATACAGGTCATTAGTTAGTTCGGTCAGCTCATCGTTGATGATATCCATCTCGTCCGCGAACTGCTCTAGTTCATGAAGGTTCATTTCTTCTTACCCTTCTTCGGTTTCTCTTTGGGTTGATCTTCGGCGACTTCAGTTTCTTCAGCCACCTCTTCTACGTCTTCCTGCTCTTCTTCAGACTCTGGGATATCCTCTTCCAGCGCCTGATATGCTTCAGGATGACAACCCTTGATCAGGGAAACCAGCAGCTCGTTAGTCTCTGGATGGCGCCAACCTGTGTCAGAAGGAATCGCGTTCGGCTCCCACGCTGGCGGGTTCTTTGTGATATCTGGTAGTGCCACTAGTGTATACCTCCGAATTGAGTGCGTCGGGATTTGACGCTTCTACAATCAATTTATAGAGGTATAGAGCCGTCTGTAAGGAAAGGTTGGCGGTACCGATCCAGAAGTCACAGAACTCGCCCTTAACAGCAAGTGCCCTTACTTCACTAGCCGATAGAAACTCATCGTCACGGTCACCTGCCGAAACCAGTGCGACGTATTTGAAACGGGTCTTTTGACGTTCAACCAGATCAAAATATTTCCCGATCCGATCCCCACCTGCTACCATGATGACCCTCTCATAGCCTTGATCAGACAGCCATCGGAAGACGTTCAGAGGGGTCTTGACGGAGGCAATGTCGGGGAATGTAACGCTAGGTGCCTCTTCACGGAATGCTTCAATACATGCCTCCCGCTTGATATCAAAAGGAATCGGGTTTTTCTTGTCGCCTTCCGAACGGGAAAGGAACACCATACCGTCTCCGTGGTTCTCGACGGCAATCCGCTGAATGGTATTGACAACCCGTGAATGGCCCTTAGTAGGCGGGTTCATGCGCGCAAAAGCAAAGACGGCAGTTTTCATGGTGTCCTCCAATTGGAATCATGAAGGATACTACTACTCATGCCGTCTGTCAACCCTACCACGTCTTGTCCGCGAACAGGTCTTTTTCCGTGATGATTTTGAAATGCCAGCCCCTGTCAAGGCAATATTCCTCAGCGGCCTTCCACTTCGCAAGGTTCTTGCTATAGGTGGTCACCTCATGAAGCAGGGTCTTCTGCCGTTTCCCTTTCGTCTTCTTCGGCTCCTGTGTCTGACTGAAGGGCTTCACCTCAATCATGACCCGCTGTTTCTTCCCGTCCTTTGTGACAAAGGTCACCATAAAGTCTGGGTAGTAGCGGTGGTGCTTCCCATCGACCTCCCAGTAATATGGGACGATGAGTTCCTCGGAGCCCCATGAAGCAACCGATGGGTGATTATCAAGGAAGACCATCAGCCTCTTTTCCCATGATGAGCGGAAGATGACATTACTAGGGTCCCCTTCGTATTTTTGGGGGTTACGAAGGGAATAGCGGCCTTGGTGGAATTCCATTGTAGATTTACTCGGTCATATCATCGAGGAATTTTGGAACAGGCATCAGGTAGTCCTCATCCCAGTAGCAGTCGATGAATTTCAAATAGAAGCGTTCCTTGTCAGCATCAGGGGCGACGTGCTTGCGTGCGATCTCTGAGAGGTGCTTGTGAGTGCTACGGCTAAAATCGCCCTCCTTGGCCCCCTTCTTGGCAGCCATCCGATCAAACACCTTGACGATATCCACGACCTTGAAGTCCTTAATGGACAGGGTGTTAGGCGGAAGCTCAAGGTTCTCGATGCCTTGCTCGATCATTTGAAGAACGGTCTTGCTCTTGTCTTGGAAGCTAAGACCCTTCCAGTGTTTGTCGAAGGCGTTTAGGAAGTCGTGGTCATTATAAAAAGCCATGATGAAAAGTCCTCATGAAGTGATGGTATATGAAGGTATCTATAGGGAATGTTGAATACCAAAAAATACTAGATCATCCATGGGGGTTGTGGTGTCCTTGGGTTACTATAGTGTCCTTAATCGTCCTATAGGTGTCCTTGATATCCTAATGATCCCCTAATGATCCTAATTAACCATAATTACCCTAATATCCATATAGGCCCAAATTTCCCGCCATAGGCGGGGAATTTGGGCGTTCGATGGCGGTCCGCATAGCGGCCGCCATTCGAACCTTCGGTGTATTTTGGTTCCATGGGTTCCCTTATTCGTCCTTTAGGGTTCCCTTAATCGTTATCTTAAAGAGAAATTCCGTTCTATAGGGTCCATGGGTTCCTTATGGTTCCTATAGGTGTCCATGGGTTCCCTTATTCGTCCTTTAGGGTTCCCTTATGGTTCCCTTGATGGTTATCTTAATAAGAAATTCCGTTTCTATCGAAAGCCCCATAAAACATGGGGTTTCCTAAACGGATACATAGTTCTATGGACCGATCTATCAACCACCTATCACTCAGTTGACAAGGGGAGGTTGATAGGGTATACTCGGCTCATACGGTCATAGCTGGACCATATCATTAACGCTTAACAGGTTACTTCTCATGGGTATTCCATCTTATATCGGCAAAGTGCGTCTTCAGCACACCGCGCTTACTCTTCATCAGGAACCCTCCCACACAGTGAACGAAGGTTTCGTCGATGCGATTCTAGCGGCTGCCAAGGTCCGCTACTACGCCAAGGTCCACGGGGAAGAAATGAAGGCCGTTGAGCGCGAATACATCCGCATGGTGGCGGCTAACCTGTTTGAAGCGTATAGGAAAGGTCGTCCTCTGGAGCTGGGCGTCTTCACTATCATGAGGCAGCATGAGCCCACGCCAGAAGATTATGCGAAGATGACGCGCATCCAGCAGCGCAACATCCCACTGAAGAGGAATTTTAGGACACGGGTCATTGACGCGTTCATCGGGCTGGGGTATTGCGAGAAGATTCGCAGCGGCTTCTCATTCAAAGTTGCCGCAGGTCGTACTAACCTATCCGTGTTCCAACCTACAGAAAAGATTCTAGAGGCCATCAGCCCGAAGAAGGTGGTTGAGAAGGAACACGATTGTATCATCAACCGCGATATCAACGGTAATCGCACAAAGTCACCAAAGAGTGCAAAAACCGAAGGTAAGTTCCTCAAGAAATATAACCGCCATTGGAAGGCGCGGGTTAACATGGAATTCAACCCGCTTACCCGCATCTATATCAATGAAGTGCTGGGTGGCCGTCTATACAGTGATTATCAGCTGATCAGTGGCAAGAAACGCCCCGAGCTGATCAAGATCGACGGGGAGAAGGTGGTAGAGCTTGATTTCAAGGCATCGCAGCTGAACATCGCTTCCCTGATCCTCACTGGCAAGGTCCTAGCGGACGATCCCTACAATGTCGGTGTGGTTGGCCGCGATGACATGAAGAAGCTCATGATGTACTATGTTAATAGCTTCAACCCCAAATCATGCTCGGTTAACCCCAACGGACCACTAGGTCTCACTGGTGTCGAATATGATGCGGCGGTGGCCGTATTTGAGGCACGATATCCCGAGCTGGCTATTTTGAAAAAGTCTGGCTTCGGTCTGGCTGCCCAGAAGATCGAGGGTGACATCTTCATGGAGCTGGCTCGCATCGCCATGGAGCGCGACACCGTAGTGCTAACCGTCCATGATTCGATCATCGTTAAAGAATCCGAGGCCGCGTTCTGGCAGGAGAAGATGGAACAGGTCCGCGAGGATATCTGCAAGGACGTCATCGCAAGCGGCGTTTTCGCCGACGCTAAGGAATGGCTGAAGCTCAAGCGCGACATGAAGAAGCTGATTCGTGAAGCTGAAGCTGAAGAACGCCAGACCGAAGAATTCAAGTCTGCCGCTCATGAGTTCCTCGCCCAGTGTCTGGTGAAGATCAAGGAACGGCTACAGACCGATGTCCCATACCTGAAGGGACAGGGCTACACCACCGATGAGGCTGTTAGACTAATCCTCCCGCCGAACATGGAAGCAGGTCGTGATAACGGTCTAACTCCAGAAGAAATGGCGGAAATTGATCATAAATTAATTGAAGAGGGCAGGCTGCCAAAATACTTCATCTAAGGTCACAAGGATATGCTGCAAGAGTTTGTCGCATCAATCGGAAAGCGAGGATTGGCGAAGCCCTCGCTTTTCAGGGCTGAGATTACACGGATTCCGCAAGCGTTAGAATCCATTAATGGGATGTCGGAGGCCATGCGCGACCTACCCTTGTTCATCGAAACGGGGGAAATACCTGGGACGCAGGTTCTAACCCAAGAGCTACGCCATTATGATCTCACCCAGAAATTCGCCTACATGAAAGCCCATGATGATCTAAACCTACAGATCAGGATGGATCGGGATTTCATTTTCAAACGGTTCTTTGATGAATGGGTGAACTCGATCTATAACCCGTCCACGGGCGACAGCTACTATAAATCCCAGTATGCTGGCACCGTTCAAATCTTCCAAATGAACGAACGCGGTGCTACGTCATACGGAATAGAACTGGAGGACGCATTCCCAACACAGGTCGGTCAGGTGTCACTTGGATGGGACCAGGCTGGGAACTATATCCGCCTACCCGTTACGCTGACCTTCCGTCGCATGAAGCATATTCCGAACAAGGTCATTTTCAGACCACAGGGTCAGCAGCTAGGCAACGGGCCGTCACAGGGAAATACTTTCCCGTCTCAACCTCCAGCGTTCGGACGATCAAACATTGAGATTCCACAGCAGCTAAGGGACACGGCCAACCTATCCACGATGAGACAGCTCAGGGTAGGCGGCCAATCACGGCTAGGGAATCTAACGGGCAATTTCAACGGGGTCTTCTAAACCATGGCACTACCAGTAATCCAAGCTCCAAAATTCACGATGACTCTCCCGACAGGTGAACAGGTACAGTATCGGCCGTTCACCCATAAGGAGCAGAAGAACCTGCTGATCACTGCTGAAGGTGGTAATGAACAGGACGTGCTACGCGGCATCATCGGTCTGGTGGATGATTGCACGTTCAATAAAGTGGATTGGGCGTCGCTACCAGCGGTAGACCTTGAATATGCCTTTATTCATATTCGAGGCAAGTCCATTGGTGAAGTGGTGGAAATGCGTTGGCAGTGCCACAACAAGGTAGACGGGAAAAGGTGCGGTCATATGAACACGGTAGAAGCCGATATCCGCACCGCCAAAGCCGAACCACTACCAGAGACCTCGATCAAGGTAACGGACGATATCGCCATTGTGCTAGATCAGGTTACACCCACCGACGTTATCCGAATGGCTGGCGGGGCTTCCACGGAAGATATCCTCTATGAGAAGGTGAAGATGGTCGTCCACGGGGATGAGGTCACCACCGAATTCACGAAAGAGGAGTTCACCCCGTTCATCGAATCGTTCCCTGCTGAAGCATCACGGGCCGTAGACGCATTTTTCAAAAAGCAGGCCACCATGGTTTTAACCGTTCCTGTCACTTGCCAGAAGTGCGGGTCAGAATCGGAACTGACTATTAAAGGCGCATTGAATTTTTTCGGATAATCCTCGGGCATGAACCCTTGGGATCAATGTATAAGCTCAATTTCCAATTGATGCAAATACACGGCTATTCATTGGCCGAGATAGAAGCCATGATCCCATTTGAACGAGAAGTCTATCTCGCACTGCTGGCAAAGCACATCAAAGATGAACAGGACAGGTTAAATGCTAAACGACAGCGGTAAAAGTAATCCCCTGCAGAACGCGATCTACTCATTAATGAACCTGCCCGCTAGTGTCACCAAGGCGGCTCTTCATAACATCACCCGTCCATTTGGTATGATGGGTGATGTGTTCTCGCGTCAGAATGTCGTTAACGCTATGATGCCAAAGACCTTGGCCACGGGCGTTAATAGTGTGTTGGACATGGTAGCCGCTCGCAAGAAAGCGGCCCCGTCTTCTTCATCGTCATCAACGGAACCTAAGAAGACAAAGCAGGTGCAGGAAGATGAAGAAGACTTTGACCCGTCCCAAGGCGGATGGGTTGAAGACGACGAATACGACGACGATGACGGCCCAAGCGCGGCTGCAATGGATGTTGACGGCTCCCTAGATGAGATTGACGAGGACCTAGGCGAGTCCGAAGAGATTCTATCCGAGATTCTCGATGAAATTCAAAATGGATTCTGGCAATCCAACGAGAACCTAGCTCTCCTGCTGGAACGGTTCGGCGTCAACAATAACAACGAAGAGCCCGTCATGATGCGGTGGGATGAGGACGCAACCCCCGATCCTATTGCCAAGATTGATCCTGATCAGTTAGAAGAGCTGACCGACGATGACGAGTCGCTAGCAGAACTGATTGAGCTGAACGGTGTCATTATCAATAAGCTGGACCAGATTGAAAAGAACACCCGTCGTGATGACCTTGCAGACCGTGAGGCGGAACTCGAATCGAAGAGTGCCACCGCCGTCGTTTCAAATACCGCTGATGAACTCGCCAAGGCCCAGAAGGACAAGGACGGATCATTGATCGGTGCCCTAGCAGAGACTCTAGGTTCCGCTGCCCTAGGTGCTGCTGGTCTTGGTGCCGCTGGTCTAGGTGCAAAAGGTGCTGCTGGGAAACTAGGGAAGATTCTAGGGAAGACCAGATCCCCCGTAGGTGGGTTGGCTGCAAGTGCCGCCTCTGCCGAAGCATCAGCAGCTCCTGCGATTGCAAAGAGTGTTGAGGCGGCGGTTAAGCCAACGTCGAAAATAGCAGCAGTTGGGAAAGGTGCTGGTAAAGTCCTAGGTGCGCCATTGGCCGTCGGTCTAGGTGCATATGAAGCCTATCAGGTATCACAGGACGAAGCACTATCCTCCGAACAGAAGACGACTGAGTATAGTAAGATCGGTGGTAAGACTGTAGGTGCACTAGCGGGCGCAAAAGCAGGTGCTGTCCTAGGTGCGATTGGTGGACCAGTTGGTTCCGTTATCGGCGGGTTGCTTGGTGGTATTGGTGGGTTCTTCCTAGGCGAGAAAGGTGGGGAAATTGTTGGCGACCTGATTAATAAGGTGATGCCTTCCAACCCAACCCCTAAGCTTGATGATCCTGCCAAGGCAGCAGAGATTGCGGCAAATATCGTTAAGCCCGATATCAGCGGTGTCACTGCAGGGAACACCCGCGTCACTAACCTAGAGAACCTGACGCAACGGATTGAACAGACGGCGGCTGACAAACAGGCGGCCATGATGCAACCCATCATTGCCCCAGTGACCATACATAACAATAACACCACTAACAACGGTAGCAGCCAACAGCAGTCACGTATGTCAGTCCCAACGGTCAGGAATCAGGACGGTACGATTCAACGTCTGCTAGACGCGAACTATCAACCATTGATCAGATAACCCATGCCACTATATCAATACGCTTGCAAAGAGTGCGGTACGGAAATTGACAAGATGTTCAAGATCGCGGACCGCAAGGATCAAATCACGGAATATTGCCAGTATTGCCAGCAGGACACCCAACACGAATATCATATTAGTGCGGTGGCTATGTCCTATAATGGCGTGAACCACGGGCACAAGATCCCAACCGACCTAAAGAACAGATTCGATCAATTGCGCAAGCACTACCCCAAGATGCGGAGTCAATACTAACATGAAAGAACAATGGAAAAAGTTCATTGGCCTGTCGCGTGACAGTGACCTGCGCCGCCTGCTGTTCCTCGGCATCTTCCTACTGATCATCAGTCAGATTGATCGTCTGGTTCCATTCGACGGGAACCTCGCGTTTCTATCAGCGGTGCTGAATAGCACTAGCGTGGTTATCGTAGTGGCAGCGGTAAGCCACGTAGTCCGTAGGGTTCTATTTCCCAAAATCCACCTAATGGAATTTGCCAATAAGGCCAAGGAGAACCCCATCGCGGCAGCTATCGTATATCTTGGGGTGTGCGTTGTCATCGCAACCTTCGTAGTAGTGAACATCAATCTACTACGCTAAGAACCCCCAAAAAATCAATAAAGCCCCTTGATCATGATTAGATGATCTTGGGGCTTTTCTTTTTGGAAACAAACATGGAACGTCTACTAACAAAACTGGCGGCCTTGGTGCTGCTAGTGCTATTCTCTTGTCCACTATGGGCTCAGGATGTCCCTAAAGCTCCTGCTGGGGTTCCACAAAACTTCATGTTCCATAAGGACGCGCTGATTGATGTCATGAAGCGGAAGTGGCCCGATAACCCATATCCTAGTGCGGTGGCTGGTCAGATTGAGCAAGAGACCTGTATCACGTTAACCCATAGGAAGTGCTGGAGTCGATTTGCCGAATTGAGGACCAGTAGGGAGCGCGGCGCAGGCCTTGGTCAAATCACCACTGTATTCGGTAAGTTTGACGCGATGGATGAGGCGAAGAAGCTTGATAACGATCTTAAGGATTGGAGCTGGGAAGACGCGTATAACGCAGAAATGCAAATGGTTGCCCTTCTCGCCATGATGAAGCGCAACTATGGGATTTTCAAAAGCACTAGCGACCTAGACCGTTATGCCTTCGCCTTAGTCGCTTATAACGGTGGAATCGGTGGTGTGCAGTCCGACCAAAGGATTTGCAGAAACACGAAGGGCTGCGACGATAATCTTTGGTTTGGGAACGTGGAACATACGTCACTTAAGGCCAAGACGAAGCTCAAGGGTTACTCCATGTCGTTTTTTGAAATAAACCGCGAATACCCCGTAAATATCCTATTGAAGCGACGGCAGAAATATAAACCATACATTGACCCGTTCTTTGAGGGTGCAAAATGATTCTAAACCTATTCAGATTGGCCCTTCCATTCATTACCCGCTATAGGTGGTATCTGGCCGCGCTCGCCCTCCTGTCATCATCCGCCGCCGCCTCCTATTTCACGGCACAGTATAAGGACGGCCAGCAGGCCTTACGCGAACAGCGGCAGCAGGAGTATTACATCAAAGAACTGGAACGGCAGCACGCCCAGCACGTCCTAGAGATTGAACAGGTCAATAGGAAAGCCATCGAGGCGCAGACCGAACTTTCCCGTGTTAATACGGATTTGGAGAAGAAATACCGTGATGCCACTAAGCAAGCTAGTAATAACGCTGCTCGCCTTGAGCGTGCTATCTCTGACGGTCTCAGGTTGCGCGACAAATGGAAAGCTGCAGAAGCTACCCGATCCGCCAAAAGTGACAAGGCCCAAAGTGGAACTCCCAGCCCCGCCGACAGCGGTAACGGAAACCCTGCCACCGACTGGGCATTTTCGGAGACAGCTACTCGAAGACTTTTCAAACTAGCCGATGAGGCCGACCAGCAGCTGGAACGGCTCCGCATCAGCAATGAGTACGCCCTACGGCTACACGCCATTTGTCAAAAATTGCAGAACGATGAATAGTGGTATAAAATAGGGGTGATGGGATTTGGTTCCTATCACCCCTTAATCGTTTTGGAGACGACCTAATGCGCCAAAAACAATCACGCAAGAACGAAAGCCAGAAACGTGAAGCCTTCAACCTAGTAAAGCTTCAATCACGCACGGCTGCCCAGAAGGCCATGATGGACGCATACTTGGATGATCTTAACGTCATTGCATCAGGTAGCGCGGGGACTGGTAAAAGCTATGTCGCCTGCTATCTTGCATTGAAAGACCTTTTTGAAAAGGAAAAGGATCGGATCATCATTGTGCGCTCAACGGTGCCGACTAGGGATCAAGGATTCTTGCCTGGGACGGTAGAAGAAAAGCAGGCGGTGTATCAATTACCTTACGTAGGAATCGTTAATGAACTATGCCAGAACGGCGCGGCATGGGAGATTCTAAAGAAGAAGGATATGATCCAATTCATTACCACCAGCTATGTCCGTGGTATCACCCTTGACAATGCCTGCATCATCATTGATGAATTCCAGAACATGAATCAGGAGGAGCTATACAGTGTGCTTACGCGGGTAGGTGAAAATACCCAAGTCATCCTATGCGGAGACACCCGTCAGACCGACCTGAAGAAGGAGAAGACCGCGTTCTATTGGCTGGAATCCCTATCACATAAGATGCCCGATTGGTTCCGCCATATCACGTTCCACCCTGAAGATATCGTGCGGTCCGACTTCGTCAAGGCATTGATCATCGCCAATGAATCGATGAATTAAATATCCCTATTAGGGACAGTCTACAGGTCATGGGTCTACAATGGGAAAGAGATACGTCTACAGAGATATCAATCTGGATTTTGAAAAGCATCCGCTAACGGGCGACATCATCGCCGCTACGGACGTTGAAGCCATTAAGAAGAGTCTGCGCAACCTTGTCCAGACCGACCTATATGACTGTCCCTTCAATCCTGATAAGGGGACGAACATCAGGGGCTCGCTATTCGAGAACTTCAGCCCCTTTACCGCCGATTTCATTCGGGCCAAGATCGCGGAAATGGTCGACCAATATGAACCTAGGGTAGAGCTACAGAATATCAGCATCTATCAGAAGGAAGACCAGAACTCATTAGAGGTGTCGATCTACTTTAAGATCATCGAACTGAACAGGCAGGAAGAATTAACCGTATTTGTTGAAAGGACGCGCTGATACCATCATGGCACAAGTTAATCTAACATCAATGGAATTCAGCGAGATTAAGGAATCTCTAAAAGAATTCCTGAAGAAGCAGGACCAGTTCAAGGACTATAACTTTGAGGGCTCTGGGCTTAACGTCATCCTAGACCTACTAGCCTATAACAGCCAGAACAATGCGTATCTGGCAAACATGCTGGCTAATGAAGCGGAGATTGATACAGCGATCATCCGCGCTAACGTCGTCTCCCGTGCGAAGCTCCTAGGCTACACCCCGAAGAGTGCGACGGCTGCCCGTGCCGTTCTGACCCTAAGCATCAATGATCCAAGCAAGCACGTTGCATCATTGGTCCTCCCTCGCGGCGCACGGTTCACGGTCAAGAGTGACCGCCAGCAGTTCACGTTCGTTACCCTACAAGAGCACGTCCTACAGGGTGATGGGAACGGTCTATACAAGAATGATGCGGTGGAGGTCTTCGAGGGGATTTTGAAGGGATACTCCTTCACGGTGGATAGCGAAGAACGCCGCTACATCATCCCTAGCACCAAGATCGATACCAGCACTATCCGCATGGCGGTCTACGATAATCAGACGGCTAACCAGTATGAGGTATACGAGAAAGCCAGCGGGCTTGCGAACATCAAGGCCACCACGCCAGCATACTGGGTCTACGAGACCGACGGTGGGAACTATGAGGTTAAGTTCGGGGATGGAGTGTTCGGTAAACGACCACCGCTGAACGGGATCGTCTATGTTGAATATCTGGAAACGAACGGACCCGAGGCCAACGACTTCTCCCGCTTCTCCCTCGTGGGTTCCTTCGACGGATATGAGAACGCCGATGTTCGGATTTCAGTAGTAGCGAACAGTGCGGGCGGTGCTGATCCCGAAGCAACCAGCACTATCAAGCTGAACGCCCCTCGGTATTTCCAATCCCAGAACAGGGCGGTAACGAAAGAGGACTATGCGGCCGTCACCCATGACATTTACCCGTATGCGAAAAGTGTAGCGGTCTGGGGCGGCGAGGAAGCAACTCCTCCACAGTTTGGAAAGGTCTTCGTTTCAATCATCCCACGGTCTCTTACGAAACTAACAGAAGCCAATCGACGCGATATCGAACGCAAGCTCAAGGCCCGTTCGGTTATCGGCATTACCCCTTTGGTGATTGATCCAAAGTTTGTCGGCCTGAACCTGAACATCACTGCCGTTATCCGTCGTAATAGCGTGAACGGCCTAGGGAACTTCACGGCCCAAATCAAGGAAGTGGTTAAGCGTCACTTTGATGAGGGCTTCGGTATTTTCGATCAGGACTTCTACTATTCCAATCTGGTATCCGATATCAAGGGCCATAGTAAGGCTATCGTCTCCGTCCGAGGCGACTACACTCTATCAATGGCACAACCCATCACGGGGACGCTGACCTACGATTTTGAAAACCCGATCAACGAAGGTAGCGTCAAGTCTTCACTGGTACGTCAGACGGGTAGCACCGAATACCAGTCACTAACCGATAAAACGGGTAAGCTATATCTCGGGAAGACCGAGGTTGGAACCGTTGATTACAAGACAGGTAAGCTAGTAGTTAACACCCAAAGCATCCGCGAGACCTCGACCGAGAAGCTGGAAGTGTTTGTCACGCCAACCATCGATGACGTATACACGGGGTTTGCTACGGCTCTAGTGCTGAACAAGGATCGGCTATCCGTTGAGTTGAAGGTGGAATGATGAGTGAGCTAAACATCTCGGCGCGTGCCGTCTCCCAGAAGGTGGCCGCGCTTCCGAAATTCGTTCAGGAAGATCATCGGCGCTTCGTTTCATTCATGGAAGCCTATTACAAATGGTCGGCGGTTCACGGTGCCGACCTGGGCTTCGAAGCGATGAAGCTGGCAAATGATATCGATCTAGTGCCGTCTGAGCTGCTACCAAAGTACAGGGAAGTCTATGCACCAAACTTCCCCGTTAACGCTAAGGCAGACTTTCGCCTAGTAGCCAAGCACCTGAAGGAGATTTACAGCGTCAAGGGTACGGAAGAAAGTTACCGAATCTTCTATCAGGCGGCCTATGGCGAGTCCGTGCAGGCGCGGAACCCGAAAGATCGGGTTTTCAAACCATCGGATGCGGTATGGTCAAATCACAAGGTGATGCTTGTGAAACAGGTGACAGGGGAGCCGTTTGATCTAGTGGGACATGATATCGATGGCTGGCTAGTGGAGTCCGTGATGAAAAGCGGTAACCTGTATGCACTAGAGCTATCGGGTAACGGTAAGGAGTTCCAGCTAACGGACAACATCACGTCGGAAGGTATCGTGGTTTCGATTCAACCCGTGTTCTCCATTGGCGAGATTGAGTCATCAATAGATTGGCAGGACGGGGAGACCGTCACCGTAGACGGGTTGACCTTCAAGGTTGATCAGGTCCACTATGGCAAGGTCCAATCGGTGACTGTTATGGCTGGCGGCACTGGATACAAGGTCGATGATGTTGTGACCCTGTCGACCAAATATCTCGGAAGCGGGTTCCGTGGACGGGTATCTGCCGTATCCCCTCAAGGTGCAATCACCCGCGTATCCATTGACCGTAGAGGCTGGGGTTACAATAACAGGGACGTGACGCTTTCCGTTCAATCGGAGCAAGGGAACGGCGCGAAGCTATCACCAGTCTTCACCCCTGATATGGGCAAGATCAAACACGCATCCATCGTTAAGAACGTAGCCGCACCAACGAAAAAGGCGATACAGGTAAAGAATACCCATATCGCCTTGGAACAAACCATGTTTCATAATGGCCATTTCTGGTCAGAATTAAAATCGGCACCGTCAACCCATCATGCAATGATCCATGATAGTATCTACTATCAGGACTATTCCTATGAGTTGATTTCAGGTGCCGACGTGGATAAAGCAGCCGTCCAATCCCTACTAGGGGTTGCTGGCATGAAGCTCTTCACCACGAAGAAGATTACTTGGAACCCCTGATTAGTTTCATCAGGTCTTCAGTAGACCCGACATGCAGGTGTTGATGGTTGGACACCACTGGAGCCGCTTCCTTTTCAACGGAGGCGGCTTTTTCTTTTTGTGTTGCACCGCCGCTTACCTCATGGATTTTCATTGCGGTGTCGGTAATCGTTTTGATGAGATTGGCCGCCACACTGAACGCTTGGGGATGTTCGGAACCCTGGGCAACACGCGCGAGAAGGTCTAGAAGATTCTCACCCTGCGCGAGAGCATTTTTCATGCTCTCCCGTGCAATGGCCCGATCCCGTTTATCCCGTTCCGCATCATCTTCGGGGACGGCTGGCTTATCGTCTTTGACGACGATGTTGGCCTCTTCGATAACATCAGTCCGAGGCGAGATAGCAGGCGACGGCATCAGGTTAAAGGTCTCTTCAAGCTTCTCAAACATGATTAGTTTTCCGTAATGCGTTCTGTGATGGTATCGGGCGGGGTTCCTTCGGCATGATAATTCAATGCAGGAACCCCTTCCATCTGTGGGTTAAACCAATGATTGATATCAATGGTTTTAATAATGGATTTATCGGCAACAGGGCCATAGAAATAACCCTTAAGGGAAAAATCTAAAGTCCATTCTACTAAACGTGATTCCGTGAACTCACCCTCGACGTTATCCGTAAATGATACGGAATTGAGAACGATATGGATATCACGGTCAATCCCCATATCGGGGATTTCTTTTGCGGAGACGGTATACTCTGGCTGGAAGAACGGCAGGATTTGTTCCAATACCTGTAGACCATCCTCGAGCTTCACGCTGAAAATGATCAGGCGGAAGGGGATGGTGTAGGGCGCGGGCGAGAACTGAAACCGTGCCTTAGACCCATCTGCCTTACGGTGTGTTTGAAGCGAAGAACCCTCCTTTCGAGTGCCATCGTATGTCGGAGAATCCATTTCAAAAGCCATGCGCGGAAACGAATTATTCCACGTCTCTTTAAGGTTCGGATTTTGTTGAAGCCTTTCCAATACCTTATCCTTATGCACAAAGGACAACGGCACTTTGATATTCTTTTTGTCCCCATTTTTTCCTTCCCTTATAATGGATATATCATTGAAGAGTGTCCCGAAAATGGCGACATAACGCTTAATATGACCGTGGTAGAATGGTGCGTGCCCTAACATTTTCAAGCCGTCCCGAAAGGATTATCTTCAGAAAAATCAATGAACGCCTTCCCGAATTCTTCCAACGGGTCAGTATCGTCGTTTCTATCCATCATTTCTTTTCTAACTGCGTCTTCATCAAGATCAGAAATACCAGTGTTAACCTCTTGGTGGCTGAACTTGGCGCGCTCGCATTTAATGAAGTAGTAAACAGGGGAACCTAGCGCCTTCCATTGTGCGTCTACAAAGTCCACCTTGGTGATTCGGAAAATATCATCGGGGCCGAGATAATCCCATTCTGGGATGTATATATAATCCCCTTCCCGTGGACGCATTCCCATAACATCCCCGAAGCGGCGGACGCCAGCGACGAACGTACAGGTATGGGCTTGCGTGAATCCGAACTTCGAGTAAAGGTCATCCCCGCCTAGTGGCTGCTCGAAGTCCTTCATATACATCTCGATGGTGACGGCCCCGTTCAATTTCTCGAAACGGTTTTCACCAAAGACAGGGTCATAGTTCTCGGCGCGGAGGTTCTCAACCTTGATATACTGAACATCGATACCCGATAGTTGGATCATTTCCTCGGCTAGATCATGATAGAGATTCTGCTCGTTCCGCTGGGTGACATGATCGAAGTAACTATTAACGGCCATGGTCAGCTCCTATTAAGCCATGAATGGCAGCACGGGTTCCTGTTCGGATAGCAGGATTTCCTCCTCTAGCTGCCGAAGCTCTTCGGTGGCCTCGGTTACAATCTGGAGGCCATCAATCTGCACACCGCCGACTAGCTGCACGTTCTGAAGCTTGCGTAGGTTGTTACCCCACTGAAGCTTAATCAGGCAGGTGGCATACCGCTTCAGCCATTGATCGTCCCAGATATCCGTGAACTCATCAGGGTCTAGCGCTCGCGTGGCTTCCACGACAAAGATACGACCTTCTGGGATTTGGGACCAGTCCACGTCAATGAACATCCGATTCATGCGCATATTGAACCGATGGTTCTTGAAGCGGCCAGACGTCACGTCGCGTAGGGTTTGCAGGTATTGCATCGCCATGGTGTAGGAGGCCAGACCCGATCCCTTCAGGGCAAACGGGTAGGTGCTACTGATCAGACCATACTCGGCGGAAAACTGACCCGTCGTCACACTATTGGTCTCAAGCACGCGCTCAACCGCGATGATCGACTTATCCAGCGGGAAGAAACGGTCCTTCATGACTTGAGCCGTCGCCTCGACGGGCAGATAGAAGTTGATAGAGCCGTTATAGTGCTCGCGGTGGAATTTTTGCAGAGCCGAGTCTACGATGTCTTCAACCTGCTCCCGCGCTACGTTAACGCGGATAACAGGTGCGCCTAGGCGGCGCATACACCAGTTAATGAACTCTTCGCGGTTTTCAGGTTTAGAAGAAGACATGGTAGATAGAATCCTTAAATTAGATTGATAGTATTTAACAAACGGCAAAGCCCCCTTTCCAATCGGATCGGGGGCTTTTTTTAATTTAGTAAAGCTTGTATGACACTAGTCTGCGGTAGACCAGCGCGGTGGTGAATTCGACCATCAGCGTTGGACCGCCGTAGGGAAGCCAGTTGATCCCGAAGGACACTTTGCGCAGCCCATGCTTCAGGTATTGAAGCGGTAGCTCACTATGAGGGAGCTTGAATAGCCGTTGATTGAAAACGGTATCCTGCTTATCCGCGTTCCGTGCCTTGTTCGCATCAAAGAACAAGGCAAGGCTATTCATCAGCTCGCGGTAGTCCTCTTGACCCATATGTAAGGGGCAAAGATGGTCAAAGAGGACTTGTTCGCGGTTCATTGTCCAGCGGTTCATTTTTCGATCCTTAAGCGGAAAGACCGCTTTGGTAACTTGATGAACGTATTATAGTCTACATTGATGCAGCCTGCTGTGACAAAGTTCCGCTTTTCACCAGATAGCTTCCTTTGCCGTTCATCGGTCCAGACGGGATGGATTGCAAACACGCCACCTTTCCCGTCTTCCTTGAAACCGATCCCCATATAATCCATTTGCCTAGCAGTGTAGCTCCCCGTAGGGGTGTCCCGTCCAGTAAGAACAGGACACCCGCTGGGGCATGCTGGGCCAGTCATCAGCGACAATGACAAAGAGACGACGTATTCAATCATGAGTGCGCGCCTGATATTCTTCCGACATTTCAATATCTTCCCATGCTGAAGCCACCGTAGCCGCCACCGCAAGGATGATCAGCAGGGCGCTAGAGGTAGTGCTATTGATCATAGAAACCATGGGAGCCGCAAACACGGCCTTCACCACAGCCGCCAATACATAGGCGGTTCTCACCTTCCCATCATTGGCCGACTGCCAGAAGAATCCAATGAGGGTCTTTACGTATTCGGCCAGAATCCATCCGATTCCAACCCCTAGGACTAGACCCATAGGAGGAAGGGGGCGGAACAATAGCAGCATGAACAGGGGAAACAAGGTGTAGCAGTGAATCCAGTAGGCTGCTTTATAGTCGTCAGGCCATTTCTTCAGTGCTGGATCATTAATAGACGTTCTCATATCCCTCTACCTCATCAATATCAAAGTCAAGGCAATATTTCTCAAAGAGCTCTAGGGCGCGTTCTTCGTTCAGTTTGAACGGGGTGAGGATATCTGCGCGATGCGGACCGCCCTCAAACGTCCATCGTCCGACTAGAGCCGCATGGGCAAGGTCGGCCTCGGCCCACCATGCGTTTAGCATGATCAGGGCAGTTCCAACCCCAGCATTCAGATTGCGGATAGCTACCACAGTCTTCAGGACATACTCGGGCTCTCCCCGACGCACCTTGAAGACCTGTTCTTCTTGTGCCTCTGCATGAAACTCCTGTCCTTGATCTAGTTCCCGATCCTCTTCCATATCTTATGCCCTCCGTTTAGCATCCGTAATAGGATATCTAATAGGATCGATTCCGCCCGTTTTGAAAAGTAGAGGGACCGCCTTCTCGGGCATGTAATTTGTGCAGAACAGGTCAACTGTCAGACCATCGCGGTCAGCAGTCCAGTGCATGCCGTCATTCATGGCCTCTAGTAGCAGGGCCTCGGTCTTTGTCATCCCGTAGACGATGATGGCACAGACTTCCCGTTCAACCAGCAGGTTGCACATTGGACGGATGTAGTCCCATGTCAGGTTATCGTCGTCCCCAAAATTGAAAATAGGAACCATATACGCTGGCAGGTAGATGTCTTCTGTCCCCATGGCCAGCAGGTGGCCAAGCTTCTTCACTTCATCGGTCATGCCAGAACCCCCATTGCGATAGCCTCGAATTCTTCGGGCTCAATCGTGTTGTAATTATACTCATAACCCTTTCCAACTGATGGGGTCTGCTGAACCATCCATGCAGCATGGGGATAGTATTGTGTCACCACATCCCGCCAGCCATCCCGATCCGAGATAGCGTACAGATCATCGAGCTTCACAATACTAACGGTATTGTAGAGGGCCTGTTCCTTCCCGTCAATAGGAAGCTCTTCCCCGTTCTGACGAATGTAGTCGACCAGACGATTAAAGGCTTTGTCCTGATTCATCATTGCTTGAGTCCTCCAATTTGTTCGGTAGGGGTTGATAGTAGATTGCGCCGTTCCATCCAGAGACTGTCTTACTCTTGATTGTATACATCCGTCCGTTCTTGTCCCGTTTGACCTCGAAGTCAGTCTCAAACTCAGTCTCCTCCACGTCCACCCACCAGTCGGCATATAGGTCTGCCTTCCGCTCGATCTTCTTCAATGCCTTGATGAAGTCTTCGTGCTCCATCTTGTCGACCGTGAGCTTGAGGACGGGGATTCGTCCCTTGACAATGGACTTGGAAAGCCTGATGGCCCAGTTACGGGCATCGTCAGTCTTCTTATCCGCGAACTCCTTATTCAGGATGGGGAGAAGGAGCCGCGCCCATTTCTGCCCACGCTTGCTATAATCCTTCAGAGCCCGCATGACCTCGGTTTTCGTATATTTGACCATGGTGTTATCTCACAATCAGGTTATATGCCAGCTGGAAGGCGAATACCGTTTGATTGAAGGTTGTCCCGTTGTTGGATCGATAGGCAACCCTGTCGCATTCAACCCATTCCAGCGTCACCACCTCATCTCCTTTCTGGGAAAGCCATTGAGAGCCCTCTTGCAGCTCATGGGCTTTGAAGATATGGGCGGTGAGGACATGCTTGCCGTTCTGCTCGATGACTTTCATTTGGGTCCCTTATGTGGTTCGCAATGGAAGGGATTCTATTCCGAACCCCCTTCCTCAGTCAAAACCGTTTATCGGCTTATTCTTCGCTTTCGTCGAGAATGCGATAGTCGCCCGTCATGATGAAGTCGAATTCCTTCCGCGTCCTCGCCGATCTCGAATTGTTTGTCGGAACCCAGGGTGAGGCGGTAGACGATTGCTTTCATGATGATTACCTTTGAGGTTGTTTGGGGCGTTCTGCCCATGAACATCATTATACAATGATCTACTAGGGATTCAACGACCGTTCATCCGCTGATGAACGGTCCGTGTGAGAATTACCACATCACCCGCTTGCGACCGAACTCTTCAGGGGTGATGTTGTTGACTCGGATACGGCCCGATGGATCGCGTTCAGCCAGCCAGTAGGAGCCGTCAGCCTTCACTTGACCGATGGTCTTCCGTTGGGTTGCCGTGTCGATGGTGGCAAACCAGCCGCCTTTTTCATCGGGGAAGCGGTATGCCTGTACGGTGGAATCATCCATCTTCATGAACTGGGCTTCCTTGGAAGTCATGGTGTCGAGAAGGATTTCGGAGAAACGGTCGGCGTATTTGTCAGCGCGCATGATGGGGTTCCTTGATTAAAAGTCGCTCGGAATTGAGAGGAAGGCATCTTCTGTGATGCCGTTGAACTGGATTTTAAAGGTGTCGCCAACCATGTCCTCATAGACGCACCACGTACCAGTCGTCAGGCCGCGATGGGCAATGCACTCGTGGGAACCTTCGTAGGCGATATATTCCCATGAACCGTCCTTGGTGTCGTAGTGGTGGACGGTGTATTCCTCGTTTGAGACGCGTGGAAGATTCTGCTTCTCCACGATTCGATTGGCGATTGTCTCAAACTGCAGCAGGTGGTCGGGGGTTGCGTCTTTAATGATCATTTTGGTTTCCTTTAGAACTCTGAATCAAGGGCGAGGAATTGCTCGGCCGTGATGTTCTCGAAGGCATAGCGGAAGCTACCTTCTTCCAGAATTTCATGCACCGTCCAGATTACACCTGCCTCTACATCCACCAGCGTGATGGAATCCATGCCGTTCTGGCGGGCTACATGCTGCCAGCACTTGTTGCCGTCGCGGTAGTAGATGGAGACGTTATGTTCTTCATCCACCTCCGTATCCATGTTTTCTTTCTGGACAATCCGTGATGCCACAAGTTGGAAATGAAGCATCAGGGCCGACAAGGTTTTGATATCCATTTCAATCTGTTCCTTTGTTTGCGTGGTGAACATTGTGGGGTTGACTCGTTTCATATCAACCCCGTTTATCGGCTTACCTGCAGTATTTCACATATTGTTGGGCGATCTTAAGCAGGGTGTTCGCTTCCCCGCTGATCCATGTTCTCATGATCGCGTTGGCTTTCTTCGCACCGTGCCAGAGTTCGATGTTCGGGAGGTTGCTCGCGGGGCAGATCCAGATATGAGTGCCAACCGAGGAAGTTGTTACGGTGGCGCTGCCGTAAACATATTGCTTAACCCCGTCTTCGTCGCTGACCAAGACCCCGCCGTTCATGACGTGTTCTTTGATCATGTTGAAGGAGGCTTGCACTTTCTCTTGGGCGTTCATGATTCGGTGTCCTTGTTTGTTGACCGTGAATAGAATTATACGCTCGCGGCTACAAAAGACAAGGGCCGTTTATCCGAAGATAAACGGCCCCTTATGAATTATTTCACACCCGTGCTGCCGAAACCACCTTCGCCTCTGTCGGATGGTTCCAGCGATTCCACCACATTCCAGACTGCGTGGACTACTGGGCAGATAACCCCTTGCGCGATACGGTCACCCGTCTGGACCGTGAAGGGTTCGCTACCAGCATTGTGAAGGATAACCTTCACCTCGCCCCGATAGTCGCTATCCACCGTACCTGGGGTGTTCAATACAAAGACCCCGTTCTTTGCGGCCAGTCCAGACCGTGAGCGCACTTGCAGCTCGAAGCCAGCAGGGATCGCCATATGCAGGCCAGTGGGAACCAGCACGGTGCCGCCCACTGGAATCGTGATATCGTCTTCGTTATTGGCGCGAAGATCGAAGCCAGAAGCCCCTGCACTACCGTATGTCGGGGGAGAGGCGCCTTCCTTCAGATTGATGGTCAGTTTCTGAAAGCGGCCGCTGATGGTTGGATTGTTCATTTTAAACCTTTCCCGTAGTCAAGAAAACAATGTCAAGAAACTCTTCAATTCCCAAGTTCTCAAGAGTATAGACCATCTGGCCTTTACCGTCAAGATATTCCAGCTCTTCCGTCATCTTCTCATTGCCATATGTCGCAATTGAGCGCATCATGGTGCAATGGAGGGTCCATCCTTCTCGTTTGAAAATCGTATAGCGGTCATGATCAACGTCAACACCACCAGCGCGAAGCCACATATACAGGTGGTGATATGCGCCCTGCACCTCCTTGAAGCGTGCATCAGTATGCACTAGCCTCAATGAGGCTTGTTCTTTTTCCGTTGACATAAGCCTTAACCTCTTTTGGATCAATGATGAAGTGTACCACCGTGTCTTTGAAAAGGGAGGTGTATGTTACTACCTTCCGATCCCCTTGGACCACTACGCGGATGTGCCGTCGTAAAGGTCTACCCAAACAATGATATACCTTGGTGGTACCGTTGTCAAACACCTTCCGACTGTCGGCGGTGTTTGTCATGTTAGCTGCATAGAGACGGAGCTCTAAGGCCGCTATAACCTCTTCCGCCTCTTTGGGGACCTTAACCGCCTCCTTTGGCGTAAGGTATGCGTTAGGACTGCATAGGTCATGGGCCATCCGTTCAATGGCCCAGTATTCGTCCCAGTGTCTTGTATCAGTCATCCAGACCTCTTACCATGAATTCGACGTGATGGATGGACGCGTTCTCGATATCCTTGGTGATCTCTTCGGCCTCCGCACGCGTTTTGAAAAGCGTGCAGGCAAAGAGTCTGTCGGTGCCCGTCGGCAGACCATCAGGGGTCATGTAGACCCACTCGGTGTGTTTTTTCGCCGCCGTGGATGAACCAGTATTCGACCGCATGGCCTTGCGTGGACGTTCTCCTATCAGGCAACCAGATTGAGGAACTCTTCCTCGAAGATTCCATTATAGACCACCTCGGGGACGCGGCTATTGCCGATGATCGTGATTGACCATTCCCGCCGACCGTTCTTACCAACCATCCCGAGGGTGTATTCATCCCCGTCGGTTTTGCATTCCGCGAACCAGGGACCGTTGCGATAAGTCTCAAGGCTGCAAAACACCAGTTTCTGGACCTCTGGGGTGATGCTGCCGTCGGTCAGGTCGCCGAAGATGGCATCGAACTTTTCCAGCAGTGCGGGGGTTGCGGTCTGTTTCATAGTGAAGGTTCCTTGTATGGTTTGCTTCAGTGGTTACTACTATACGCTTGCCGTTCTGCGGCGTCAAGACCGTTTATCGGCATGACGTGCGGCAAACTCTTCGGCGAATTGCAGCATATCCTCGGGTTTGAAATGGAGGAGGTTATAGATGACCTTCGGCCACTCACCAGGCCATCAGCCGATGGCCCATCCCAGCAGCACGTTCTCGTCGAGGTAGTTTACCGTGTCGCCCTCGGCATCCAGACCTACGCGGATGTTCTCAAGGTCATAGACGCGGTAGCCGTCGTGGGAATGAATCAGTTTACCCTTAGACGGCACCAGATTGCGGAGGATGTTGAAAGCCTTTGCGATGTCGGGATTCATGGTAAACCTCGGTGGTGTTTGACTATGCGTTCATTATAAGAATTGACCCGTCATGAGTCAATCCCGTCCGTCCGCTTATTTCACCCACTTATCGTGGGTTTCTTGAATCATTTCTGCCCACTTATTGTGCATGTTCGGCTTATCGCGCATGGACCAAGCCTCGACGCACTTCCGCATATCGGTCTGGAATTCCTTCGAGACGTTCGCTGCTCGGAAGTCCTTGTAAATCCGATTGTCCCAAGCCGTCATGAAGAGATAGATTGCCCCTTGAAGGCTAGATTTGCTGAAGGCGTTCATGAAGGTCTCTTCCGTCAGTTCCTCCACCGTCCGTTCTTCATGCGCGCCTGCTTCAGGGACAATCTGATCATCCTTTGCGATCAGGTATTCATCTTCGCCGCCAACCGTGCAGATATAGGTGTAAAGCTTCATGGTTTCGGTGTCCTTTGTTTGTTGACCGTGAATAGAATTATACGCGGATCGAACCTGAATACAATAGCCGACTATCGGTTAGCATGAATTCCGTCACACAAAAAAGAAAAGGGCTAGATTCCGAAGAATCCAGCCCTCAAACCGCCTATAGCAACCCCTTGCTTAACCACCGTGTGACCACTAGCCTCTAGGGGTTATAACGTGCTGTAGGAGAGTCAGCACGGATGGTGCCATGGAGACACCATCACACTACTACGGTTTGAAACCATATCAACCAATCTTGACAATGACGCAAGATTCGTTGAATCGTCCGTTAGCGGGCCGTGGAACCGTGGATAGACCCTTCAGCCAGTCCCGCATCTTTGCCACCGTCTGTTCATGGAATGCGAGCTTCATATCGGCAGGCTTCCGTACCTTGATGGTGAAGGACTTCTCAATATCGAAGTTCTTCAGGGAGGTACCTGACACCGTGAAGCCGTTATCACTCTGGTAGTAGACGGCCATGCGATCTTTAGCATTCCAGACGATGGCCCGCTTCGCGCCGATCAACCCTTCGGGTCTTACCCCAGTGATGGCCGTTTCCTTGTCCTCCATGCTGAAGCGAAGTTTTGAAACCAGCTTCACGGGCGACTGCTTGCGCTTGGACGGAACCTTGTTGGCCGAATGCTGTTTGACGGAAGTTAGTGCCGCCTCACAACGTTCGATCAGGTCGCGAAGGAATCGCTTTGCCCGTAGCGGGAACCCTTTCCGATAGTCCGTAGGTTCCGCTTCCAAATCATCACGCGTCTTCTTCGCCCATTGGATGACTTCCGTGATATCCTTGGCGTTCAGGCCAAGGTTTACCGAATCGACATCCCGTTCCTGTAGGATTCCATCCAGAGCATATTCGGCTGCTTCAAGCGGAAGATTAGGGCGCTCAGTGACTTTTTTACTTTCTGAACGGGCACCTCCTTAACCCGTTCTTCCGTCACGATTCCGCCCGCGATGATGCGGAACTCGGCCATGATCTTTGTCAGTTGCTTCTCCGTCAGGAAGAAGCCGCGCTCCTGCATGCGTAGGATGAAACCGTAGTTCTGGAATTTCCAGTCATCCGCCTTCTTCAGCTGCGGGTAGATCTCGGGCATGTGCTTCTTCACCCACTTCAGAGCATAGGCTTTGGAATCCTCGGCCGTGTGATTGTTGGCGTAATAGTTCAGGCCGCGAATGAAGTCGATCCGCTCGGACTGAAGGGCATTGAAGGTGGGTTCAATGGCGACGGGGAGAATCTTACTCATGGTTGTTCAGCTTCTCTTCAATGATCTTTTTGAATACTTCTTCAGGCGCGCCTTCTACGGAGAAGAAGTTCTCACCTGCAAAGTAGCGAATCTCGAACTCGGGGAACCCGATGACAAGGTGTTTCGTACCGAAGACTTCCCCTCCGAGTCTTTTGATTTTATCGAAGTCGGGGGTCTTTGTCAACCATTCATAACCGCCTACATGGACGCGGTGGGAGACTGGATCGAAGCAAACCCACTTTTCCTTGACGCGGAGACCGTCAATTCCCAAGTCTCGGATTTTCCACATTGCGCTTCCATGGTCTGGGAACAGCGCAGAGTCCGTTACAAACCGAGACCATTCGAAGTCGTGGGTCAGGTATTCTTCTTTGCGCGGGTTCCAGACAATGAAACAATTCATGCCCATGTTTTCAATTCCCAGTAATTTTGGTGTAGAGACGGTCGAACTCTTCTTCGGTCATACCCTTCACGAGAATCGTACCGTCGTTCTCGATTTCAATCGTACACTCGGGCAGGTAGAAGGTCCTGTCGCTATATCGCCACGCCGCCCATGGAAATGATATTACGCTCGGCGGCTTCGCTTGTCAAGTCAGGATATGAAAGCGCGTCTTGCCTAAACGTGCGATCTTTCACAACAGGATCACCATATCGATCAAGGCTGACGCTAATGATTGAAACCATATAACCGAAGGGGTCCAGCTTAACCCGACGGAATTCAGCGACCGCCTCCTCATTGGAGGAGAACGTCTTCGCCGCCCGCACATTGTCAGACCAGTTCCATTTACCGTTAATCGGGCACCAGAACGCGCCCCATTCCCGTTCGCGGATTACGTAGATATGATTCATTCTTCAATCACCATAACAGAGGATGAGCGCAGGACCCTGAAGATCATCCCATCTTCCCGATTGATCATGGCTTCCGTTTCAAGGAACAAGCGCGCTTCCTTCTCGGTCAGGAAGATGTGGGCCTCGTTTGAATCCTTGGTCCACTGCTGGGAATCCTTGTCGTCGTCCTTCGACTGGAAATATTCCCGATGTTCGGGGTCATAGACCAGAAAGCCGTGCTGCGATTTGTGCTCAAACATGATTCGGTTTCCTTTCATTGTTTGTCATGGGGCTTATTGTGCCCCTTCCAATGGTATCTGTCAACAAATTCTTGTTGTTTCCGATCAGCGGTAGCTTTTACATGACGGAAGGCGATTTCAAACCCGTCTTCATTGATTCCGAAGAATTCGATGCTGCCGTCCATGTTACGGGTTGCAAACCACCGATCATAGCCGATTTGGGAATGGAAGTCGTCCTCATGTGGCATGACCAGCCAAGCATGTTCGCCATTATCCAGTGGGATGAACGCGGTAGCGGCGTCTGGGTCAGGTTCCTCCCATACCGAAGTCGGATGGAGATAGAACAAGCTTAGGAATTGATCGAAGGTCTCCGCTACCGTCACGGTTACTTCTCCAGTTTGACAACCTTCCCGCGAATCTTGTGCTCTTTCTTGAAAGCCTCCGCTTCCGCTTCGGTTTCCCAATCGCGGGCAAAGCGGATGACGGTCGTCCATGAGTAAGCGTTCGGTTCACCCTCGTAGAATCGGCCTTTGTGGTTTTGGATTCCGTACATTTCAGCTACTCCGAGGTTCATCATGGTTAGCATGATAGAACGAAAAAGGCAGCCAGTCAATGACATTTGTTACCTTCTGGCCGCCGTCTGTCTCATTGGACGTTTTTGAAAACCCCCTCGATCTTCTCTAGGGAGTCCGCTTCGGTCTTGTCAAGCCGTTCTTCAACAAAGCGGGGGAGGAACAGGGACCGCTTACCGCCACTCTGTGGAATCGGCATCAGGTTGTTTGCCCGCACTGTGATGATGCGCTTTCCGATCCATTGATCCAGCTCACCCGCGATCCGCTCGCGGTCTGCATCCGTGAATCCGCTAACAGCCACCTCTACCAGCCCATCACTGGATTGGCAGACTAGTGAGCCGAAGGTTGCCGCGTTCTTCCCGTTCCCCTCATTGACCCCCGTCACCAGCAGGTCGACCTCGGCTTCAATCTTGAATTTGATGCAGTCCTTGGACGTGCCGTCCTTCCAGATTGAGACTGGGTGTTTCAGGATAGTGCCTTCCTTCCCCGCTTCAGTCATTTCCGTGTAGTGGGCTCGGGCTTCATCCATGGAATGAACCACTCGTGTTTCAATCACGCGGATCGAGTCTGCCAGACAGCCCCTCACCATGGTCTGGAGTCTATGGAGGCGGGTATTATAGGGCGTTTCGCACACCCCGTTCTTGTAATCCACCAGAGGGAGTATGTCCCACAGATAGACGGTCGGGTAGAGGCCATACGGAAACTCGCCGCCTTTCAAAACGCTATTGAGAATTCCGTTCCCCTCTTCGCGTGGCAGAACGTGGCCGCTGATATCCGTGATAACCATTTCCCCGTGGAGAACCGTCTCATCGAGGAACCCTTTCAGCTGCTGAAGCCCAGATACCAGTGTGCCAAATTCCATCATCGGGAAGATGGACCCATTGCGCGATTGAATCAGAATCTCTCCGCCTTCCCTACGGATGATGTTCACGAACATCCCGTCGGCCTTCTCTTGACTGATGATACCTGCCCTCCAATTGAACTTCCCGAGATTGGACTTGTCGGGCAGGGAGCACCGCATATACGGGTATTCGGAAATCAGACCTTCAATGGCGGCATTGATCGTTGCGACATTGATCCCGCAGCGTAGGTCGCGCTTCAGGATATTTTCAAAAATCTCCGCCTCTTCCTTCTTCATCCATGACATGAGATTGGTTACAGCCTCATGCGCGCTGCTACCCGTGATGGCGCGGTTATGCAGTTTGATCAGCAGGGAGCCGACCTGTGGCCAGAGTTCATAGAGTGTTTGACTACCATAGTTGGCGGGCTTCCGCACCGCCTTGATATAGTAGTTAAACTCTGGGTTGTACGTGCGATACAGCACGTCTTGGAAGATAAGATCGGCTTTCTTCAGAATGGCAATCTTGCCGTTCTTGGACCCTTCATTCTGAAGGGCCATGATCATTTCTCGAATCATGGCCATGTTCTCCTTAGCGGTAATTGCGATAGAGTTTGTCAAGTTGGCGGGCAAGCCCTTCAGGCGCGTCGAAGTCATCCTCATCGAAGTCGAAGGATTCTTCGTACCGCTGGCGGCTAACCGTCTTCTGCTTGGCTTGCTTTGAAGCGCGCTCCTCGGCCAGCTGCTCGTCGGTCCGATGGTTGATTGCACGTTTCTGGGTCTTGATCATTTTCCGCTCCTTCGCGGGTTGCTTTGAAGTGTCATCATTATGCGGTAGCTCGTCTCCATTGTCAAGCTACCGCTTATCGGGAACGAACGGTCTTAGAAGTTCCTGAAAAGATAGTCCACACCATCTTTGTTGTGCGTCTGGAGGAGGAACTCATACACACCAATGGACGGGAAATTTTTCGTAATCGTGTCGTAAATCCCCGACTGCTTGTTCCCGTAGACCATAACCTTTGCACCTTTGTCGACGCATCGCTTCACCAATTCAGCGATGTCGTCAAGCGTAACACAGCCAGTGTATGCGAACTGCAGGGTGTCTGGGTACGGCGGGTCAATCGAACAAAGGGTGTCGCTGTTGATCTCGTATTTGTTAAGCAGTTCCCTGTAATCCGTCGATTCTACCACCGCGCCCTTGCACCAGTCCTTGCCCGTGGGTTTAGTTTTCCCAGACCTCGCTGCGGTATAGATGATGGCATTCCGATTCACCCTCACGTCGGCATCATACGGCCTCGTCTGGAACGCGACAGGCTGAAGGAGAGGATACTCGAATACGTTAGGTTCAAGGCCGTCTTCATCGCATCTAGCGAACTCGTCCAGCATCCGCTTCCTCACGAATTCAGCGAGCTCTTCAGGACAACGAACGCGCTGCTCGAGACCACAAGCTTCATAGAAGAACCATGATAGCCAGTTGGCGAATTCGATATAGCTCTTAGTATTACTATAACGAATACGTCCGAGGTAGTCGTCGAAGTCGTTATAAACGACCTTCTTGAATCTGGCCTCAAGCGCCCACTGTGATAGAAGGCCGCTTCCGCCGAAGAAGTCGATGAAGGTCATGTCCTCGACGTCATCAAGCGCATAGAACGCTTCGGTCACCACACTGCGGGCACCTTTCTTACCGCCGCCGAATGGTACTGGTGGGGCTTTTGTTGACAGGTTGATTAGCATTCTCTTTCCTTCAGTTGTTTTCGTCGTCAGCAGGTTCCATTGTTGCGAACATCAGATAGGATTCCGCCAGCAGTCGCGCGTCCTTCTCGCTAAACCGTTTGGCTTCCGCCTTATTCTCTGTCTTTTTCGTAATACCAGCTGAATTCATTTCCTTAATGTACCAGCCGCGCTGATGGATGACGTATTGCATTGTTTTATCACTTGCAGTAGGTGTTGATGAACTCCAGTGTAAGCTTCTCCGCGTCCACCAGATTCTTAGCAGCATATACCTTTTGAGCCGCCTTGTAAAGCCCCTCGCTGATCGAGAACTCCTTCATCCTGCAGAACAGCTTGGCCTCATATACGTCTTCAATCAGCCAGCGGGACACATCGATGCACTCGGGCGAGTATGCGTCCTTCACGTCTGCTAGGAAGTTCTCGTCATTGAGGTCTCGGGTGAGGACCAGATACCCGAAGGCGGCCTGTTTCATTTCATAGAAGGGGACGTCTTCCTCGTCGAGGATGGCGTGTTGTAAAATCACGCCCTCCTGATCGATTACGGTGGCGATTTTGTACATTTCCCTTGTTCTCCTATTACTCGTGGTTGACTTTCTTCTGGTAGGTCATGATGTCTTCAATCATGGCGTAGCAGGTCAGCTTGTGGCAGCGTTCCGCGAGCTCTTTCAGGTCTTCGGGGAAGTCCTGAACCTCGGGGTAGTTGTTCAGAATCATGCGGCCGACCTCATCCAGATTGTAGAAGACCGTAACCGCCGAGGCCCCGTTCTTGATTGTCTTCATCAGGTTCTCGAGGTTGAATTCCCAGACTTCGGGCTTGCGGTCGCGGATGGCAAAATGTTCTTTCCATTCATTGATTACTTCCTCTTCGAAAGCAATCACCGATTGGAGGGCAAAACCTTTGGTGCTGATACCTGCGACGATTTGGGCTTTCATTTTCGGCTTTCCTTGTATGTTGGCCTTGCGATGGTTTCCATTATACGCCGATTGAGTCTGTGGACAACCGCCATTCATCAGGTGCCGTGAACAATATCACGGACAGCCTCTCTCGCCGCCGCCACTCGGTCTTCCACCTTCCGAATGTCATAGATCGCCCGTGCCGTGATATGGAGCTTATCCGATATGTCGCATGAACCGAGGAAGTTGGTGGCTTCATAGATCGCCTCAAAGAGGCATGTTGCGAGGAAGAACGCGCCGTCCTCTTCACATTCCCTCAATGCAACCGCCACGCTATCATCATTCAGTTCCGTATAGGAAGCGTGCCGTCCGTCCTCCGCCAGCTCGCGGGTGAACCCCTTTACTTCCTTGTCCTTCAGGATCATGTAGGAGACCCGTTCGCCCTTCGGGTTGAAAATCGTTGCCAGTTTCATAGCTTTCACCCCAGATATTCATTCAGGAATTCGCGGGTCCGCTTGGCGGACTTCAGACCGTCATCCTCGTGATAGATCGCCTTCGCGGCTTCCGTCAAATACGATGGCAGGTTATACTCTTTCAGGTCCTCGGACCAAAAGTCGATCTCTTCCATCAGCCAGCGGGCTTCGAAGACATCATGACATTCGGCCAGCCGATCAAGAATACTTTCTTCCGTAACGGGATAGAACTCATAGGAAGCCCCGTGGTCCTCCCAGTCTTTCACAAGGGTAGCCTCTTCGCTTTCCTTGACGAAAATGCGGGTCTCGATGCTGTCGTGGAAATTCACATATGCCAGTTTCATTTCTCAGGTGTCCTTGATGTTTGACAATGAAGACAGTATAGCTCGCCTATCACTTGGATGCGATACCACCCATCAGCTTTTCCAGCCGCCCAGCGACATCGTAGGTTTCCGTGAAGGATTCCTCGCTGATGCCGTTGAACGTCATTTCAGCCGTTTCCGTATTGACCGAAACCGACCACCGCTGGCTATCGCATTCAATCTCTACGCGCTTGTTAATGTAGAAGTTTGCCCGATGGTCACCCGTCCACCACGTTACCAGAATCCCGCGTTCTGCCAGCCCCGCGATAGCCGAGCGACCTGTTCCGATACCGTGATGTTTGATCGTGGACCAGAGAAGATCGAAGGCGCGTTTAGAGGGGTTCATTTTGGTGTGATTCCTTGGTTGTTCAGGATGAGAAGAGTATAGAACTATGGAAGGGGTATGTCAATTCAAAATTTGATGAAAAAGTCACTCTTGTTTTATCGTCGGTTATCATCCGCGATCATTCGGAGGTCTTGGGGATAACAGGGGCTAACTGCTGCTAATTTCGGCCGAATATCGCGCCGCATTCTATTGAGGCTAGGTGGTATCACCACCCCACCTCGATTTTGAAAGTGCCATTTAAATCATGTTTTCGGAAGCTAGAACGGCCATCCATGCGGGTTTCCAGGCTTTATACTGTATAAAAGTACACCCCACGTTTTAACACGTCTTTACAATCAACAAAAAAAGCCCCAAATCCGCATGAGGACTGGGGCTTTCTTTTAACCGTAAATCAGCAGGTCTTGTACCGTGAATCTCATGAAGTCCTCAAAGTCGATCCCTTCGTAATAAAGGATGTCGTTTGTCTTCGATACGGACCATCGTTTGCCGTTCGGGCCTTCATAGATGATTGATGACGTCCCGTTCTGGTGTCTGAAGGTCAGGTGGAACTTCTTCCGTTCGATCTTCTTATACCCGCGTTCGTCGATTGTGAATAATTTGGCGTTATCGAACGTATAGAAGAATTGTGCGATTGAGCTGAAATGGTCCAGTGCAATCGTGTCAAACATGATAGACCGTTCGTATGTCGTATTAGGGTCCACCTCATACGTGACTTTAAGCACCATTTCAACGTCACGCGCCGCCCTGAATGCTTCCGACGGGGTGTCGAAAAACTTAGCCTTGTACATGCTATAGGTGTTCGGGAAAAATGCACCGTCCCTATCTCGCACTACGTATGCAACCTTCGTAACCATAACGTTCTCCTTTAATATCCACCACTCATCAGCTTTTGGAAGTCAATTGCGTTTTTGATACAGAAACCGCGATTGGCAATCTGCTTCAATGCGCTATCCAGAAACTCGACCTTCTCGGTCTGAACCTCGATCTTCAGCTTCAGGTCTCCGATATCCGTATCCGCGTCGACGTAATGATCAACCTCCGACTTCAGAATCTTCAGGTTGAACGGCTTCTCTTTGTAGACGGCTGGATCGGCACGGCCGAGATAGTAATCACGCTTATCCGCGTATAGCTGCTTTAGAGCATGCTTGTGCTTGTGCAGGAGCATGCTCTCGTTCGTGCGGATACGTAGGATGTTACCGTAAATCTTCGGAGTCTCCAAGCTTTCGCGTGCGAGATTCGTCTCATCAATCGCAAGGGCCTTCTCAACCTCGATCATGATCTCTTCTAGTTTCATAGGCCCCACTCTTTGAAAACGATTTTCTGGGTTCCCTCTTTCCACATCTTCGTAACAAACTCTCTAACCTGCTTCGGGGTTCCTGTAATCGCCTTAATGGTGTTCATAGGCCCGCCTGTGTCATGACCTAGGGTGATATCCAGACCGTCACTATAAACATGGCGTTCCTCAACCATAATGGAGATTCGTTGCTCGTTAACATATGGGCGACGGACGATCTTCGGTACACTACGAACGGCAAGCCACAGTTCAAAATCCCCGCCAACAACAAAGGTCTTTACCGCCTCGGGGTTGTTTGCCGTAATCGGTGGGGTGACCACCGCGCCCCTGCTATCATTCGCCTCACGGATAAGCGGTCGGCCGAAGACAAGAACCCAGTAAACCGCTACTAGAGCTAGGGCAACCATCAGGCTGCCGATCAAGATATCAAGCATGTTTCTTCCCCTCAATGGCGGCGATGAAGTATGCTAACCACACCGCCACCCGTTTCAAAAAGTTAATCATTCTTCAGTCTTCAGATTGGTGAATCGTGGCCCAGACGGCTTCCGTGCTGGCGTTGGCCTCCACTTGACGTTATCGAAGTCGTCTTGAGGCTGATGGTTCTTCTGAATCTGGGGCTTGCTACCGTTCCCCTTCGATGAGTTCGGAACCACATCGGTTTCCGTATCATACAACCGCATCTTGTCCCTGTCAATACCACAGACGAAACGTAGCTTCTTGGCCATGTCCCCGTAGCGGTTTTTCAATTGCTTGAACATCACTAGGTTCTGTTCATCCAGCTCTTCGCTTCTGATCATGGCCAGCAGCAGGTCGACGGTCATGCTGATTCCCGATGAATCGGATATATCACCAAGGTCGGCATCGCTGCTGGTCTGACCATTGCGGTTAAACTGGGTAGCCGACACGATGGGCACATTACACTCTTGGGCAAGCCCGCGTACCTCTTCAGTGATGGCCTTGACGTATTGATAGCTGTTAACCATCGAAGCATTGAAGCGCGCTGATGCGCAGATATTAAGGTAGTCGACAAAGATGATATCTGGCGTGAACTCCTTCTTGAGCTTCAGCTCATTGATCAGGGATCGGAAGTGATTCACGCTGGCCGAGGCCGTCGGATACTCCTTGACGATCAGCCGTCCCGTACACCCCTCTAGCTTTTTGGTTAGCTTGGTGACGTAATCCTGCTGGGACATGTTCGGCAGGTCATTGACACTGAATCCAAGGATGTTCGCATCAATACGTTCTGAAATGCGCTCCTCGGCCATTTCCATCGAGATATAGAGGACGTTGCGGTTATCCAGAAGAGCCCGTGCGGCCATATGACACATCAGCAGAGACTTACCCGCGCCTGTGCCTGCTACGATAACGTTCAGAGTCTTCCGCGATAGGCCGCCGCCCGTGATGCTGTTCAGACACTCTAGATCAAACGGCACCTTATACTCAACCGTCTGGTGTAGTAGCTTATACCGCTCGATGATTTGATTAGAGAAGTCGTGGCCGATGTTGTTATCAAAGGACACCGACAAGGCATCCTTCATCAAATCGGGAATCTTCCCTACTTCCTGCTTATTGTCAATCAGGGAGGCGGCCTCTACCACGGCATTGTAAAGAGCCCTGTCCTTACAGAAGGTTTCCGTGTTTTCAATCAGCCAATCCAGCGCAGGGGCCTTCGACCTACGGGACAGGGTGTTGACCAAATCAACGGACGCTTGATAGTCGCCCTGACCGATGCCTTTCTGATTTGTAATCTCTACCAGCAGCTCTTCTTGCGTAGGGGCGTTATTGTAATCGTTGAAATGGTTAACGATCTTGTTAAAGACGATGCTGTGTGGGTTGTCCGTGAAGTATTCGTCCTTCAGGAATGGTAGGACCCGTCGTGTGTATTCGTCATTGTGTAGAAGGTTCTCTAGAATAACGTCTTCAATTTGCATCATCAACACCCATGAAAAAGAAAAGGGAGGATTTTGATATCCTCCCTATGTTACTACGGTCTTACTCTTCTGTCAATCCAGCGTCGGCTAGAGCCGCGTTCGCTAGGAAAAAGTTCACTAGATCGGAGACGAACGGCTGGGCGATATGGTCGGGAATCCTGGACCCGTCCTTCTCCACAGCCGAATAGTCCACGTTCATCATATCATCACCATCGAAGACGATAGATTGTAGCATGATGGACGCCCCAGCGTGTTCCCCGCTGGTCAGGCGGATGACCGCAACCGCTTGCTTATCAAGATCGGCAGGGACGGGGATGCTTTCAAAAGATGGAAGCTGTGACTTCACCTCTTCCAGCAGCTCCCGTAGAGCTTCCTTGTTACTCATCGTCGGTCACCTCTTCGTTTTGTGCGTCGTGGACCAGCAGGAACTTATGACGAATCGCGTCGTTGAATTCCTTACTCTTCAGCAGCGGCTCCCAGAACTCGGCGGTGTTCGTGTCCTTCAGACGATACTTACCCTCTAGGACCTCGCCCGTAGCAGGGTCTACCTTCTGGAACCACCCCATAGATGGCTTAATCACGATGCCTGCCTCTAGGGCTAGGTCCAGCAGACCGCTGTAGCGGGTGATGCCGCCGTCGAACATGACGGTCAGGGGGATCTTGGACTTCTCTTTCACGCGGCGGGACTTCTCGATATTGATCGTGAAGGTGTAGCCAGCGAGTTCGGTGCCTTCCTTCTCCTGCGAACGGCTAATGATCCATGCGTCGTTAGCGGAATACAGGACACCCGTACCACCTGAAATTTGAGCCTTGCTGTACATTTCAAGCGTCTGATACGTGTGGTTGATGCAGACCATCGGCAAATCCTTCATCGTCAGGTGCGGCGTCACCATACGGAAGAGGGATTTTAGCTGCTTGGCCCGCGACATATCGGCCACGGCTTTTTCATTCAGTGCGTCCTCCACCTCCTTCTTGGAGGCAAGGTTACCGATGGAGTCAATCAGGATCATCACATTGTCACCCTTCTTCAGCTCCTGAAGCTGGGCCATGATGTCGAATTTCAGTTGTTCGATATCCGTGATTGGCGTATGGATAACCCGATTCGTATCAACCCCGAAGGCTTCAAAGTAGGTCTGGGGACTACCGAACTCGCTATCATAGAACAGGATGACGCCATCGGCATATTTCTTCTGATAGGCGGCTGCCATTACCAGACAGATAGAGGACTTGAAGTGCTTCGACGGGCCAGCCACAACGGTCAGACCAGATTGCAGCCCGCCGTCAAGGCTACCAGACAGCGCGATATTGATAGCAGGCACGTCGGTAACGACCTGATCCTTCGCCTCAAAGAACTTCGATTCCAGCAGACTAGCAGTCTCCTTGATCTTTGAATTCTTCTTCAGGCGTTCCATTAGACTACTCATAGTTTAATCCCTTTCAATTAATCGATTCGCTCAATTGCGTAACCAGAAGGAGTATTGTAGACCACTTCCTTAATTCCACGCAAGCGGATGGCGTGCATACATGCTTGGCAGGGGCGGCACATTCCCGTGCGGCCCGTTTGATCAAGTCGTCCAATGAATAGTATTGACCCGTTAGGAACGTCCCTAACCCCCGTCAAACAATCAACCTCCGCATGTAGATAGCTGCGGTCTCTTCTACCCTCCTCCCGATATTGATTCAGCTCGCGCTGCAAAGGATGGGTCTTCTTCTTATTGAAACCCATTCCGATGATACCCTTCTTATGTACAAGAATCGCGCCGATCTTATACACTGGCATGTCGGATAGCTGGCCCAAATGGGCGGCCTTTTTGATCATTCCCGCATACCACTTCTCGGCTCGATTCGAGAGCATGTTGAATCCTTACTTGACGTATTGTTCCCACGTTTCGGGGAAGCTGCAATGCTGCGCGCCTTTGAAGAGGGGCGCAATCTGGTAGTCCTCGTAACCCGCGAGGCCGCAGCCAACCCGTGTTACAAAGAATTGTAGCTCAGGATGTGCCTTGGTGTATGCGACAAAATCCACAATATACGGGCGGATTTTGGAAAGGTTCAGGGTCTCGACGTTCCGATCTTTCGTGGGGATGGCGTAGGTCATGCCGTAGTGACCCACGCCCTTGCCCCATTCGGCGCCATATTCCAGTGCAAGAGCTGCTGCCCCTGCGCCGTGGATACCTGCTTCATTGGAGCCGAAGACGAAGACTTGACCCTTGGCGGGACGGGTGTGGTCGCGGTGGAATTCAATCATGGCAAAGTCCTTTAATGAATTGCATTAATTGTGGCGCGGGCATGCGTACATCCCGCAAATGAATGGGAAGTCCATATCAGGATCATACTCTACGCGCTGTGGTTTGTCAACGGTAGCACACCCCTGAAGAATCACAATCACGATAGCTGCTGTAAGGAATTTCATACAAGTTCCCTATGATGAATTGGAGACGGCCCTTTCGTTTTCCGAGTCCCACCGTGGCCCATACGTCCAACGGATCGCGGTTTCTGGTGTTGGCCGCAAACCGATCCTACCGCTAGGTTCCGACGGTCCTGTTTCATACCGCCTATGCTCTAGCGTTCACGCCGATCATCTTGCGCCCATGGATAGAACTATAGCACTACTAACTCGCCGCGTCAAGTACCCCTGACACCATTGTTAACACACGGGTAAACCCCACTTGACAAAATCACATTTAAATATAACTGTGATTTTGATTTCACAATCTAGGGGTGTGATGAAATGGGTGACTTAGTACTGAACATCCCAAAGCTACTGGAGGGGCTTCCGCAATCGATTTCAACCCTTATCATCGTGCTGCTGGTTCTAATCGGTGTACGATGGAAGGAGAAGAAGACGAACGTGGAAGTCCGCAAGGTTGATGATGATATCCGTGGGCAGCAGATTAGTGGTCTAATGGCCCAAATCAAGGTGCTTACGGATCAAATCAAGACTTTGACAGAGGACATCGCGCACTATCAGGTGCAAATCGGGGAATTACGTGGCCAGCTGGATGATCAATACAGGCAGAACATCCTACTGACTACGCAATTGAAAGAGGCTAACAAGCGTATTTCTGAATTGGAGATTTCCCTTGCGCTATACGATAATGCTAAGACGAATGGCGTCGACGTCGCACTCTTCCAAGTTAAGTAAGGATCGTTCTTTGCAGTGCAAAAAGGCTGGATAGGAATTAACCTATCCAGCCTTTTTTTCTTTTTCAAAATTCCCGATACTTGTGCTTGACCTGCTTCCGTTTGTCAGCGTGCTTCCCCGACTTCTTTGACAGAAGGGGGAGGACTGTCGGGTTTCTTTTCTTGATTGGATTTGGCACCGAAAATACGGTCCCATCCATTTGCGTATGCTTTGTCATCGCGTGCCTTCCTCGGCGCTGATCCTTTACCTGCTTCGCTTGCCATTGTTCGTCCCGTATTTGATTGCGACATAGTGCCGCAGTGCGCGTTCCTCATCGGTCAGTGCGTCGTTCTTGTATGCGTCCTTCATCAGGACAAAGCCAGCGCAGAATCCGACAAGCCCGATCAGGTAAGCGATGGTCTGGTGCTGCTCAATGTAATGCATGACAATGGTGAACATTTTTCAATACCTCAGACGTTGTAATAGTCTTGTTGGATGAACTTCAATGCATCGTTGACACGGTAATCATCATACTCATATTGCGCCCATGAGTCAATGACATATTTTGGAATCGTGCTAAGAATTTCACATCTTGCCATATTGAAGTCAACCCTGTCTGATGCTGGGTTGCCGACAATTTGAAGGAGTTCCATCAGTCGTCCGTCGTGATATGAGAAGAACATGTCACTTACCTCTCATGAAGGAAGGGGTTCTTGTTAGGAACCCCTTCATTGTATCAGGTTCATGCTTCCAGAGCAATAGCGTAGCGCATGGAGCCGTCTTCGCGGGTGAATAGGGCGATGCCCCGTTCGGCTACCCGCACTTGATACGTGCCGCTGATCATCTTCAGGTTATCGCGCTTCAGGTACGCACGGAACTCTTTGGCGGGCTTGTCGCTCACCTGAATCTCAAAATCGTTCGAGCTGTCGTTCTTGCGATCCTGAACCACTAGGCTGATACCTTCATCATCGGCGACGATGGTAACGTCCTTTACGCCAAGCACGTCGGCGGATTTCGTCAGCTTCGCAAGGGTGTCCTCCGTTAGCGTGAACTCGACCGCGAACTCTTCGATGTTCTTCAGTGGCTTGGTCGGGTGAACGATAAGGGCCTTGTTGCTATAGAAGTATTTGATGCCACCTTTCTTGCTACCCTTCTCGCGGATGTTCACCCATTTCTCCGCGAACTCCAGCTCGGGTTCATTGAAGAGGGAGACAGCGGCGAGGAATTCGTTCAGGTTATAGATCGCAAACTCTTGCGGGAAGTCTTCCTCAATATCAGCCTCGGCTAGGATGTTGCGCGGAATCGCCATCGTGGAGAGCTTCTTGCCCTTGTTGATAACGATTGAGGAATTGATTGAGCTCCAGCCTTTCAGGATGGCGAGCGTGCGTTTTGACAGTTGCATGGTGTTTCCTTTCAATAGTGGGGATGTGTTACTGCAATGAATAGAAGTCTATCAGGATTTCTTGGTGGCGTCAAGCCCTGCCGTCAGCCAGTCCATTGAACGAGGCATCAGGGTATCGGCGCCGCCGTGCTTGATGAGCTGGGTTGCGGACATCACTACGTCGTGGGGCTTCAGTAGGTGCTTTTTGACATATGACAGGGGCTTACCCGTGCATTCCACGTATAGGGAGTGGAGTCGTTCAATGATCAGATTGAACTCCTGCTGACGCGATGGGTCTGCTACTAGGATGTTCATATTGCCGATTTGCATGGATGCATAGTGGGAGAGGACGGAGCAGTTCACGCTGATTACCCGTTCATGTCCAGCCATGAAGATCATCAATGCCGCGCTTGCCAGATTTCCCCACGCAATCGTGCGCACAGGGATTCTTGACATCCTGATTACGTCAATCAGCTTCATGGCTGATGAAAGGTCTCCACCCATCGAATCGATGAACAAATTAATGACCGTGATATCCTCGCCAGCCATGTTTGAATTCAGGATGAACTCTAGGGCGGGCTGGACGGATTCATCATCGATCTCCGCGTTCAGGTGAATGTTGGCAATCTTCTCGAATACGTCAACATGGGTTTGTTCATGCGCGGGGGTTTCGACCGTCTCTACCGCCCCCATTTCATCATTGCTTTTAATGGTCATTTTAAACAATCCTTGAAAAGTTGCCTTGTTTCTCGATTCGTAGATTACTCTCGAATTTGTCCACTACCTCTGGGCGATGGCTGATCAGGAATACGTTAGTATCCTTCAGGTTGTATCGTAGAAGGTTGATGAATGATTCTAACCCTTCTTCGTCCAAGACGCTATCAAAGATTTCGTCGAGGAACAACAAATTGCACGAAAGGCTGTTCTTCAGCTTCGCCAGCTCCCGCCACGTAAACAGGATCGCAATATCAATCCGTGCCCGTTCGCCCGCACTGAATGAAGCATAGGCCAGCTCATCCTTGAACCGCGATAGAATCTTCTCATTGAACTGTTCGTCAATCTCAAACGAGAGGTTCAGGTTCAGGATTTCCAGATAACGATTGATCTCCGCATTCATATGAGGGACATACTGGGCGATGATCTTGCTCTTAATGCCGTTGTCCTTAATGATCGCGGTAATAATGTCATTATACTGTTTTTCTTCCAATAACGCCAGCCTACGGTCCTTCAGGTTCTCCATCTGCTCTGACTTGGCCTTGATCTCTCCTTTAATCTCATCACCACTACCAGCCGAGTTCTTTAGCATCTTCTGCTGCTGGGTGATATAGGATTGAAGATCGCGGATGCGTCCATTGTTCGCATGGACCTGCTTTTCCAGCTCTAGGGTCTTTTCTAGGATGGATTCCAGCTTCTCGATATCGTCCCGCGTCTGCTTCAGGGTGTCCTCTAGCCGTTGAAGTGATTCGGCATACTCTGCTTTCTTGGCTTCCTTCGGCCCGATCGATTCCTCTTTGAATTCATGGGTGATGCCCTGCTTACATGTAGGACAGTGGTCATGATCATGGAAGAATTTCACGAATTCATCAATGCGGGATACCTTCTTCTCAATGTCCCGTTTGAAGTCCAGTAGCTTTTGACGTTTTTCCTTCCGTTGCTTGATCTTGTCACGGACTGGCTTGAACTCCTCAATGCGGTGATTAGCCTCCTCATTCTCCGCAAGAAACGCGGCGATACGTTCCTCGGCGGTTTTGATGTTGGCCTCAATCGTCAGGCGGTACCCTTCCTCTTGTTCGGCAAGGGTCTCGAGGCCCTTCTTCAGCGACTGGATGGAAGCCTGTAGTCGTCCGATCTCGTTCTCAGCATTAGCAAGCTCTTCCCTGTTCTGATTGATCGTTGCAAGGTGAAGGCTGGCCATTTTTGAAAAGATGGTCAGGTTCAGTAGCTCCTCGACGATCTTCCTACGTGCTCCAGCCGATAGTAGAAGGAACGGGGTATAGCTCCCGCCACTGATGGAGATTACCTGACGGAACGACGCAATGTTGAACCCGAGGACTTCCTCCTCAAACTTCGATTGATAGTCGCGGCTGCTCGCGTCCTGATCAACCAGCTTCCCATCAATCTCGATATCAAACACGGCAGGCTTGATTCCCCTACGCACAAGAATCTGCCGCCCGTTGGTCTCGCATTCAACCTCCACCAGACAGTCCTTTTTGTTGATTGAATTCACGAGGTCGGGTTTCGCAATCCCATTGCTAACCCGACCAAACAATGCAAACTCAATCGCCATCAGGATAGTGGACTTACCGCTACCATTAGGGGCCGTGATAACGGTGGAGCCGACCTTGTCCAAGATAACTTCAGTGAACTGATTACCGTAGCTCCTGAAGTTTTTGAACCTAACACGTTTAACAATGAACATTATTCATCCTCAGCAATCTCTTTAGCTGCTACGTAGATACGCTGGATTTTGGACAGCAGACGGCCCTTATCCAAATCAGTTTCTAGGACATTATAGATGAATTGCCTGATGATCTCAAGTGTATCTTTTGGCAGTTCTTCCACCGCGTTCTCCGCTACCCTCACCGCGTTAGTCTCGTCGATGACGTTCACGTCAAGTGGACCCGTCTGCATGATGGCGTCAAGGTACCGCTCGAACATGATCGGGTGATTTTTCGCACGGACCACCACCTTCAGCTTCTTCCCAGCATACGAAGGCAGTTCCTTGATCATCCTGTCAGCCGCCTTCTTGTCCGTGTCATTGTAAACCACGCGAACAAACAGCTCCTCGGGGTTAGGGATGAACTCTAGCTGGTCGGAGCCGTTGAAGATATGAACGCCCTTGACGTCCCCGTAGTCGTTCCATATTAGCTGGTATGGTGTGCCTACGTAGTGGATGTTTCCACGGCTGGACTTGTGGTGATAGTGGCCCGTCCATACAGCGGTAAACCGCCCCAGTAGTGCTTCATCAATCTGACCATGCTCGGACACGATTCCGCGCATATACTCGAAACCACCTAGCTCCAAGTGGCCGACCACGTATGCAGAGTCCGTTTCTTTTAAAAGACGAACAGAATCACCATAGTTCTCCGCATTGATCCACGGAAGCATCAGCACGCGGATACCATCAATCGTTACCGTCTCTGGGTTGCTATAGACGTGGATGTTCGGGTATTCAGTTGGCGTCACTACCAGCTCCACGCTGTTTACCGCGTTCGTGTTTTTGTAATAGGTGTCATGGTTCCCGATGATCATATACATCTCTAGACCCATGGCTTTAACGCGGTCGAAGAAAACCTCTTTGGCGAACTTCAGGGTCTCGAAGTTGATAAACTTCCGACGGTCGAAGAAGTCGCCCATCCCGATAATGGTTTTGATACCTCGAGATTCGATCAGTGGGAATAGCTGTTCATTGAAATATCGGGACATCATGTCGCGGGTTGGCTTATTGTCGCCAGCGGCCCCACAATGAACGTCACCCAAGATAAGCCAATCACTCTTCATTTTCCGCCACCTCTTCATCATCGCCCTCTAGCAGACTTTGGATATCGAAGTCGCTACCCTTCCGTTTCTTCGGTTCCTTCTCGAATAGCCTTTCTAGATCAGGGTTGCTGTTCTGCTGCAGGACCTCCATGAAGCCGATTTTGAAGTCGGGGTCTTCATCATCCAGCATGCTAACCATTTCATCAATATCTGCGGAATGGATCAGCTTGTGCTTAATGTACGAATTCTTCTTCTCGATATGAATGCGACGGATGAATGCGTAATAGGTGATTTGTGTCAAATAGGCAAACGGGTTCTTTGATTTGTTGATGTCAAAGTTCCTGAAGTATCTGACGATATTCTCGACCGCGTCGCCGATCATCTCATCCTTATAGGTGTAGCTTGCAAAGTTGAATTTGTTTGCAAGGTGGGTAGGAATCAGCATGATGCACTGCGCAAGGTATGCTGGTGGTTGCGGCTCGGGTAGACCCTTCCCCTCTGCTTCCTTGCGTTGAGCATACCATGTGACAAAATCAGCATACAGCCGCTCATTATCCACGTAGTTAGTAACCTTCTTCTTACTATTTGGGGTTGGCGGGATTGTAGTCGGTTTTAGCTTTCGCTTAGGGGTTTCCATGATTAATGCTCTAAAGTGGGTTAGTCGACGAAAGATAGAACTATACAGGAATCAGCATAATATGTCAAGCAGACATAACATAAACGATTGTTAGACACCTTTGCTTACATTCCTGTATCTCACCTACCGTCTGTCGGCCTGATGAACGGTTGTTGTATTCTAAGGCATCGAGCGTATAATGACAAGCATCGAAACGGGGAACGCCCCACAGACAGAAAGGAAAGCATCATGATCGACTTCAGCAAACTGACCTCCGAAGACCTGCAAGCCATGATCCGCAAGAACGTAGGCGAATTCTTCGCAGACGTAGCCGAAGCCTTCAAGGCCGCCGACGAGAAAGCCGAAGCCGAGAAAGTAGACTACAGCACCTTCACCATTGACCCTCGCGACCTTGATCTCGCCTACTAATCAAACCGCAGAAACAACAAAAGCCCCCTTGCGGGGCTTTTTTCTTTTGGTGCCGTGTAAATATCCTTAACTGTAACCATTCTAGGATTGCTCATGGCCATCACTCAGGATTCCATCCGCAAGTCGGCGGGGGATGGGCGGGACTTTGGGAACCGTCCACCTATCAGACAATCGAACGGGGAGAACGCTTCGTCCATTGAGAAGTCCACTTCCGAGACCTTCAGCCAGCGCCCCGAGGATCATTCTGCTGTTGATTCCGATTTCCATTTTGATCAGAAAGGTGCTATCTGGTATCCCGACGACCTGGGTTCAACCCCTAACGCTTACTATGTCAAGTTTGAGGTCTACCTGCTGGATACTGAGAAGTCCACCAGCAAGGTGCGCGGGGATAGTGCTAGGGAGGTGGGCTTCGATGACGGGTTCAAGCCTAGGTTCACACAGGGTCTAGGGACGAACGCTGGTCAAACACGGAACCTTGATGTTAAAGGACTCACCCCCACGCTTAAGCGCGTCAATGAGATTATCGCAATGCCGATGCCCGATAGCGTGGTGTCTGATCATGCCGCATCATGGTCCCGCGCAGAAGGCGGGATGATTTCCAATGTCCTTGCCTTAGGTGACGGGGTTATTTCTGGCGGATTGGGTGATGGGGCTACTGCAGTTGCGAAGACCGCTGGTCTAGGCGCTATCAGCGGTGTCTCGGGTCTGCTATCGCAATTGGACCTAGACGGAGCGCAGACCCACCTGAAGCTGCTAACAAAACGTGCTGCCAACCCGCGTAACGAGTTCCTGTTTGATGGGGTGAACAACCGCAGCTTTAACTTTCAATGGAAGTTCATTCCCCGCTCACCCAAGGAAGCCAAGACCCTGAAGGGGATCATTGAGAAGTTCAAGCTCTACATGTATCCAGAGTTAGACCAGTCTACGGCTGGGAACTTCTACCTCATGCCTGCGATGTTCGATATCACCTTCATGCAAGGGAATCGGGAGAATGAATGGCTTTATCGGACTTCGACGTGTGCGTTGACCAACATGATCGTCAACCACACCCCTGCGGGGCAATGGATCGGGATGGATAGCACTGGGGCTCCCCTTGGCTACGATATTACAATTCAGTTCACGGAAGCCGAATTCCTCCACCGCGACAGGTTCAAATCAGCATCTAATCCTAAAGGGGTTGCGCGATGAAGCTTTTTTCAAAACTACCGCTAACCGAATACCGCTTCAGTCAAGATAACTGGCTTCAGGTCAGGAATGTCTTTATCAAACTAGGGTTGCTTGAATCCCTCAGGGACAACCCTGCTTTCTTGACCACAGTTACCCTGAACAGCGCCGAACGTGCTGATGTCCTAGCTCATAGGTTGTATGGGGATTCCAACCTATTCTGGACCCTGTATCTGGTGAATGACATCGTTGACCCGTCCGACTGGATCATGGACGACTATACGCTATCCAGATACGTGAAAGCCAAATACGATAACCCGATGGGAACTCATAGCGTGACCAATGATGCTGGGACATCACGAATCATCAACAAGGGGTCTCCGTTCGGTACCGTTGATATGAAGCATGATACCACAAGAAATAGTAGTTTGTCAAATCAGCAGTATGAAGAGGAAGTCAATGAACGTAGACGGACGGTGAGGGCAATCCGCAAGGAATACATGACCGCGTTCCTGATCGATGTTGAGAGGAAGCTGGGGTGATATGAGGGGCTGGGTTCCTGATGGAATCTGGCCCCTTTGCCTTTGGAGCTTCGGGTTCATCGGAACGGAATTTCTCTTTAAGATAACGATTAAGGAAACCCTAAAGGACACCTATAGGACATCATGAGGACCATAAGGTCCCATGACACCTATAGAACGGAATTACTCTTTAAGATAACGATTAAGGGGCCATAAGGAACCCTAAAGGAATCAATAGGTTATTAACGCCCCAATCGGGGCGCATGGATGGTCGCTATTCGCGCCCATCCATGGGATCTATAGGATTGAATCAAGGGGACCCAAAGGGACGGTACGGATGGCGGGCGCGAATAGCGGACGCCAGACGTACATAGGATGAATGCCCGATAGGGCATGAATCCTATCAATAAATGAATAAGGGAACCTAAAGAACATCAACGGATCATATGGATAAGACGCTACCATTCATCAACACCTTTAGATCGATACGCTTGTCAAACAACAAGGGATTGGTCTATAATCTAACTTCAATGGTTGCTGAACTATCGATCTTTGAAGACATCTTCTCCAACACTCTATCTGGGGAGCTGGTGATAGCAGACGGTAACGGGGCGTCTGATATCATGAACGTCACTGGGAACGACAAGCTTACGGTTGAGCTGTTCAATGGAGAGAGCATCGAACTTCATGAGTTCTATGTTTACGCGACCACTAACAGGATCAGGAACAACAACACCAGTGAGGTATACAAGCTTCAATTTTGTAGTCTTGAATCCATCCTGAACGAGAACACGCGGCTCTATTCGGCTTTCACTGGGACGAACGCCGAATCCGTTAGATTGATCTTCAGGAACTATATCGGGTCTTCAAAGACCCTAGGAGTGGAGGAGACCCACGGGCAATTCAAATTTGTAATGCCTTCATGGACGCCATTCGAGGCCATCAATTTCTATGCTGGGCGGTCTGTCAGTGAGGAATCCAAGGGTTCCTTCTTCCTCTTCTATGAGACCTTGCGCGGGTTTAATTTCCGCTGTCTGGATACCCTGCTTCAAGAGGAACCCGACCAGACCTACCATTACTCACCCGTCAGCGGGAACCCTGCTGAAAAGGACATTACGAACATCAGGGAATATGAGGTGGTGTCAATGGGTGATACCGTCAAGGGGGTGAAGGAAGACTATACAACCCTGTGGACTCATGATCTCGTTAGGAAGAAAATCGTCAAGCGTCGATATGAACCTGAAGGGGGCTTGAATTCAAACGGGTTCGGGATCGATCTCAAAGCGCGTAGGGATGTCTTCGGATCAGAAACGGTCTTCAAGCCAGAGACGCGCAACACCCATACGCAAACGAAGGACTACACCTATGATGCAATCCAGAACAAGGTGTCCTCAATGCGTCGGTTTGGTAATCAAAAGATTAGGTTCCTTGCTTTCGGTAATCGAGAACTCGTTGTAGGCAAGACCCTGAACATGAAGTTCCTACAGTCACGGATCATCACTGATACAAACAAGGAAGACGCCGAGGATAAGGCCCTGAGCGGTAAATATCTCATCACTGCCGTGCGGCACATCTTCAAGGCGCAGGACTATCACGTTAGTGTGGAAGTCGTCAAGAAAGTTTAATTTGGATGAATTGAAATGCTAGGGAATACCTTCTTTTATGGTGTAGTGGAATCACGGGCCGATCCGTTGAAACTGGGGCGGTGCAAGGTCCGTGTCATTGGCGTTCACACAGAAAACACCGCAGTGCTGCCGACCAAAGACCTTCCATGGTGCGTCCCTATGCAACCCATTACGTCGGCGGGTGTTAGCGGGATCGGGGTTTCACCCACTGGACCAGTAGAGGGCACTTTCGTCGTCGTCATCTTCCGCGATGAAGGCACATTCCAAGAGCCCCTGATGATCGGGACCCTGTCGGGTATTCCTGAATCGAAAGATCAGAATCTGAAGGATCGCAATAGCGGCACGGCGGGAACTCGTTATGATGGGGTGAAGGACATCGTCGGCATTGACGTAGAAGAAGGCGATGGGGAAGCTGGCACCGAACAGGATGATAACCAGACGGCTACTGGAATCGAGAACTCCCCGTTCAGTAGCGGTAACGTCCTACGGCAGGTTGATGGCGAGGGAAACCGCAAACAAACCCAAAAGCAAAAACAGTTCTCCATCGGCGAATACACGTCATCAGGCATCAAGACCTCTGCTGGCGCGGTATCATCGGGCGATACCACCACGGGTAAGACATACGGTAAGTACGAGCTACCTTCATACATGACGGAGGATGGGCCGACTACAAACCGTGCTGCCAATTCACCTGCCCTACGATTTGTCCGTCAGGAATACCCTGAACAGTTCAAGGGTCTGGTCCCAGCATCACGTCAATTCGACACCCAGTGGCAATCCATCGCTGCATCCGATTCCGATTTTGAAAAGAAACAACGGGAATTCCACGCACAGGATACGGTCACGCCAGCGGTCAATGATATGAGGTCGTCTGGCGTAGACCTATCTGATCGTGGTCCAGCAGTCCAAGAGTTGGTCTTCAATACCGTCACCGAATACGGCTCCGCATATCCAATCACACGGGCTCTAACGGGTAAAGAAGTCGCGCTGCTATCCGACGCCGAGATTATCCAAGCGGTGCAGGATAGTAAGATCAAGAACCTTGACGATGATTTCAAAAAGAAGTCCTCTGAAGAACGAGACCTGATCAAGCGCAAGGCTACCGCCGACAAGGCAGCTCTAACCGACCTAGCTGGTGATGACGGGAAACTGACGGAAGAGGAAGTAAAGGCCATCAAGCGGAAAGCACGTGAGGGACAGGCGATCCCCGCAAGCGGTGTCACTGAACCCGTAACGATTGCTTCCAATGATCGCAGCGGCTTTCAAGACCCGTTTGATCTATACCCGCGCAAGAAATGGCTGAACGAACAGGACACGTCCCGTCTTGCACGTAACGAGAAGACCGATCAGACCATTCTACGTTCCAAGGAAGCAACCCTGATCAAAGGTGTGGGGACTGCAGGCGGCGGCTCATGGGATGAACCCAAGAGTCCGTATGATGCAAAGTATCCGCTTAACCACGTCTATCAATCAGAAAGCGGCCACGTACAGGAATGGGACGATAGCCCGAACGCCGAACGGATTCATGTTTACCACAGGGCGGGCTCCTTCACTGAATATCATCCAGACGGCACCGTAGTTTTCAAATCGGTCAAAGATCAATTTGAGATTGCGGTCAAGGATCGGAACATTTACGTGGGCGGTAACTGCAATATCACGGTAAAGGGTGACGCCAACATCTATAGTCAAGGGTCCCTGAACATGGAAAGCGACGGGGATATGACGATCAAGACGGGCGCTAACCTCTATATCGGGGCAGAGGGGAAAGCCGAGATTGTTTCTAATGCCGACCTTCACCTAGGATCAAACGGAAACCTACATGAAGGGGCCAAGAATATCATGATGAACTGTTCATGGTTCCCACAGAACGTTACCGCAGGTGATTATGCAATCGGAAAGATTCGCGTCGAAGTTTTTGATGATGACGAATCGGCACCGACGGTGGAAGCATTGAATGAAGAGGTTGCATACCAGAAAGCCGTAGAATCTGGTGCTATCACCTATGACAAAGCCACCGCGCCGATCAAGTCCTCTAGCGGGGAAATGATCAGTCAGACCAAACCCGATCCTGATATTGCAGACCTGAAGCCGAAAGCCGCCGATACGAAGGAGGTCAAGTGCCACGGGGACGATGCTCTCGGGTCTGATCCTTTGAGCACTAACTATAAGCTTGCCGACCTGACTACTAGCCCAGTGCTGTCTAAGGTGAAGTTGAAAGCTCAGGCGGGTCTAACGAAGTGTCAGATTTTCGATAATCTGTCTGAATTGGCTAAGAACGTCCTAGAGCCGATCCGCACAAGGTATGGTAATAACTTCATCATCACCAGCGCGTTCCGTGAAGTTGGAGCTAACGCCAGATCGCAGCATCCGAAGGGGCAGGCTGTAGATATCCAGTTCCCACAGCTACCCGCAGATCAATACGTACACAGGGCAGAGGAGATTACGAAGATTCTACCGAATGGGTGGGATCAATGCATCCTTGAGCGGCACGGTAAGGCACCAGTCATCCATATCTCCTTTAACAAGGAAGGTAATCGGAGACAGAAGAAGTCAACCCCCGACCTACGTACTTACTTCAGTGGGTTCCGCGATAAACAAATGGGCAAGGTGTACGAATGACAGCAGCGGTAACTAGACTGGGTGATTTGACAACTGGACATCGCGGCGGTTTCGTTCCAGTCCCTTCCGTCCAAGCATCCCCTAACGTCTTTGCGAACTTCCTGCCCGTAGTCCGCCAAGGGGATGCTTTCGCGGTTCATTGTACGAAGCATTGTCATCAGGGCGTCCTAGTATCAGGTTCCAGCACGGTCTATGTCAATGGAAAGCAGATCGGTCGCATAGGTGACAGGGTATCGTGTACGGATCAGGTTGCTTCGGGTTCTAACAACGTCTTTGCTTAATAGGAGGAATGATGGTCTTCCAGCCGATTAAACTGGACGTTGACCTAGTAGCAGATAGGAGGAAGGAAGGTGAGTCGGCTCCTTTGAATCTTGAAATACCTAAAGAGATTCAAAGGGGCGATATCGTTACTATCCGTATCCTGAACCATGAGGACGGGAACAAGTATGACATATCCGTCACGCACGGTTCCTTCACCTACGACAACGGCCTGATCCTATACACGGCTCCTAGTGATTACTTCGGACCCGTAACACTGACGATCAAGCATAACAACGGTGAGGTGTATGGTTATGCGGTGTTGGAAGACGGGACCGTATATGATGAAGACGGGATCATTAGCCAAGCGGATAAACGGGGCGGTGGTCTTTCCTTCAAAGGGTTTAACATCACGGCTTCCGTGGTCCCTGCTGAAGATATCGCCCCACCAGTCCCCACTAATACGGATGCAGGAATCCCAAATCCAGCAGCTCTACAGGCATATGACATCACGTCACTGTTCGGCGACATCGGTTCCGTATCGTTCACCCCCGCCCCAAAGATAGGGAACGTTGCCGACTACTACCTGCCGTCTGAACAATCAAGAATCCCTGACGCCCAGCGCGGCCTATACCAAACACAGGACGGGAAGTTCAAAACCGTTCCTAGGAACAGTAACGTGACCCAGTCTGGTGGGGATATCTGGGACGGATACGGTAGAGAAGGTGATGTAGGTGGCTCCCTACGTGTCATCAAGGGTTCCAACATCACAGAAAGGATTGATCAATGGGTGTTTGATATCGTCAATAATGAATTGACGGCTATCATGCCCGAAGACATCGTTTCATTCTGTTTGACGCACGCTACATTCACACCACGGCTAGTAGGCGATCCGAAAGGTCATACCTTCCTCTGGGAACAGATTAAAGGTGACGACACGGAAATTACTTGGTTGACGCCGAAGAATCAACCCAGCATGACGGTTCAAATCGGTGCAATCAAAACTGACCGTACCTTCCGCTTCTGGATTTCCAAGGGTACGCGGTATGAGAAACACTACGACGTAACCATATACGGAACCCCGTTTGAAAATATCGTTCATGTTCCACGTCCAGTCGGCTACGGTGAAAGCGACAACCATTTAAATATCCACGTACACGACACGGGTCCTATCCTTCTATGGCATCGGAACGTATTCAACAAGGAACTGCGGGTGAAAGTCATCCGCAACAATTAAGAGGCTAACCAAATGGCAGTTAAACTAGCAGCAGCAGCGCGCACCAAACTGGCAGAAACGATCATCGCAGCGATTGATGCTGGTGGCGCTGCTGGTAAGATCGTCATCTATGACGGCACGCAACCCGTAAACCCCGATACCGCTGTGGTTGCCCAGAAGGTACTATCGGAGCATACCCTAAGCCATCCGTGTGGTACGGCTCTAAACGGTGTGCTAACCTTCAGCGCCATTAGTGAGGACCAGTATGCTAACGCTTCGGGTACGGCTACATGGGCGCGCCTACTGGATAGCACAGGTAAGGCGGTTGCCGACGTATCCGTTTCGGTGGTGGGTGGTAATGGCGACCTACAAATGAACACGGTTAACATCATCATTAACGGCCCGATTCGGTTCTCGTCCCTACAATGGACGATGCCTGGGGCGTAAACCGTTTTAAATATCCCTGAACGTTCACACAAGAGGACACAGGGATATGGCAGAAGATAAAGAAAACGCGAGAACAGGGGCGGCCAGAAATGGCTTAGCCCCTGTTGGCGTTTCTAGCGGGCCATCATGCGGCTATATCCCCACAATCCCAGCTGGTGATGCCGTCGAATTCCAGTTAGGCAATGAGGCATATAGCGCCCCAGCTGGTGGTGATATCCTCTTTGAGCTGAAGTGCGACGTAGCACTAGAGGAGATTACGGCAGAGGGTAGCATCTCCACGTCTCCCGTGGTATCTACTGGTGAAGCCATCCACTATGAGAACATCATCGTAGGTGGGAAACCAATCCTAGACGGCGGGCGTTTTGAAACCGATATCGTCCATTCCCAGTCGTTCTATGATAGCGTCATCAAGACGGGTGATATCACTGTAGACGGGCAAGCCGAAGTCTTCACGGCCGTCAGTGGGAAATGGGAGTTTGGTCTATCCAGTAGCGGTAACGCCACCTTCTATCAAGAAGTTAGGGTAGAGAGAACGCGTGCTTTCGGCTCCATTGATTCCGATGGCTTTGCAGCCGCACTGGCTTTCATCTCTGGCGATAATCAGCTACAGCAGATAACGTCCAAGGGCCGCGCCGATACCATCGATTACCCGTTCATTGGTGGGGTGATTGAAACCCCCATCATCTCGGACGGTCATGCCGATGTTCTTAATAGTGCTCGTGGGATCGCTTCCGCGCCGTTAGCGATCCATTCGGATGGCTTAGTAGAAGTCCTATTCAACATCACGGGTAATATCCAGCCTGGGAATATCACGTCCGAATCCCAGCGCGTAGAAGTCCTAACCCTGATTGAAGGGCGGATATCCGCAGAGATTCGGTCTAGTGGTAAAGCCGAATTCGTTGGAATCATTGCTATCAATGGACTGGTGAAGACGGGTGACATCCAGTCAGAAGGTCGGGCCAATCAGGGTAACACGGTTGGGGGTAGGTCTTCCCTTTCAATTGAGGGCGAAGGTGCGGTAGAAGTCCGTTGGTTTGGTATGGTTGAGGAGGGTAGCTTCTCCACACCAGATATCACCTCAAGTGGTAGGGTTGACCACTACAGGGAAGTTAAGGTATCCGAGACAACCCTGAGCATCAGACCTAACACAATTACCAGTGGCGGACGCGCCGAACACTATCAGGAAGTCAGGGTAACAGGCGACGTTCCTATCATCATCGATTCCGTAGGTTTCGTTGATGTAATTAACCTCGTCCGTGGTATCAATGATCAAGGCCAGATCGAATCGGCGGGTGAGGCGGAATTCACCAAACCCAAGGACGGGTTAGAGCTACGCTATGTTTACGGTTGGATTCGCCACGGTTCCGACCGCATCACTTCCCAAGGACGAATCGTCGAAGTTGAGAACGTAGAGGGCTCCTCTACCATAGGCGATATCACGTCGTCCAGTGGCGTGATTGCTTCCTACGTGGAGGTCGTGGATTCGACATTAACCTTCCGCGATTCGATTAGCTTCCTAACAGGTCGCACGGAATTCGGTCTAGGTGACGGAGAACGGATTGACCAGATATATGAGGTCTCAACGTCGCGGTCGATGGATATTCCTGTCGTTTCACCTGATCCACGATACGCGGTCAAACTGAACACGACAGATTTCAATCTGACGGAGACCGAACTACGACGGGGAACGACGGTCTTCGAGTTCAGATTCGACTACGACTATCCTGATATCAAACAGATAAAGGTGTGGCTGGAAACGGAGGATGGGCGCTATACACTGGATACGATGCGCTGGGCGGATAGACGGTTCAATACAAGAGCTCCGCATATCCTGTCGGCTCCTATCCGCGCTACGGTCCCTGTTCACTGTATTAGCAAGAAGTCGAATCAGTTTGTCCTAGAGCTGGAATTCACAGAGGAAGGGCAATCTAGGACCCATAGACCTAGTGAGACCTACCTGATTCCATTTCAAGCACATTTTGATAATAGGATCCCCTATGTCAACATCGCGGACCATGAGGCATTACTAGGATATGGGTCAGAGACTACTACGCTCATCGCGGAGACGGACGGTCTTCAGGTCGTCCGATACGTCTATGACGACATCCTAGAGGCGGCACCATACGGTTCACGCAGCACTGCCATCATGACAGAATTCGATGAGTTGAAACTAACAACATTGGTCTATGAAGATGAACTACGGCCTAGATTGTTCGGCGGTAATAATACATACCTTAACGTTGAATACGTAGACTTGTCTAATATTAATATCGGTGGGTGAAAATGAAACTACGCGGCCTTGTAACTCTAGAGTTTGTTAATCAGGAGACGGGAGAAGTGCGCACGGAACAGCGTGAGAACTTCTTCCATGGCGACCAGATTAACCGTTTGTTCTATAACAGTGAATATCTCGGCCGCGTAGCAATCCTAGGCGCTAATGAGGATGTTTTCCCCTACAAAAACCGATATAGTTCTTATTATGATTCAGAAAGATTTCTTGTCGGACAAGAGTCTGGTGGAATTCCTCTAAAACGGTTTGTCCCGAAGACGACGGAAAGCCCTGCGTATATTGAGTTCTATAGTATGTTCCTTCCCGATGACAGGACTCGCCTAATCCCCGCCATCGGGATCGTTAGAAGTAATGACAGTTTGACGCCAAAGTATACGGCTATCAACCTAAACCCTCCGTGCCTTCAGGAACCCACGGAATACCTGAACATCTATTATCGCGTCATCCTACAGGAGGATCCGAAAGATACGGAGAACAGTGATTATATCCGCGAGTTGTTCCTACAGGACACGTCCTATCAGAAAGTTCTTTTCAATACGGGTAACAAATATTTTTCGGCTTTCAGAATCAATCAAGACCTAGGAAAAAGTGGATGGGTGAACCTATTGGTGCTAGACGATAAGAAGGCATATAACGGAAACATCGTCTATCCGCGTGCCTTGAATGATAGTCTTCAGTATGCCCAGAAAAACGAGTACGTGCCGCAAGCGGCTCCTGATCAATATAATCAATTGATGGGTGAATACCTGAATACCATCATTCGTGGTGGTAGCGGCAACTCAAACGCAATTAATGGTTTAATTGGGGTACACCCTTTCAAGTTTGTTCCTGAAACTGGAAGTGGCGTCGGAAACGTCTTCGCTACTAATGCGAAGTCGGATAGCAAATATTTCGATCCAGCTAATTTCCCTGTAGGCTCGGGGAAGATGTTCGCTAGTGGTCAATGGGAGGGGAGGCAGGATAAAAACGCATTCCCCAGCAGATTCCAGGTTACCATCACGAAGACGGCAAAGAACGTGGCCGATATGGAATATCGCGTTTACGAATTCCATGATTCACCCAAGGAACGATCTCCGTTCATTCCTACTAGTCTTGATGAACAGACCTTCAATAACATCAAGGCTAACATTTATTCCAAACCAGATAACTTCCACTTAGACTATACGAGGTACGGTCTCTGTGCGTATCAGGAAAACCGTAGCATGATCTTCTTCAATAGAACGGGGATCACGATTTACGATTTTTATAACGGTACGTTGACACCGTTTGATGCGAACAGCAACCCGCCAGTTCCTGTTACGGACCTACGTAATGTCCGCGTGGATATCAAAGGGAATATCTGGATGGCCTGCGCCGCCACTGGCCTGTGGATGCTGAAGATTGATGAAGCCACGAACACCACGACGCTAAAGCAAATCGGGACGCCACCAGGCTGCCAACCCCGTGTCTTTGCAATTGATACAGATAACTTCGGCAACCTGTTTGCTATCTGGTGGGGTCTTGGACTACACTATACGTCAGACGAAGGTGATACGTGGGTTAACGCTATTATCAATTACGCGGACTTCTCCGAATATGATCAAGGCGGCCTCGATTCCAAATGGCGCTTTGTTAATCGCATCGTTGTTAATCCGCATAGGGACGCTAAGGTCGGTAACGCCCAGATTCTGCTACTACAGCGCAGAGACGAAAACACGGGTTCGATGACGGCTGGCTGTTGGTATGATCAGATTTCCGCTACCACTACTGGGATTACGAATAGTGAAATGCGGTCATCACTAGATTTGATCAGGAATAATCCCCATATCGTCAGTCCCATTGTCGTTTCAAAACGGCATGACAAGTGGATGTGGCTTAATAATATTTTCCAATCCACTATGCGCACCAGTGCGATCGACGGCCAGACGCGTTCAATGTACAAAGAGATTAATTATGTTCCGTTCCAGCACAATGCCGCTCCTAGTAGCATGTATGGGTTCCAAGTCTGGCGACAATATGCTTATAATAACCTGAAGCTCATCGAATCATGGAGCGATAGGAAAGCAGCGGTTACGGAGAAAATCGTAGCACCATTCTCGTCTGGTGGAGGAAATAATCCAGCCTGTTTTTGTGAGGTCTTCGATGTCGAACTAGACGAAAGTCTTATCCGCCGACTAAACGATTCGAAATATTCTATTTCATCAGATCAAAGTAACGTTGTTTTCATCGGTCCTAATCGGATGTTCTATCTGGGTGCTCACTACGATCAAAGCACACTGCTCCACGTGCAAGGTTTCCGACCCATCACGGATACAACAAACGATGCAAGAGAATGGGTCGCGACGTTCTGGGGATGGAACGGCTCGAAGTGGGAGAAGGATTTCTACGGCTCACGGAAAGGTCATACCGTATATGAACCCGTAGTGAAGGGGCTATCGGTTGCATGGAAAGATGGTAACGCAGGAACCACATCATTTGTTGCCACCGACAAATACACGGTCACCTGCTTTGACGGTCTCTTCAAGGATAATAGCTCTAAGCTCTATATCCGCGATACGGTCTATATCAAGGGCAGGGAAACCATTACGGACTTCACGCCAAGCGTAGTGACCCTAGTGGACAAGACGGCTCAAGTCGGCCTGATGGCGAGTGCTAATATCAACGTTGATTGGAACATTGATAATCTTCCGTCAACCAAATATGAGGGCTCGCCTACGGTCACAGACGGGGATGACGACTATAACAACGTAGTAGCTCTCCTGCCGCTGAACGAACAGGATATCAGGGACAGGTCGATTCAAAAGGCCACACCCACTGTAACAGGAACGGTCACGGTATCGGGTGTCAATCAGCTAACCCACCTTGGCGGCGCTAAGGTAGATACCGCGTTCTTCAATGGTAGAAGCGGTATTACGTTCACGGGTAATCAATACGTTCTTGGTCAAGAGCAATTCACGATTGAACTATGGGTTAGCCCTAGCAGCTTCCCTAAGACCTCTCTGAATCAAATCCTTGTTGACCTACGGAACTCCGATGATAGCGAAGCAGGGTATCTCGGTATCAACAAACTGGGTCAGGCTGTCTTCTGGGATGGCACAAGCGAGAAAGGTGGTGTTGGTGCTCCTCTGGCATTGAATCAATGGTCCCATATCGCCCTATCACGGAAAGCTCGGAATGAATGGGAACTGGCGGTTAACGGTTTCGTATTGGCTACGTGGATTCAGAACATCACGTTCACCACACCCAAGCGTCTGAATGTAGGGAAACGGTTTGCCGTTTTGAATGCGTGGAATGCCGCGAATCCGACCGTTGTTGAGGGTCCGATCACGGGGCGGGAAGCCTTCGGCGTGGGTGGTTATGCCAGATACACCCCAGAGATTGACCTACAGGCAGGGGACTACTGCTTCAGCGTCTACGTGAAAGCCAGAACTAATTATGGCGATTCGATCACAGTAGAAGCCGAGGGTCAGACCTACAACCTATCATACCTGAAGTCTAGTGACAGCCTAATAGGAAACGGAAGCCGCGAACTGCTAACCGATGGATGGGTGAGACTGGTAATGCCGTTCAAAGTCACCACACCAACGAAAGCTCGCCTGTCAATGGAAGGTGTAGCGTTCTCGTGCCCCATGTTGAACAAGGGCAATACCGCCAAACCCTATGCCGATAGCGGCGAATCGGAGGATCAGCTAATCCCATATGATTCCAATCTGCTGGCGGGTTCCGTCCTAGGCTATCATGGTTACATGTCCGATCTCAGGATCACGGTAAGCAAGAGTCGTTACAACGGAAACCTTTCCCTGCCTACGGAGCCGTTCAAAACCTATAGCAATAACTACGGTGGATGGCGTCTGAAGCTTTCCAACACACATCATCAGGGTTCCATTATCGGAAAGCGGGAATTGGTGGGCAACTGGTCGGTGGTCTTCAGCTACTTTGATGAGAATCTTTTCAAACACAGGAAGCAGAGACCAAGCTTGTTCTTCGGCGTCACCTCGGCATCCTATATCAGTAACCTAACAGATATCGGTTATCGGATTGGGGCGTCGGTCCAAGACGGCAAACCAGTCTATCAGACATGGATGCAAGAATGGAAACTAGGTCAGACGCTAGAAAGCGCCTTCGCGTTCCGTATCAGGAAAGACCTTACCTCAAACAAGATCATCACTGAATACAAGCCGAAGGTCACGTCAGCCGTCTGGGTGAAACTGGAGGAAGTGACGGACTATGCGGGCATCCACTACATTGCATTCTGGCAGGAATCCGTCGCACTAGATGATAACGTAGACCCGATCATTTGCCCGCTGGTGAACGTCGAATACAACGGTGCCGACTATGTTTCAAAAGTAGGAAGTGCAAGGGAAGCCAATGGTGCATATCATCGGAAGTTCCTTGCGGTTGATAACTACCATGACACAGACTTCCGCATCCAGCTGGACGGGAAACTAGCAACAAACCATCGGTCAAACTACCAGAACGAAGCCGCACCGCTGGCGGGTGAAGTATACGTCCACCAGCACGGAACGGTAAGGTTCCATGCGGCAGACGTAGGGAAGACCATCACGGGTAAGGCTACCACCATCCATGATTAACCTATAGAAACGACAAAGCCCCCAAGGGAGAATATCCCTTGGGGGCTTTTTTATTCTAGACTATCATTAGCTTTCTTGCCGCGCTGCTTAGATTCTTCAGGAAACAAATAACGATGCACCGCCTTGACATCGTAGTTTTTCGTTACTAGTTTATGAAGTGCATCAGCCTCTAGGTGGAGGACGGAATCAAACAGGATCAGGAGTTTCTGCTGCTTCCGTTTCAGCGTACCGTAGTAATCGCTTTCTACCGTGAAATGATCGAGCTCCTTCAAAGCCTTATCGATGGACTGATAGGGGACGTTGTTGTCCTTGTTCGGATTTGGGCCGATCTCGATGAAGTTCATCCGATCAGCACGGCGCATCAGGTCTTCCAGCAGAACCCGACGACGGGCCTTTTCAAAAACCGCCTTGACGGCTGGATACCCCCTAGCCCCTAACAGGTCAATCAGGTCTTGACTGACGCTATCAGAGGTATTGATCAAGTGTTGAGCCGATAGCTTCATATTCACCCTCTTTGACTTTGAATAGGTTAATATCCTCCATCATGCGGTTCATACGCTTGACGATGAAGAATTGATAGAGTTTCTGGATATTGCCGTTAGGTTTCCTGCTATAGGATTCCAGAATGGCGGAACGGATGTCTTCGGGAATGAAGGAGAAGTCGATAAGCTTCTCGTTCAAATCGAATCGTTCCTTATGGTCGCGGTATACCTTGGCTGGATTATCTAGGAACTCCTCCTTCAGCTTCTTCGTGATGGGGAGTTGTCGTTTCCCCGTCATGATCGAATCCGCGTCGGAACGGATATTAGGAATCCCGTCGGACGCATCACCTGTCAGGATCAGCTCCTGAAGATCGCGCTTCGGGTTATCCGTGTTAATCCATTTCTTCATGATCGGACTATACTGAGCAATCCCCGCTTTCGTGTGTAGCTGCTTGTAATCCTTATCGCTGGATAGGATCAGCGTAGGGTTATCCCCGAACTGGGTAGCCAGCACCGCAATGATATCGTCGGCTTCGGCCTTGGGGACATAGACCGACTTCCATGGGAGGACTTCCTGCACTTCAGCAGTAACCGTCTGGGCGATATCGAAGAACATCTCCCAATCAACCTTATCGTTAGATTCGCGGTCCCGCTTGCGGTTGGCCTTGTATCCTTCGAAGACGTCACGACGCCAGTATCCTTCCCTTGAATCGATGGCCAGCACGGGGGCACCGAAACGTTGACCGAACTGTTTCTTATAGGAGAGCAGGGTCATGAAGATCATGCCACGGGCGAGGTCTTTGGATAGTCCGTTCTTCTGATTCTGGAAGAGGACAGAAAAGAGGGTTTGCGATAGATCAATTAAAATCATGGTAATTCCTAAAAGGAAAACGGGGATAGGTGATTATAGCCCATCCCCGTTCTTATTTCAATCTAACTTATCACTCATCAGCCAGTGAGCGGAAGAAAGCCAGATCGTCGTCCTCTTCCTCTTCCTGTTTCGGAGCCGCCTTCTTAGGTGCGGGCTTAACCTCTTCCTCTACGGCCTCTTCTTCTACAGGCTTGGCTGCTTTCTTGCGGAGGGCATCCATCTTGGAACCACCGCCATACTCGGTGCCCGTGGCCTTGGCGACCTGCTCAACCTCTTCTTCATTATGGTCGGTGGCTGAACCCGTGCCGATGACCTTGATTAGACGTGATTGCAGCTCTTCATTGGTCTTGAAACGAGATTCGGCGAGGAACTCATTCAGGTCGACCATTTCTTCAAGAATGTCCATCAGTTTGTCCTCATTCCCATCATACAGATCGCCCGTGGCCTCGACTTGTGTGTCGTCAGTATTCGGGTAGCCCGCAAGCTTCTTCTGTTTGTATTTGACGATACAGCCATCAAAGAAGCCGAACGGATCGCGGGGCTCTTCACCATAATCAGCGGGCGGGTTCATCGCGGCCATTAGCTTGTCAAAAATCTTTTGACCGAAACTGAATAGCTTAACTTTGCCTTCGTTCTCAGGATTCTTCGGGTCTTTCAGAACAAGGATGTTGGCAATGTATTTCAGGCGGCGCTTGCGTGAACGGGCAACCTCCTTGTCGGCCTCAAAACCACTGTTCCAGAGTGAGCTGTTGGCTTGACACACGGGACATTCTTTATTGATCGTCGTCGGGCATTCCTCGATGAACCATTTACCGTTATGCTGGAACCCGTGTGAATAGGTCTTGACAAACGGCATAGTGTCTTCGGTTTTGGCGGGCAGGAAGCGAATCACACCATAAGCATTACCAGCAGCGTCAACCGTCGGTTTCCAGAAACGATTATCTGGGCCATTGTTGAAGGCGGGTTTCTTCGCGCCTTCCTGAATCTTCTTCAGTAGGCTAGTAGCGGATGAACGGTTTAGCGCGCTGCGATTGATAGCTGTCATTTTGATATTTCCTTTGATTGATGGATGTTTGTGGCCAAGATCAGCGACCACGGATAGCATTATAAGGGATGCTGCCCTATTTGTCAAAGAAGGGGCGTGCGATCTTCGCCACCTTCTTCATATCAGGCTTGAAGAAAGCCTTGTATTTCTCTACCCTGATTTTATTGGCTGACCAGATCAGGTCATTAATGTCCTTGGAAAACGGGATCAGGTTATCTAGAGCAACGTAGGTCTCTATGCTTATCTGATTGTTCAAAAGCAGACGGCCGATGGCAGGAACCTCAAAGGGGGAGGGGGTTTTCAGTGCCCGATGGATTTGGCCTTGGTCGTTCCTGATCGTCTCTAGCTCTTGCTCAAACAGATAGAAGAAACCGTTCGTAATCTTTAGATGGTCGGCTTCCGCCTTCCTTGCGGACGGGGTGTCTAGCTCATCAAGCCAGACCGTTTTGTTTTTGAAAAGGGCGATTAGGCGGGTCTCTAGTGCTGCCTTGGTCTGAAACTTCCCTGCTAGTGCATTAGCGAGCACGTAGTTCTTCCCGAGCTTCTCCTCGCCAATTGGACGAGGGCCATACGTGGGATAATCATATGGCTTGCTTGTGAAATGAAGTTTCATCCCTAGGAAGATAGCATATAGGCCAGCGCCGTTCATCTATAATCACCTATTCAAATTGATATTGCGGCATTGATTCAGCGCGGAGCATTCCCCGCTCGACCGCATCAAGCCGCAGTTTTTCCTTCAGGGAGCCCGTGATATATGGCGTCAGCCATTCGGGTTCCCACTCGATCATATCGGCGAATTCTAGCACCGCGTCTAGAATCCCCACTTCTTTTTCAAGCGCGATCCGCTCGATTTCCTCGGCGAAGTCCATGCGCTCGATCCAATCTGGTGTAGGTTTGTTACTCATAATGTTAGACCATGACGAAAAATGCAAGATAGATGACGAAGGCAAAGAGGATGCTCATAGCAGTCAGCAGGGGCACCAGTTCGACGGCTTCCCAGACCAGATTACGACGACCGACATACTTTTTGCGTGCTTCTTTAAACATGATGAATTTCCCAGAAATGTTTACGGATGGTCACAAGTTCGGATCGCGGCGTATCGGAAGGTTTGAACTGGAACTGTTGCACAAATCCTTCACGTGTAACCATGAAGATCGTTTGATCCTCTACCACGCGCCCCAGGGTTTCCTTGATCATTTGGGTGTAGAAACCTAGCTGCTGGCGGTAATTTTGAATCTGATCGACCGTCTTTGCTCTTCGACTATTCTTGAAGTCCAACAAGCACAGTCTACCGTGTTTGTTCACGCAAAGCAAGTCGAAGCGTCCCGCTACCCTGAACTGATCAGACCATACGGGTGTTTCCATGGCCACAACTTCCTTTACGTATGAACGTAGCTTAGGGAGCGAGACCTTGAACATCCGCGTAGCCGTCTCTTGTTCAGCGTTCTCGGGTGACGGCTTCTCCATCCCCTGCAGCTCGCATTCAAACAGGTAGTGAAGGTGGGTTCCGATGTCCGTGCTTTCCTTGGATATTCGGTTAGCCTCCTCTTCCCCGATCCTTGCCCGCCACTCATCCAAGAATGAATGATCCTGTGACGCGGCAAGGACCGTGGTAACAGAGGGATAGCTTCCTTTAGGGGTCAGGTAGAATCGCCCAATCCCCTCCCTGTTTTCAGTTTCCATTCATCGAGTCCCGCAGTAGCATCTCTAGCTCAAGGAACTGTTTCAGCTCTTTGATGGAAATATCGAAGGCTTCACTGTCGAATTTCTCACTGCTACAGTTCTTGACCAGATCAGCGGCCGTTGAATTTGTCACGGCACGGATGATGTTCAATGCGTCCACGCGATCCTTATTCATCGATCCACCTCACCAGTCACAAAGTCCGTTGTATCAATACCCACCAGAGCACGGATCAGCGCATCATCTTCACCGTCTTTGTTATACATGCTATAGACACGGGACCAGAAGGATTTAATTAGTGACTCTTCGCCCGTGTATTCAAAGGCGAACGGCTCGCGGTCTAGACGCTGACGGGCAATTGTCTTGCCTAGGGTCTTGTTGAAGTTATCGTCCCGCTGGCAAACCGCAACCCCCGCATAGACCTCGTTCATCGCGTAATCAATCTGGAAAGCGTATGTCACGCCGCCGAGATTGTCGATCTCATCATAATGCAGCTCATCATATTGGTCACGTAGACCATAGCGACTATAGCGGTAGATGATGGGCGACAGGTCATGGTTCTTGTCCATGATCTCCGTCCAGTGGGGTTTCACGCGCTGGGCCTCTTGAGCAACCATCTCCGTATACCATGCGGGGCTGTTATCAACCTCCGCTACGATGGATTCAAGGGCTTGTAGGTCTTGATCCAGTCTGGTAACAAACTCATCCAGATTATCCAGACGCGTGGTGATGGCTTCCTGATTCTTAACCAGAAGCTCCATGGCTTCTACGATCAGGGATAGGGATTGCTCAACGGCGGGGGTTGCGGTTTCACTCATGGTGTTGTCCTTACAAATTGTTGGAAGGGTTACTGCTTTGAAAGTGTCGCCATTATACGACACGGGTTTGATTTGTCAATCTCAGAATTCCTTATGCGGATTCCCGACTTGGAAGGTCTTCAGGCCAATGGAGCGCCATGCACGGCAGACGCGGGGGCGATCTTCAATCACGGCACGCACGTCATAGCGCGGTGCAATGTCACGCCAGAATACGTCAAGCTTGACTTCATCATCATGGCGTTCCTCATCGCCCTCGGGGCGGCAATGGAACTCAAAGAACGGAATCGCGTTCTTCTTCAGCCAATCCAGCGAAGCCTGCTTATGGGCAGCTTTCCGACCAGTCAGAACGATGATATACCATCCCTGATGGTGGAGGCCGTTGACGATGGCTTTCACCTCACCATCACAACGGTCATTGATAGCGGCTTCCGTATCGTAGATGTCCCGTTTCCCGTCATGATGGGCAATGGTTCCATCAAGGTCAAGGATCAGGGCTTGCGGCTTGGTGGTGTCGGGGACATAGGTCTTCGAAAACTGCTTGTCCCACGATTCCATCTGCTGGGCGATGACACTGGGACCGACACCATAGCGCCGACGGCTATCGCGGGCAACCGCCTCTTCATAGGAGACGGGGAACATCCGTTCTTCCACCTCATACCCCGCCTCTTTGAATCGGCGGGTCAGCGCGTTCCGAGTCTTCGGGTTCAGATTCGTATCACTGACCACGATGTCGCGCCCGTTCTGGATGGCGACATCAATCAGCCGCTCATGCTCCCGCGTGACGTCCTTCTCCCATTGGAATTTCCACTTGGTCCAATCCAGACCGTCATAGCCTTTTTGGAACATGATCCCCTTACGGATGCAGTCCCGTTCGATCTTTTGGAAACTGGGGTTCTCTTTGATGAACTCGTCCGCCCACGTGCTTTTACCGCTGGCAGAAACCCCGATGGTGAGAATGGCTTTCATTTCAAATAATCTCAATGATGTTCAGGAGAAGGGAGATCAGAAGAAACCCGTAGAAGATCATGTTCCGCGTCCCTTTGTCTTTCAGTCCGTAGGAGCAAACCAGCCAGAAGACTAGCGCCCATAGACCAAGAGCATGATACACGTTCATGGACAGGAGGGCAAGGAAAAGGAACGCGATCCCGTAACCGATGACATAGGAGACTAGTGACATAGATCACTCCCCTTTAACAAAGTCGTCTTCGGAGATACCGTACAGGGTGAACTCGTCCCCATACCAGTTATAGCGGCGAACAACCTCCCATTCGTGGCAATCAGGGGTCCCTTTGCCGACCGCGGTCGTATCGCCGATCACTTGGAGATAGTAGCCGTTCAGCTCATAGGTCTCCACGCCCCATTCATCCATGATGCCATCATTCAGGTCAATCAGCAGGGGGTGATGGTGGAGGCTGTCATGGATCTTGCCGAAGGTATGGGCGACGGCAAGTCTCCGTTTCAGTTGCTTGTCAGTGATGATCTTCATGGTGGGTTCCTCTATAGGGTTCCATTGAAACAATCATACAAAAAGAAAAAGGGGCCGTCAAGCCCCTTTCATCGGTTTATTTCATCCGTTTCTTCTGCACAACATCCCAGCCGATAGCATCATACTCTTCCTCTTTTGCATACTGATCAGGAGGAAGCCCGAGGAGCTTCATCAGGCACTGCCACGATTCCCCGTGCCCCCATTCCCCGAAGAGGCTATAGTCGGCGACGTGGGCCATCTCGTGATAGACGACGTTCCTTAGAACCTCGCTATCTTCCACGAACATCTTAGAAGAAATTTCAACCCAGAACTGCTTCCCGTCATATCTGGCCTGCCCCATGGTCACGGCCAGTCTACCATTCAATCTGACCTTCGGGAGGATGATCCGATGACCCATCTTCTTCTGAAGGGTCCGATGTGCTTCCGTGGTGTATCGCTGCACCAAAGACAGCACCGCAGTTTCTCGGCTTTTCGGATACTGGGACAATGCCTGCACGGTGTGTGAAAACGGGTTTGAAGCAGCAGTCTTGTTTCTCATAGCACGGTTCAATGGCGAAGGGTGATGGTTCCAAGGTTTCCGACATCATAACCTTGTATCCTTGGCGCGTCAAGCTTTCGATTAGCTGGGCGTGACTTTCATCACTGTTACGGATGAAGGCAACCTGTTTCCCGCAACCGCATAGGGCTTTCACGTTCATAGCTGTTTCCTATAGATACGGATATGTTATCAATTTCATGATAGGAAGTCAATAGGATGGCGACCAGCAGCGGACCGTTAGTCTACATGAACAACCCCAAGCTTAAGTCTACAGGGGTTGACGTCGAGTTCTCCGCAAGTCAGGTGGAGGAACTCAGGAAGTGCTATGAGGACCCGATCTATTTCATCAAAAACTACGTCTATATCACCAACATTGACAAGGGTGTGATTAAGTTCTCCCTATACGATTTTCAGGAAGAGATTGTTAAGCTTGAATTGAAAAATCGTAAGGTTATCATGGTGCTTCCGCGTCAGGCTGGTAAGTCCACCACCACGGGGGCTGCTGTTCTGCACTATATCCTTTTTAATGAAAGCAAGACCGTTGCCATCCTCGCCAACAAGGCGGCTACCGCACGGGAGATTCTTGGTCGTATTAAAGACATGTATGAGAACCTCCCCCATTGGATGCAGGTTGGCGTCAAGGAATGGAACAAGGGTAGCATCGTCCTCGGTAACGGGTGTAAGGCACTTGCGGCTGCTACCAGTGGCAGCGCAATCCGTGGTCAGTCCGTGGCGTGGCTAGTGCTGGATGAATTCGCCTTCATTCCGACTAATCAGGCGGAAGAATTCTTCCAATCCGTTTACCCGACCATCTCGTCTGGTAAAGAATCGAAGATTACCATTTTCTCGACCCCCAAGGGGATGAACTTCTTTTACAAGATGTGGACGGAGGCAAAAGAAGGTCGATCCGATTTTGTCCCGTTCCGCGTTGAATGGCACGAGATACCTGGCCGCGATGAGGAATTTAAAAAGAAAACGATTGCCGACGTTGGACAAGAGACGTGGGATCAGGAATATGCTTGCGAATTCCTAGGTTCGGGGGGTACGCTGATTGATGGTGCTACCCTGCGGACACTAACCCACCAAACACCCATCAGGGTCTCCGATTCGGTCAAGGTGTATGAGGAGCCGAAGAAAGGTCGTTCCTATTTCATCGGCGCTGATATCTCGCGCGGTGTAGGCGGCGACTACTCCGTGGCACAGGTCGTCGACATTACTGAGCTACCATATAGGCAGGTTGCCGTCTTCAGAAATAATCGGACCAGTTACCTCATGATGGCAAGGATTCTTGCGGATATCGGCCACAAATACAATGATGCTGCCGTCCTTGTTGAGACCAACGACGTGGGGGAGGCGGTGGCCGATTCGCTTCATGCTGAAGAGGAATATGAGAACGTCCTCACCACGGGGAATGCTCACGGGAAAACAACCCTAGGTGCGTGGAAAGGCGGTGTCAACGGTCTACGGACTACGGTTAAATCAAAAAGCGTAGGGTGTTCGGCTCTAAAGGCTTTGATCGAATCAAGGAAACTGATCATCAATGACGCGGACACGATTCAGGAGCTAACCTCGTTCATCGCCAAGGCCAAGTCCTATGCAGCTGATGAAGGAACCCATGATGATCTAGTGATGGCCTTGGTTATCTTCGCATGGGCGTCTACGCAGGATTATTTCAAGGAATTGAACGACACTAATTTTAAATCAAAGTTCATCGAGGAGAACTCGGAAGCCATGATGGAGGAGCTTGCGCCATTTGGGTTCTTTGATGACGGGAACGATGACGGATTTGAAGATGGTTCACAGTGGCAGGTTATCAATCTATAAACGACGAAGCCCTATAGATATTTTCATCTATAGGGCTTTCTATTAAGGACGTGTAAACATGCCAGCGAGTACAGACGTTAAGTATTTCCACCATAAGATGAAAGGGGCTCCTGTTATCTCAGCAGAGAAAGGGAGCGTCGTTAGGTGGCTCAATGCCGTTCTTGTTGACGGGTTCAACGAACAAACTGTTACTGGCGTGTCCGTCTCTGGTAATGTCGCCACCGTTACGCTGGCCGATCATGGTTTCTGGAAACACACAGTCATTAGTATTTCAGGTGCAACTCCAGCACAATTGAACGGAGAACATCGCATCACAAAATCCTATAATGACACCTTCCAGTTCGAGACGGTAGGTGTTGCTGACGGCCCCGCCACGGGCATTATCAAGATCAAGTATGCACCTGCTGGATGGAAGAAGGTTGCCCAGTCCGCCGATGGTTTCAAGGCGGTCTATAAGTCCGAACGGCTGGGGTTTGATCAGCCATTTTTTATGGTAGATGATACGGACCAGCAACAGTATAGTTTCAAAGTCTTTACAATGTCACGGTTTGAGAACTTCGAAAGTTATGATAATAGCCAAGAAGGGCAATACCGCGCAAAGTGTCCGAAGAAGTCATATCAAACAAATAACCTACTGTGGGCGATGGTAGCAAACGATCATTTCAGCTATCAAATGTATAATAACGAGTCAAATAAAGATTTCACAGAAAACAATGGATATAGTAGGTCTATTATTTGTTGTTTCGGTTCAATGAAGACCACGAAGGCTAATAACAAATATAATGGCGTTTTTGGAGGGGCTCTTAATAGTAGTTCTTACTATAATTCAATGATTGCAACAGGCGACCGTTCTTCTGACGGAGTGTTTTCTTCTTCTTCTTCTTCTTCTTCTTCTTCTATCATTATACAGAAAGACTACACCAGCATCGGTGGTTCGATTTATATCAACCCAGTGATTACAGCTGGTAGACGTTCTTTTGGACTTGTTAATGAAGCCGACTATGCGGTTTATATCCAACGGCCGTTGTGGGTTTCGGATAAAGTCGTATATGGATATCTGCCTGGGTTATATTACTCCCCTATGACATACAATCCGCATTATTCCGAACCGTTCTTTGTTGAGGGTGTTACATCGGTCAAACCAGACAATCTACTAATCTGGATGCCAACATATGACACGGGAATCTACCTAAATGCAACAAAGTGGTAATACGCCATGAAGCTCCTACCATTATATGATTATCTGGACGGCACCACGAAAGGTTCATACACTGGCGTTCTGAACTGGCGTTCCGACGACGCAATTCCCCCGAATACGAACTATCTGGACTTCTCAAAGAAGATTCCCCAGATTGACTATGGTTCGATAAACAAAGGGTTCACTATTGAATTTTGGGTGAAGGTGAACGTCCCTCCCGCAAGCGGCTATTCGTCTCTTTTCTGTCACGATAATAGCTACAGGAATCCTTTCTGTGGAATCAATACCGAAGGGCGGGTTGTTCTTTCGGTTCCGATTTCCACCGACAACGTTTCCCAGACGGATATGATCGTGTCGACCAATCCAGTGAATGACGGGGCGTGGCATCATGTTGTCTATGCTTTCATCGATAAACGGTTTATTCTATGGATCGACGGAGACATCGCGGGTGAGAAACCCGCCAGTGGAAACCCTAATGCAAATATGGGTTTGCGAATCGGATTCGGATATGCTGGTGAAGTAGATACCCCGTTTGACGGCGGTATTGCGGGTCTGGTAAAGCATGATTCTCTCATAGAGCCGAAGCAGAATCTACCGCGACAAATCCAAGACCCGTCGGAAGACGCACCAGAAATAGTATTCGTCGTTCTGGAAGACTTCCTATCCGCAATCGAACCCGAAGAATCGCAAAGAGATTTCGGCGAGTTCCACTATGACGTATTGGAGGACGTGATTCCTGCTATCCGAGGTGGCACTCTGATCGGCGGCAACTATTCCATTACTGGGACGGTTAAGAAGGCTGATGAAAACGGAATTCTTCGCCCTTATACGGAAGCAATCGTCTTCCTTGCCGATCAGGAGACGGGCCAATACCAGCGGGAGCAGGTTGAAACCCCCAACGGTCTGTTTGAGCTCCCAGACCTTCGTGAGAATAGGAATTATTCTGTATTCGTGAAGGACGGACGCGGGAAAGCTTACAAAGCATTCATTGATGTTAGCGCGCCTGCTGTCTTGGACGTCGTATTGGAGGAAGAGACCCAGAAGCCACCGAAGCCAAAGAGCTATAAGGTATCTGGTAAAGTCCTCGACCACACAGGTCAACCGATCCAACGATACGTAGCAGTACATTCCCGCGCTGATGGTACGCTGCTAGGGATGACAAGATCGGCAGCAGACGGAACCTATTCAATCGAACTATCGGAGAATGATCCCGTCTATGTTGTATGCCTCCCCAACAATCAGGAGGATATCAACGCGAAGATTTTAGACCGCGTGATTCCAGTCCAGAAATGAAAAAAGCCCCTTTCCTTACGGATCGGGGCTTTTCTTTTAGCTCCAGCTACGGAGCCGATTCCGTTTGAAACGGGACAGGGGTAGGAACACGGCCATGACCCAGTGCTGATGATCAATATCAACGATGGGACTTCTAACGTGATTGGCCAGATATCGTTTAATGGAATGGTTCAGGGATTTTGAAGCACCTACTTTGGACGCAACATACTCGGCGCGCTTCCAGTTCATGCGGAGCTTCATCCGTTTTGTGGTGTTGGCGTGCAGGCCCTCTAGGAATCCTTCCATGATCCGCATACGGATAGCAGGCGGCATGTAATGGAAATTGATCCCGTACCATCCATCTTCCGTAACAGCCGTACAGAGGATGAGGGGCATTGTGTCCCAATATGGCATCTCCTCTTTGGTCTTCGGATCATACATGTATGCATAGAACTTCCCTGGGATCGGCCGACTGGTGATTCGGCCCAGCTTGCTAGTCCGATTCAGGGACGCATGACCAGAAAGAGCACGGGTGTTTTCCATGAACCACTTAATCGCCTCGCGGGACATCCCGTCGATTCCTTTCTCCCGTCTGAACTTTTCAAATTGTTGACGTAGCTTGATATAACTCATCTATCGTTCCTCTAAACGGGAAAGCCCGCTAACCATATGATCCTTATTTACAGGACCGCATGGAAAGCGGGATTTTTTTTTGCTTTAATGGGTTAGCAGTCGCAGTCGTTGATCAGCTCTTGGTTCTCAATATCCACACCCATATAGGAACCCTCTGGGAAGATCGGTCGGCGGCCGCGTAGTTTGGTGCCACCGACGTCGAAGACGAACAGCGCGTGCCAGTTATCCTTTACGAGCTGCTTGACCATCTCGGCGGTGACCTGACGATAAGCATGCTCGCCCAGATAGACGTAGTCGGTGTTGGATAGGTCAAGTTGACCCGTCTTGATCCGCAGGGCCAGCTCGGTGCTCGTCATCCGATGGAGGCTGGACCACTTCGCGCCATGGTCGGCGGCAACCTCTTTCATGTCCCGTTCGGCCAGATAGTCGTGACCGTAATCGATGGCGACCACGTTCCAGAATTCCTGCTCGGGTGACCAGTCATCTTCCTGCGGGAGGATGCTGTCGTCGAAGGTGATGGTGACGTCGGCCTTGATGACCTCATATCCCAGCGGCAGGGTGTTGCTACCGAAGATCGACAGCAGTGCGGACTTCGGGGTTTCAAAAATGGTGGCGTCCTCGCGGAAGCGAACGAACAGGGGAACCAGTTGGTCCTGTTCGCCAGCGGGTTGATTGACGAGGCGGACATAGTCACCTGATTGGTGACGGACGACATATCGTTTCATGGTGTGTTCACCCAAATTTTGATGAAGTTTTCGGCGCTGATATTGTTCAAAGTGATTTGCTTATCAGCGAGTTTTGCGGACCACTTCAGGTCCTTTGAAATGATGTAGGTTCCTGCTAGGTTCTCTTCTACGTGCATATTACCAGACTTTTGCAGGTCTGTAAAGACATACAGCGGGATTTCATGATATCCCCATCCTCCGCAATGGTCGATGTAGTCCAGCGAACCCTTTCTGAAGAGGGACGGGAAGCATCCCTCTTTACCACTATATGGACAGAAGAAAGCCGTCTGGTATTTCTTAACCGCTCGGATGACGTCCTTTGCAAACTGATCATCACACCGTTCATCGTGGATAGATTCGGGAAGGAGGAGGACCAGCCCATGGAGGTCAAGATCAAAGATATCAGCCACCAGACCGCGAAGGTCGGCCAAGTCCTTCACCTTGACATATGGCTCCCCGAATCGTTTGGCTGCTGATTCGGCGATCTTGTCCCTCAGACCCGTAATCCCTTCCAGTTTGTAGGTGTTGTCATACAGGTCAACAAACCCGCGTCGATTAGCACTCATAGTCGGCTACCAGAAGGGCACCAATGGGTTCCGCCGAGGCGGGGATGTCATCGAAGTCTACTGGGTGGGCAGTGGGTTCCATGGGTTCCAGTTTCAGGGGTTCTTCTTCATCCCATGGCATGGTCCATTCCAGAACCATCGAAGCAGGGTAGTTTGCCATGTTCATCACCTCATTTGTTGATGGATTGGATACCATTATACCCAATCCACCGCGTAGGTCAAGTGATATTTTACTCGTTCTTTAGCAGCCAAGCGTTACTGATCGCCTTGAAGCTATCGTCCATCCGACATGCCTTCCAGACCACACCCTCGCGCTTCGGCTTCGTCCCGACCAGGGATTGACCATCGGCCTCGACCAGAATCTGACCCCGACCTTTCAGGACTGCATGCTCTTCCAATACAGGGACATGCTGAAGACCCATCTCGGCAACCCAGCCCCTGCGGATGTTCGGGCGGACATTCTCGAAGGTTACGGCGCGCTGGATGTCGAACACGAAGAATTCCTGATCATTCAGTCCGTATTTGTTACCTTGAATCTGGGGGCCGATGATCTCACCCTGAACCGCATATCCTTGCAGACCAAGATCGCGCATCCGTTCCTCGATGTGGTACTTTTTGGCAATCTTCCAATAGATGTTACCTTCCTCTTCCCTCAGCTCGAAGTTCCTGCTGCAGACATGGAACTTGTCGTCGGAGTCCAAATAGTAGGTCGCGGACGTGCCGTCCAGCTTCTCCGTGACCTCATACGTGTCGGCTAGTTCCTCGGCGGCGATGAACCATTGATCCGACAGATTCTGGACCCGTTCCTGATCGGTCTTGTTCAGCTCGGATGGGAAGAGACCTGCTTGCTTGCCAGCCAGAGACAAGGCCGCAAGTGCCTCCCATTTGATGACACCGTAGTGGGCGGAAATGTCATCACCAAGCAGGGGCCGACCCATTTCCAGATACTCGGTGCTATTCACGGGGAGGACCAGACCCTGAGACAGGGCTCCGCGAATCTTGGCGGACTTAAGTCGTGCGCCTGCGATCCCGTTATAGACGGCGGGCTCTTTCCCCTTTGAAAGGAAGGGGGCAACCTCATGCGGAATCCATGAATCGATCTCGAAGTAGGCGACCTCATCGCCCGCTTCAAACTCGCCTTTCTTCACCACGACTTGCCAGCCACCGATATGGGCGAGCTCAACCGCGTCGGCGCCTGCGATGGGAGACAGACGATCGATCTCCCGATACGTAACCATTTTGCGTTCAGACATGTTTCACCTCACTTAGTGATGATCATCAGGAACGTTTCAAACATCCAGAGGAGGCCGCCGACGATCAGGCCAACATAGACGAAGGTGGCGGTCACCACACCAGCCATTGCAAAATCTTGGGGTTTCATGATGATCTCCAATAATGACAATGGAATCATGATACCCTTACTGTTTCCGCTTGTCAACCCATCTTGATAGATTCAGGACGATATCCGACGGCCCGCTGAAGCCGCGAACATAGACCCCACCTTCTCCTTCTTCCTCATAGAGACCGATGACATGCCCGTCTGGAAACTGGATTTCAATATCAGACCCCACCTGCTCTACCATATCGGGATGCTCAGCGGCGAACTTATGAGCGAGCTTCAGGATGTGGTCGCGCTTGGACAGATACTCGGCGGCCTTGATCGTTTCCCGTTTCCGCATGGAGGAGAAGACATCATCAAACACGGTGGGGGAAGAACTGTGGTTGATGATCAAAGCCCACTCCCGCAGTGCAACCTTGAAGATATCCATGACGCGATCATCAAACCAGAATCGTCCAGCGTCACCTAGATCAATCACGGTCTCAGACCAGCCCATGCAACCGATGGTCTCAAGAGCATCAGCAGCAGACTTGCTACTGACGTTCAGGTAATTGTAAGGACGGGTCATAGCGATTTGCGTGCATAGCTCTTTGCAGACACGACGGCCATCCTCTTTGGAATGAGCCTGAACATTGACCCATGCACCAGTGTGCGACATACAGTTAATCATATTTCGTCACCTCTTCCACTTCAACGGTACGGATGATCAGAGACCTAATCTTCATGATACCACCACAGCACTCATGGTTATCGGCTTCTGCGTCGTCCCAGTCGTCATACCACATAGTCCGCAGGGGATCGGTGTGCTTCTCCCATCCATCCCAGAAGGTACCGTCTGGGTATTGCAAGACGTAGATTCGTTTCATGTTCATGCGTCCTCTAATGTGTCAATGAGGACATTCTAGGTCAGTTTTCGCGGCATGTCAATAGCAAGGGGTTCCTCGACCTTATCTCGCTCAAACTAGACCATTTTGAGCCTATAATTATAGGGGTCTGGTGAGCACTCTAATACGTAGGTGGGGTCACCCTATTACCTCGATTTTCAAATATGCAAAAGAATGGCCTCAAATTCTACGGATTGGCTATCCATGCGGCTTTCCAGTCGCCTTGCTGATTTTGACGCCCCTCGAATTTCCGAAGTCCATTTCACAATGCAAAAAGCCCCTACACCCGCGGCATAGGGGCTTTCTCTAATCAACCTGCATTGTCAACCGCGTCTTTCAGCAGGGAGGCAATCGCCTTGAATTCTTCCTCGCCGATTGCCTCGACCTCGACCTTCATACTACCGAAGCTCATGCGCTCCACCGCCGCCCAGCCGTCCACCGTATGGCGGATGCGGGTATAGTACCCGCCATCCATCAATTGAAACTTGAAGACACCCCAGACCCACTCATCAACCGACCAGTTATCCATCCTGTTGTGCTTATTGACGGGCTCCTGATAGATGCCCCTTGTGCGGATTTGGTTTGCCAGCCAGCTGAAGGCTGCTTGAATGGTTTCGAACCGTTCCATGATGCGTCACCTCAATGATTAGGAAGTGACGCTATCATACGATTAACCGAAGAAGTCGTCAAGGGTTGCCTTATGCTCATACGACCAGTGGATGGCTTTTGTCACACGTTCCAATGGCTTGATGAAGGACACCTCGAATTGTTCACGGAGGTCCACGTATTTGTCTAGGCCGAACTCTGGCGGGAGCTTATCCACGAAACCGATAGTATCCTCCCCGATGGGATTGGGTAGCGTTAGGGCAACCCGACGCATCTTTCCGCCTTCCTGAATCGGAGGATAGTTACCAGCGATGTTGTGGGTCTTCAGGTAGTGGTTATAGAGTAGGGAAGCTCGGACGTGCTTCGGGCATCCCTGCTTATAGATGCTCTTGGCATCCGCATATTTGTCCAGACCCTTGACCCCCGACGGGATGGCGATTTCGTATAGGGGTTGCTCCTGATAGGTCTTTTCAAAATCCTTGACGTATGACTGTAGCTCGCGCTCGGTGCCCGTCAGCAGGATTCGGAGACAGTCGGCCAAAGCATTGCGGCAGAACTTCGGCGTGCTGGATCGCTTGACCTCTAGACCAGTGGCACTAATCTCGGGTTCGGGGTATCGGACGCCCTCGTTATCCCATGCCAGCAGCACGTAGGCTTTCTTCTGGACGAAAATGGCCGATTCGCTGATCTTCTCCCGCTTGACCGCTAGGTGGTTCTCGAAGACGTTAGCACGGCGGGCCACGTTCGCACAGGATCGGTCAACCGCCTTCCCGATCTTCTGTTCACAAATCTTGTCCACCGCGTCAATCAGTTTATCCTTGGGTAGCTTGTCTAGACCGCATTTCTTGATCAGGCTATTGACGGTCAGATATTCGGAGTCCGTGTCCGAATAGATCAGGGAGTCCTTCACCCCTGACAACCCGTCAATGTATTCTGCCGTCTGCTCGCCCACGGTCTTGATGAAGAATTGGCCAGAGGAGGTGATACCCTCAGCACAGCGGAAGTCGAAGAAACGGAAGAACGGGGAAGCCTGTGCACCATATCCACTGTTCAGAAACACCTTCAGCGCGTTCTGTTTGATGTTCAGGTTTGACATTGCTGCCTCTTCCCGCAGCATGGCTTCCTTAAGCTCCTCATCGGATAGTGTAGTGTAATCAGTCATACCAGACCCCTACGTTTCATTTCTGCTTCAATGGCGACTAGCTCTTTCTTATGCTTCTTCATATCGTTCTTGGCATTCACGCGATCATTGTAGACCTTGGACATGAGGAACGGGATCACACCCTGTTTATCCCGTTTGAAAAAGTGGCCATTGGCCGTCATGGCAAGGTTATGCTTTTCCAGTAGCGGCGTCAACTCCTCGTCATGGGCCATTGAATCGATTTGAATCCGATCATACCATGGTTGCAGCTCAGACGGAACCTCATGTTCGGCAAGAATGGTCTCTGGGCTGATATTGAAGGAACGGATGATGGATGGATACAGGCTGTTTGCGTCGAACGAGACAACCCATTCATAGCGGCCAGGGATCGGGTCTTTCACGTACCCGCCGATGATTGAACGGTCGGGCTGCTTTGGTGAGAACACGGCAGGTACGAATTTCTTTTGACCGTAGAGGTAGTTCTGAATATATGAGTCCCATGCTTTCACGGTCCCGAGAACGTCCTCATAGTTCACCTTCGTCATGTATGCAACACCCATCAGCAGGGGGATGAACCGTAGCTTCTCATCCAGACGGTAGAGGATATGTACGTCGCGGCAGTTATACTGTGCAAATCGCTGGAAGTCCCTTTCATAGAACTCCCTGAAGGTTGCAAACGGGTTCTCGAGCTTACCCTCATGCAGGTGGTCCTCCGCTACAGCATCTAGGGTGAAGTCCCGCTCGCCTGGGATGAATTTCTTATACATCAGGATGTAGTCGAGGTGCTCAACCCCGATCAGACGGTAGCCGACCGTCTTCACGTCGATTTGATACTCCTTGACCTGTCCCACGGGCGACAGGGTCTTCATGACCTCTTCACCTAGGCGCTGGCGGACGCGGTTAACGATATAGGGCACGTCAAACCGCGATGAGTTATAGCCGATCAAAGCATCAGGATAGTTCCCTGTCCAGAAGGCCATGAAATTCTTCAGCATGGCGTCTTCGTCATTGAAAATCCGTTTCTCTACGGGGAAGTCATATAGCTTGTCGAATTTGGTCTCATCGAAGTCTTGGAAGCTCCAAATGACATACCGTTTACCCGTTAGAATGGTAATCAGGTTGATGCGCTGGTCAGCTCGCATCGGATCGGGGAATTCGTCGCCCACCTCCGTTTCAATGTCGAACATGTAAATGCTGACCTGCTCCCGCTTGTACGGGATCTCTTCCATCGGCCAGCGTTCGTTGATGTATGAGTAATCCCAGTTGGTATTACCGAACAGGGTGAAGCCATCCACGCCCTCATATCGCTGGATGAATTCCTTTGCCTCCTTGATCCCCTCCTGCTGGAGGGGCTTCACGTTGTCACCAAAGATGGAGGTGTAGCCCGTCTCCTCATTCGTTTTGACGTATAGGGTAGGCTGGAAGTCTTTCACGACGGTGGTGCGCCGCTTGCCTTGATCATCAACCCAACGAAGGAAGATCGCCCCGCCTCTTTGGTGAAAGTGGGTGTAAAAGGACATTGCTCATGCTCCAATGACAAATGAATACCCCATGATAGCAAAAAGCCCCTAGGCTGTCAACACCTAGGGGCTTTCTGTTTGTTACATCACGGACTTTAGAATGTCAAGAGACTTTGCCGTATACGGCCTGTAGGAAGTCCTTCAGATCTGTTCCATTCATGAAGCGGGAAATGTCATCCACCTGATAGATGTCGGTGACACCCTTGTCATTTGGAACGATAACACTGATACCCCATGCACCACCGTCCAGCTTGACACCCCGTGGTGCTTTCCACTCGGTCCAGTCTACGGTCTCATCGGCCGAGACGGGGATTTGACCTTGAAGGAAACACCATGACATTGAGCCACTTTCTTCTGGGGTTTCCTTTTCCGTTAGAAAGGTATTGAATGATCTCATTTTCATACTGGATTAATCCCATGTTTAATGCAATTGGCTTTCCACACAGGTAGATCAACGATCTTCACCTTGTAGACCTTTTTAATACGTAGCTGACCTTTCTCCTTGAAGACCGCCCACTCTGGACTAAGGAAGTCCTGATGGTTAGTGGCCTCGGCAAATCCACCCGAACGGTGGTCGCAGGTCACGCCTTCATCTGGACCGCAAGGTTGACTGTTCTTTTTGGCAGCACGACCAAGCTGTGCCTCCATCTCAAACAGATAACCGATGTTACCCACACAGCGAGTAATACGGTTAGTGTCGTCGCGGAGATATTGCAGTGATTTGTCCGTAAACTTCGCAAAGTAGACTCCGTTCCCTAGAGCCCGTCCAGCCATAGTTGCACGATCAAACGGGGTAATCTTGAAACCAAAGCGAAGGATCATGGCTCCACCCACCGTACCCGTTCCGTGCCAGACAGTCTCAAAGTATTGGTTCGGCTCCCCGTTCTTGGAACGTTCTGCCGCGAACTCATCCCACTCTGGACCGTTTGTGATTGACGTGTCATAGATCGCCAATACCTCTAGACCTTCTGGGCCGTGTTTCTTGTTACTACGGAATAGCCCATTAAGCCTAGCCGATGCTTTGTCCAGTTCATCCTGATCCTTATTATCGACACGTACAGCTTTCAGATCAGGGAGGAAGGAATCATCCATACTATTATTCAAGGCTTCACGGAAGGTTACCTTCTTACCTACAGCCGTGCGTTTCGTCAGGTCAATGTTGTTCCGTGCCAGCATGGAAGGAACGTCTTCTGGCTTCGCCTTGTTCTCTGGTCGAATCTCCTCGCCCATCAGACGGTCATGAATCGATTTAAAGAGAATCGGACCCGCGATTGACTTGATTAGTTTGCCCCGTGCGGTGGTTGTCATCTGTGAGTAGATTTCATTAGCCGCGCTAGGATTCTTATCATCAATTGCAATCATGAAACTGGCAAGGTGTACAATTTCATTGATATCCCTAACCTGTCCTAGATCCTCAAAAACTGGTCTCAGTGATGAAGCAAGCTGATTAATCACCTCGGGCTTTGTTGACCGTTTGATAATCTCCGTTGCATTTTCAACGATGAAGTTCTTATAGGAACGGAAACCCGTATTGACACCATAGGTTAACTTCACCTTTTGGATGTCACGGAGAACCCTATCCTTCGTCCTACTCTCCACCACTTCGTCTTCCGCAAACTTGATTGCGAATGCGGGCGACGGAAAATGATCATATAGAACGGCAATATTCTTTTCAAAATAGCCCCGAACAAACTCATACACCCATGGAAGGCTATACCGATCCCCTCCACCAATCAGGCGCATCAGGTTCAGGTCAAGAATATAGTCTACGTGCTCGTTGGCAATCTCGTCATCAATCCTTGAAGGCACGCCTCTCTTTCTTGATTCATCGAGAACTTCAGTAACTAGCCGCTTCTGACGTTCGAGGCTTGTTGCCTTGAAACCATTATAGAGATAATCATCATACCGTGTTGCTGATACGTCAATCAGAAAGCCGATACCAAGACCCGCAACCATGACCTCAAATGGAGCATCGTGGCTCATGAGCTGGCGCAGTGAGTAACCGTCTTCTTTCAAAGCAGAAACGATCTCTACAGTTGCCCGCTCAGCGAACAGAGGAAGGAATGATGCAAGTCTGCCGATGCTAACCGTTTTGTTAAAGAGGGCAGACGTCGCCTGTTCAAACAACCAGTCATCAGTAAAGCCAAAACCCTTTAGATCACCATATGGTAGACCAGTCTTGATCGGGTCCTGTCTGACGATCAACGTTGCAAGTCGCTTCTGCGTATCTACATCAAAGAGTGCGGTCTTCTGCATCAGGATGTGTGTATACCAGAACGCGGTCGTCTCATAGTCTATACCATAATCAAGCTCACCACCCTTCTTCTCCAAAGCCTCGTCTAGGAGAATCTTGTGAACCTGCCGAACCGTGGCCAGCACCTCGTTCGAGTAGTTGTGTAGCGTGGCGGTTTGAAGATTCAACAGATCCTTCATATACGCTTCAAACAGGGACACGAAGTTCGGTAGCCCCGCCAGTTGCCCAGCAATCTTTTCAGCATGAAAGTCCATATTAACCGCAAGCGTACCAACGAACTTATGGAACCCTTCTGCAAACGGGGTTGCATAATCACCTTTCGCGGTCGTGACAATCTTTACATCACTACCCGAAGCCTTGATAGCAGCCTCTAGCAATTCTACTACATGCGCCGAGTCGATGTCGCCAATCGTCTTGGTTTTACCGTCAACAATGATCCCCTTGGAAGCAAGACGTTTAGCAATCTCTGAACTGTTATTACGTTCAATGTCCCACACGTAGGATTGATTACTTGCTTTCGGGAATGGTCCAACCATGGTACCAAGGATGACAAGGGCGATATAGTCAGCGGTGACGCCCTGATTTTCCAGATAGTCCATGACGGCTTGCGGGTAGATGGTTTTTAGCTCAACGGAAGCGTCATTAACCTTGCCCATCTGCTTACCATTAACGGTCAGGGACTTGACGAATGCTGCAGTAGAAGTCGTATCAATCCGTTCAACCCATGAAGCAAGAACCGTCTCGCATACCTTCTCCGCAATCTCCTTCGGGTTGACGTTGCGATAGATGCCTTTGTTGAGGCCAATATCACCCCACTTCAGAAGGTGACCAAGCATCGAGTTAACGGCTTCAGTGAAGTCGGATAGTTTCTTGACGTTAGCCTCAATCCACATGGCCTGTAGCGCGTTATCCTCGTGCGGATATTCATTATCAAGGAAAGCTCCGAAACCGTTCGTCATGAACTCAAGGAACTCAACCTCCGTCAGCCTCAGGAAACTATTGTTCGGGAAAGCGAAATCTAGAAGACTATGAATTGCAAAGGAGATATCGGGGGCAAACTTCAGGAGCTTGTTCTTAACCTCCAAAGCTTTCTCTGGGCTCATGTAGCCCGAGTAATCCAATTTCAATACATCATCCGCGAGTTGGGTAATCGTATATTTGGTGGCAGATGCCGCTGTTGATTGAGTTGTTGATGCCGCCTGATTTGTCCCTACGAACAGACGCCAGTCAGTCTTACTATATTCGGCCAAAGCGTTCAGGGTGTCATAGAGCCACTGATCAATGGTTGTGGCGTTGACTTTCTTTTCAACATTATCAACCTTGTAATTAGTGAGCAGAGCTTTCCATTCAGCAATACCGTTAGTGTCCTTATTGAAGTCGCCTAGGCCAGCGAACAGCGGACCTGCAAAGGCCTTGAAAACGGCATGTTCATTGATGTTGTTTTTCTTCATGATATTGACCCATGCCACTGGATCAAAGATCATGATCGCCTTGGCCGCGTCTGGCACTAGTGACAGGATGGACTTCATCTTGTTCACAACACGCTTGTATTCGGACTTGTCGTTGGCATTAACAAGGTATGTAATCCAGAAACCGATGATGTTCTGCACGACGTCGGCAAACGGACGAATCAGCTCAGGGGCTTTGACACCAGAACTTCTCATGCTACCCATCAGCGCCACGTTAGTGGAGTTGATGAATTCATAACCGATGATATTAGTCTGTAGCCAGAACAGGTTATAGGCAAACCAAGCGTCGGCGGATAGAGCCTTGATGACCGCACCAAAACCTTCCTCGGTGAATTTCTTCAAGTCGTCAAAGTTCATGGCCGAGATCTCGGGCCGTTTGCTATTGATGATTTCCATCAGGGCCTTTTGATAACCACCGCTATGGATGTCGTCTAGCTGTTTCTTGACATCATCATAGTAACCCTGATTCAGCAGGTTAGCAGACGCCAGATTCTGATCCCAGACACGGGCCACAAACTGATCAATCGTCTCTTTGGGCTTGGGTGCTGGAGCTGGTGGCTGGACTGGTGGAATAGGGGTAGGTGGAGCTGCTTTGGTTGGAACGGGTCGTGAACTCTGGGCGATTGTCACTGGCTGGACGGTGACGCCACTTGCCGTCTGGAGAGGAGCTTGTGGCTGAATCTGTGCGCTTGCGGCTTGCTGGGCTTTGGCAGCCTTGGTCGTCAGCGGGGTGTCATCAACCTTCGGGAAGTAGACGCTATACTGCTTGGCCAACTCATAGAACTCGGTCGCAAACGGCATCAGCTCTTTCTTGCGGGCCTTGACCGCGAGGAACATCTGCTTGGCCACCTGCTGGATGTTCAGAGTCCCGTCAGCAAAGCCTTCGATGATCGGCAGCAGTGATACGTGAGGCCGATGGGCCTTATACTGGATTTTTGAAAGGATATCGCGTAGCAGCACGTCTTGAAGATCCTCGCCTTTAATCTGCTTTGACTTCAGGGCAAACAGCAGACGGGTAATTTCCTGTGCAACCGCGAACTTCAGGATACCCGCAGACACGGCAAGCTTAACGGACAGGGAAATGTCCTTGTTCGTATCCGCGATGTTGCTTAGGCGCAGCTGACCGTCGTCCAGTAGGTGAGTCTTCATCGTCCCGCGCTTGGAACTGATCTTCAGGAGCCCCAGCGTACCGAACAGGTTAATAAAGAAAGCGTTCGCAACACCCTCCTTATCCTTCAGCAGGTCATTCATCTCTGCTGGCGTCTTGTACAGACTGTTTTCTACTAGTAGGTCTTTGTTCATCGTTACCTCATGACGAAGCGTGTTATAACGTCAATATCTATTTTTGAAAATAGAAAGCCGCTATGGCGATTAAACCATAGCGGCTTTAATGTTACTATACCATCTAATCCGTGTCAAATTACCGCCGTTTAGCGGATTCGACGAGGACGTAATTCAGGGCAGCCTCAAAGGAACCAGAGGTGCATTCCTCGGCAATGACATACTTCGACTTGAGCGCATCGCGGGCAGCGGTGAAGTATTGCTTAACCTTACCGCTCACCGCGGCGATGGTCTTATAACCCATGCTGATTGCCGCACCGCCTTGCATCCGTTGGAGGGCTCTCTGTACCTCCCTCTCTTCACTACCTTCCAGACCCTTCATGTCCATGAGATAGAGCCCGCCTAGGACTAGGTTGATTTCTTCGGGCTTGTATTGACCCTCCATCCTGTGAAGAATAAGTGACGGCTTGATAGCCCCTTCTAGTGTGCTGGTGATTGCTTTATTATCGTCGAGGATCTTCTTAACCTTCTTAAGCGCGCTCACATAACCAGCCTCCGTGGACGCACCTTTCAGGATCGTTTGAATCAGGTCCTTGTTTAGGTTATCCCGAATAATGGCAATGTTTTTAGAATCCCTGCCAGTATACCGCCCAGTGCCAGTCAGGGCAAATGATGCAACCAGATCCTTACTGATGTTCTTATCAAGGTCGTCCAGCTTCTTGATGTTTTCCGCCGCCCACGCCAGACGCTGCCCCTCAACAGTCCAGTCACCATCTGGTTTGAGGGTTGCGTTATATGCGTCATACTTTGCTTTAAGACCTTCGTTGATTTGTTCCATGTTTCACCTTATAGAAGAGAGGAATTTTTGAACTTCATGTTTATTTACAGGATCAGAAAGCCATTCCCGCGTATCCTTGATGTAGAAGGTACCGCCAGTTTTCACCCCTTTGATGACAACCATCGGCCCCTTACTTGATATGTCGATTATACCACGCCCCACGCGGTCTAGGCCATCGAAACGCCTGATGACTGATTTAGACAAAGGAATCATACCATCCATGAAGACATAGTTGGCAACCTCCTTCCCACGGATGCTATCCGTAAACGATTCCATCAGGGCCTTCTGCTGAATGCTCAACATATCGTTCTTACTGATTAGCTGGACCTCATACGCTCGTCGGATTCGTAGCTGGCCGTTTGGTTTGAAAACCGCCCACTCGGGGGAGACGACCTCTTTCTGATAGGTCGCATTAGGAACACCTGCCGATTGGTGGTCTACCCACTGCTCGCCTAGCTGCGCATCCATCTCGAAGATATAGCCCTTAGTCCCGATCCCGCGAGAGTAGCCGTTATCCCCGATATACTGGGCGACCTTATCTACAACATCACTGAAGTAGATACCGTCACCTAGCATACGCCCGACCACACTCTTGTCTGTTGATTCTACCACAGCGAAGCCATAACGCAAGATCATACTAGCACCAATCGAGCCCGTACCGTGATAAACTGGGCTCATGACCTTGTTTTCCTTGCCCTCTTTCTCATTGGCGAAGTCTACCCATTCCGAAGCCTGAACGGGGATGTTCACATCAAAGGCCCGTAGGACTTCAAAATACGTCCCGTGCTTGTGACTGTTACGGCTCTCAAACTCAACCGTCAGCCGTTTCTTCTCCGCGTCAGTGATTCTAACCTCTTCGGCATATAGGACGTTCGGCTTCGCATTTGCCGCGTTTTCCTTTACCCGCTCATGGAAGGAGCTATAGCTCTCTCCTTGTTCGCGTGGAAGGATTGGGAACTGGATGTTGTTGTAAGTCATCACCTCACGCAGGCGGTCAATCGTCATCCCCTCATACGGCTTGATGGGCACATCATCCGAGAATATTTCGCCCATCGCCTTCTGTAGCGTATAGAAGTTGTTAACAGCCTCTTCCACTGCCGTCTGCTGGAAGGGTTGAAGCTTCTCGAACAGTTCGTCGTTGCCGATGACGGGGAACAGGACCCCTACCGAATCGCGGGAATCCCAGTAGTGCGGGTTGTGCACCATCGATTCGCGTAGGGACCTTAGAACCCTATCGCTGATCGGGGACACCTTGTCGCGGAAAAACTCTGCAATGTGCGAGTATGAATAGAAGTCTACGTTATTGTCAAGCGCGTGCGCATAGAGACCCGCCAGCCGTTGCGGCTCTACAAACTCATTAACGAAGTCGCTTTCGCGGATGATTTGTAGAATCTCATCGTCCCGTAGACCGCCAACCCACGCCCTCACCTCATCGCCGCCGAACAGGATAAGCGCATTGATCGCATCATTGTTGACGTAGCCGTTTCCGAAAACGGAATCTGCAAAGTGCTGGATAACGTCGTTATACACTGGCGTGCCCGTGACGGCAAGTTTCATCTTGTCCTTGTCTTCCTTGCCTGCCTTGTAAAAGACATCTGCGTAGGTCTCAAAGGCATCACCTGAACGGACACCTAGTAGCGGGTCATGTAGGTGGTTGGTTAGGAACTTAACAGCGCGCGAGTCCGATGATTCATAGTCCACGGGGAAGGCATGAATCTCGTCTAGGAGCTTATCAATGGTTTCCTGATCAAGGAACCCGTAGGTGAACTCTGAAGTGAGGAAGCCGATATGTTCGCGGCGCACCTCATAGTCTGATGCTAGGATGTTAACCGCCTCCGCGTAGTCGATTCCTAGGAACTCAAGACGGCGGCGCACCGACGCATAGTCGAAACGGGTTTCGTTCTTGACAATCTCTTCAACAGAATCAGGGTTAGCGGCTAGGAATGCTTTGGCGATCTTTTGTATTAGCTCTACCGCGTCGCTTCGCCACGTACCGTCTTCAAGTGCAACATTCAACATCTCAATGATGACCTGCTGCATCTTGTCGTTAGGTAGCGCGGCGGCTTTACTCAAAGCAAATGAAGCAAACGGAGCCCAGACCTCTTGTATGATCGCGTCGGTCACAAAATCACTATAGACCTTCAAAGCATTATCCGTGTTAAGGGCAATCTTGAGCCGTTCTTTCTCGCCAACATATCGCAGGGCTTCATTGAAGGTGGAAATTGCGTCCGCGCCGCTTGCGTCTGGGTTAGCGCGAATCCATGCCTCGATAACGTGTAACAGGTCGCCTGTCTTAAGGATCGACATGATATCGGGCTTCGTCTGTTTCGGCTCCTCGATGGGGTCTAGGGATAGCTCTAGACCCTTTGACGTCTTGGGGGGTTGCTCTTTCTTTTGAAAATTGGACGGGGTGAACTCAATCGGCGCGTCCATAGTGAAGCCCCTCGCGCCACCTGCACTAGCGGCCATGGATAGATTCACGTCACTATCACGCTGGTAGCCCCGCTCATAACCCGTTGAATCCATGGGTTCCATGGTTAGGTCTGCTAGGGTGATTTTCTTCAGGACGGGCTCTTTCTTTTCTTCCTTGCCATTGACGTCCGCGAAGTTTGTCAGATAGCGACGGGCAATCTCCATGAATTCGGATGCAATGGGCTGATAATCCTTCAGCGCCTTAATTAGCATGTATAGGGTCTTGCTATACTGCTGGAGGGTGATTTCACCATCCATCCATGAATTAACCAGCTTCAGGATACGCGGGCTTGGGCGATGGCTGGCGATCTTGATCTCGCCAACGATGGACTTTAGTTCAGCCTCATCAAAACCGCTGGAGACCTTCCGTTGCTTCAATGCAAACAGCAGGCGGCTAATCTCATTTGCGGTCGCACTAGTAATAGCCCCCGTCTCCATGTATAGCTTAACGCTCAGGGACATATCCTTGTTGGCATCCCCCACGTTCATCATCTTTAGCTTCCCGTCGTCCATGATCGACTGACGTAGGACGGTCTTCCCTGCATCAATTGATACAAGACCCATCGTTCCTAAGAAGTTGATGAAGAACGCGTCCGCTACCTTCTGAACATCCGCCACCAGCTCTTCCCGTTCTTGCGGCGTGCTGTATAGGCTATTCTCGTTTAGCACCATGGTTTATCAATCCAAAATAGTAGGATAATGGATATTTACAAAAAGAAAAGGGACGGGTATTCTTATGACCAGTCCCTTCTTTTATCGTCCGACACGAACTGGGGAGATTAAGCGCCACATGTATTCCTTGGCTTTCGGAACCACGCATAGACGTAGGCCGTCCTCGCGCTTCATCCGTTCACCCTCATTGACCAATGAACAGCATCCCCAGCGTTCCAATAGCGAAGCCGCTTGGCGCTGGATCAGATAGTCAAAGGCCGTCATACTATGCGGCTGACCTTCCATCTCCGTAAACAGCTTGTAATGCCCGATATAGTACCTGCCCCGTTTATGAAGCAGGTAGCATTGTTGCGTCAGGGCTTTCGTTTCATTCTCCTGAAGACCAATACGACGCAGGGTCTCGCGGATGATATGAAAACTGTTTGATGATGGTAGTAGCACCTCTACCATATCCCCGATAATCTCGGCGGCTCTTTCATTGCCGACGAACTTGATTTGATCCATTTCTACCACCTTTAAACAAATAGTCCTTTATGCTATTGATTTCCTCTTCTGATAGAATGCGTGCAATCTCTTCGGCTTTCTTTACAGAGACGTTATAGCACTCCACAATAGCATTTATATCGTCGTTCTTGGTGGCTTTCGCCCATTTGGAAAACCGACGACCTTTCGGGACTAGGTGGTAATAAAGGTCATATTGGAGCTTCGGGTCCATCGTTGGGTGATTGCTTACCTCAGCGGCAATCAGCACAGTGTCCTCATACTGCGACATGGCCCGATTGATCATGAAGGCGGGATATTTCTCCTCAATCGCCTCTGTGTTTCCATCCTCATACAAATAACGGTCCTTTGTATTGATGGATGGAATCCATTCCTTGAAAAGATCGAATTCCATCACATCTCCTTATTTGTATTCCAGACCCATCATCTCGATGCAGAAGGCCACGAAGTTGATTTCTGGATCGGGGGATGTGACACCGCGATATTGATAATCCGCGATCTTGATAATGGCGTCAGGGATATACTCGGGCTTGAGCATGTCCTTCAGGTCATCGTAGACCTTGCGATATAGCAGGTTCACGTCATCCTGCGCATTCTGGGCAACCCATTGACGCATAGCGGGGAAGTCCTTCGATGTCAGCAGCTTGACAAGTTTTGAAATGTCGAGGTCCTTGTCGATCAGACCGCAGACCTCCTCATCAAGCTTCGCACCCGTCTTGGACATGCGCTGAAGGGTGTTCAGGATCTTCCGATAGTCGGGGAACAGACGCATGATCAGTTTCCCTACGGCAGGCTTGCTATGGGCAACCCCCTCGTTCTTCAGGATTTCATAGACGCGCTTGCCAAACTCGGTGAGCATTTCAACCTTCTCTTCCTTAGTGACCGTCAGGGAGATAGACGGGCAGCGGGAATGAATGGGATCAATGATCTTGTTGGGGAAGTTGCAAGTGAGGATGAAGCGTGCGTTGGTGAACTCTTCAATAGCCGCACGCATGGCCGTCTGTAGCAGGGGCGTCGCCTGGTCGAACTCATCCATGATGATAACCTTCACGGGGTTATCACTGAATGAGACCGTAGAGGCGAACTGGCTGATTTGGGTCCGTAGCACATCAATGCCGCGCTCATTGGACGCGTTGATCAGGATGTGGTCCATACCCATCTCCTGACACAGGGCGCGGGCAACGGTGGTCTTGCCGATACCAGCACTACCTGCAAGGATCATGGAAGGGAAGTCGCCGCTTTCAACGAATCCGCGAAACTCCTTCTTCACGCGCTCAGGAAGGATACATTCGCCGATGGTAGCGGGGCGGTATTTCTCAACCCATAGGGCCTGTTCGGGATTGAAACTAATTGTCATGATGAACACCTCAATGATGAAACGGAAAGGAAGGATTATAACACGGATTGCCGATCAATGCAACACCCGCTTTTCCTTCTTCGGGGCTTCTTCGCCTTCGTCGTCTTCGGTCAGATACTGGGGCTCGGGGGCTTCCTCGCCCGTAACAAACTCGATATAGAGCTTCAGGAGAGGCGTGCTGGGGCTTTCAAATTGCATGATTGCATTGTCCGTGAATAGGACATAGTTCCCACGGCTTAGCCTGTTATAGTGACTGATCCTCACCTTGGTTGCGTCTTCGATGAAGTTGATGGAGCATGGATTGAGCATTGTCATCATCCCAAATTCCTCACTCAGCTCCTCATCAATCACACCGATGACATACTCGCCCGTCATCAATCGGACTAGGGAAGTTTGATCGGGAACCTCGTCCTGCAACAGATCGTCGTTATCACTCATGGTCACATGTCCTCAATTTGGAAAAGGTGGCCGCTGTTCTGCTACGCTGGCACAGCAGGCCGAAGCCTCGATTGATCCCCCGCCGATGGGCGGACGATTCATTCTTTGTTAACCTTGATGTCAACCTTGTTCACAGTATATTCGAACCCTTCCTTCACGTAAATCTTCACGCGCTCGAGAAAGTGCTTGAACGTGTAATTGAAACTAGACGGGTCCTTATAGTCCCCTCTGATTTCGTCGAACAAATCATACACGTCACAATGGGTCTTTGTCAAGCTCGTCCGTAGCCCCCGTCCGATGGACTGGATCACCCGCGAGAAGGATTTAGTAGGACTGGCGAAGATGATATGACGAATGTTGCGGATGTTCACACCAGTGGAGAAAGTCTGGTATGAGGCAAGGATGATGCAACCTTTCTTGTGAGTCTCCGCTAACTTCCTGATCTTCTCCCTGTCGTCTACGTCGGTGCCGCCATATACGAAGAACAGCTCCTTGTCGTATTTCTTGGATAGCTCCTTCAGCGGCTTCCCGTGCTTCTCTACTAGGCCGAACAGGATCAGGACGTTGCCTTCCAGCGCATTGGCCATATCCATGATCAGGCGGTTACGGTCCTCGTTCTGGACAATATATTCAATCTCTTTCTGGTAGGTGCCGCTAAAGTCGTTTTTCTCATACTTGAGCTGAATGCAGTTGACCTTGAGCTTGGCCACCGTCCCTTCATCCATCAGTTGCTTAGTGGTAACGGTCACGTATTTGGTTCCATAGATGCCCGTCAGGGTCATGTCGGTGGCCTCGTCTTCCTCATTGATGGAACCCGATAGACCGATGCGGAACTCGGCGTTGCATTTCTGGCCAATGGATACGAGACTATTAGCCGCCGCTTGGTGGACCTCGTCGGTGATGATGGCACGAAACTGGGAGAAGAATTCGGCTGGAAGGCGGTGTAGTCCCTGCCATGTTGACACCATGATGGGGGCGTGCTCATTACGCTTCCCCTTGCTCTCCGTTGACAACACCATATTAGCGTCCGCGGCCCATCCATTCAATGAACTGTAGTCGGTAAAGTCGCTTTTCAATTGCGTTACTAGACCGATTGTCGGAACAATCACAAGGATGCGCTCACCACGGTCAAAGACGTTATCCAGCAGGTAGCGGCAAATCCCATAGATGATGGATGATTTCCCGCTGCTAGTAGGTGACTGGATTAGCTTCCTCTTCTGGGTCATGCAGACTGAAATGGCCTTCTTCTGGTAGTCGCGGAACTCAATCGGCTTCCCATGGGCTGACATGACAAGGCCGTTGATGAATTCGTTAACCCGTTCTTCCCTATCACCCCTGAACATCTCCTTCACGGCTGGATCGATTTGAACCGACAGCTCGTTCTCGCGGCAATAGTCCAGCAGGCGATTGATCAGGCCAGCATAGATGAGCCCAGTCTGATATTGGAAGAAACGAATCTTCCCGTCCCAGATACGGGCCTTGTATTTGGGTTGGAACTGATACCCCTTTACGAATCGGGCAAAATGCTCCGCCATCCCCATGCGGATAGAGGGTTCGGCTTCGATCCTGATATACACATTGCTATGTTTGCTAATGTACACGTCAACCATGATGATATTCCTATTGACTTTTGCGCATATAGGAATTTATCAACGAAAAAGGGACGCTAGGTGTGAACCTAACGCCCCTTTGTGCTTCTAATGGATTAGTTCCATTGATACTTCAGGTATTGGTTGCCGCAGTAACCCTTGTCGGCGCAGAGGCCAGGGTTCCCTGTGTTGGAATGCCCTTCTGGGATTCCGCGAACATAGTAGTAGGTTGCGATTGCATACCCTGCTGCCGCGTAGCGGTTTTCAAAGGTTTCTTCCTCTAGCGTCGACATAACCAGAAACTCGATGACCTCGGGGTAGGTGGCGTCGCGTTTCGTCTGGCGCTTGATGGTGTTCTCAGCCGTACCGACGATCGCCTTGGATTGAATCTGGAATGCTTGTGGGTTCTTATCAAACTCACCCTTAGCCTCGCTGATACCCGTCTCGATCAGGGATAGGGCACGCTGGCAGGTCTCTTGATCCTGAAGCCCCTCGCGTTCGCAGATCGCCAGCTCTTCTACCTCATTGAAAGCAGGGTCTCCCTTATCGGTCTCTTCGGCATATGCGTATTGTTCCTGAATCAGGGACGGGCCGTTTTGGGCATATGGATTAACTTCATGCACCAGACCTTCGCCATGGACGGGACCGTTGAATTCGGGCTTCTCTTCCTGTACCAGACCGAGGCGGGATTCATCGGCCGCTGGGACTTCATTAACGGCACCTTGTCCGTGCTGAAGATGGAACTCACCTTTCTCGGGGGTCACAAGAGGCTGACCCTTTTGTGTGTCGATCTTATATTCAGGCAGCGGGTCTTGCTTCAGACCTTCACCCTTAGCCGTTTCGATTTTGAACTCTGGAAGGACTTCAAGAACTTCTGGTTCGCCCTTCTGACTTTGGAACTCAACCAATCCACCGCCGCTACCGCAACCGACCAGCATACCTGCTACAGCTACTGCAATCATATTTGCTTTCATTTGTCAAATCTCCTCTTTAGTTAAGGATGGGTTGATAGTAACCCATCCTCTGCCGCATGTCAACCGCTGATCTATTAGATCAGCCAGAATTCTTCGATCTTGCCGCGAAACTTGAGGGCTTCCTTTACTGCCTTGGCGTGTTTCTTGTCGTCGAACATCTGGGCTTCGAAAATGTTGAAGGTTCTATCGTCCCTACCGTAGCCGCCTTTCCCGCTCCAATGCGGTACGAAGCTCATGGTACCCGTGGCATAGAGGTTGCCCGTGGCGTTGGTGTTGAACATGCTCAGGGTGTAGACTTTGCGGGGATTCATGATTCGGGTTCTCCGTTTCGATGATGGTCATTATACGCTCATGAGACGGGAAAGCAATAGCCGTTCATCGGTCTGATGGGCGGTAAAGTGACGGATTTCACCCAGTTACATCTCAGTTACACTTTTTGGAGTTTTTTGAGTGGGACGAAACATGAGACTACCTGAAGACCCGCATGGAAAGCCATTCTATGAAAATCGTTGAGTTTTTGATGGTTTTGGTGATACGGAGACCCCATCGGCCCCTCAAAGTCGAAAGTGAGTGCAGAAAACCTCTAAAAAAATAGGGGTCTGTGAAGGGACTTTTTGAGGAGAGGAGGATGATCTTGTGGATTGGCGATACGGGCACCATGAAGGGTAAAAAAGATCAAAAAACAGATCACAAATGGGGCGGGGGTTGTGGGTTCCTATAGTGTCCTTAATCGTCCTATAGGTGTCCTTGATGATCCCATTGTCCCTAATATCCATATAGGCCCAAATTCCCCGCCTATGGCGGGAATTTGGGCGTTCGATGGAGGCCCGCATAGCGGCCTCCATCGAACCTTCGGTTATTGTAGCCCTATAGGGTCCCTTCATGGAATCCTATAGTTAACCTATTGATTCCTTTAGGGTTCCTTATGGTCCCTTAATCGTTATCTTAAAGAGAAATTCCGTTCTATAGGTGTCATGGGTCCTTGAATGACCAATAGACACCCGTTGGGCGTGCGGCTACCGCCGCGTATCCTTTTGGTATCCTATAGATTCAATCCTATAGAACCCATGGATGGGGCCGTTAGGCACCATCCATGCGCCCCGATAGGGGCGTTATGGAATCCTAATGCTCCCTTATTCGTCCTTAATGGTTATCTTAAAGAGAAATTCCGTTCCGACGGAACCCATTGATTCCATTGAAGAAGCAAAAAGGGGTGACCCCGAAAGATCACCCCTTCCATTGCTTACTTCTTAAGCACCTCGATGTAGAAACCTGTAAACTTCATTGAGCAGGTTGCCGTCACTGGAACACTATCACTGTCCGTTACGTTAACCGAGAACCCGCTTAGGTTCACGGGGAAGCAGTCCCTCATGGTATACCTGATCGATGGGTTCTTGTGGTTAGTGAGAATCGTCACTGTGATGTCACTAAACTGGTTCCCGATCCTGCTGTTTGATAAGGACAGCAGCTCTTGACTTCCCGTCTTGCCGTTGATAAAATTATCGTATTGTTCATAGGAGTCGGGGAACGATAGACCCTTCATCCATGAAAGGATGGCTCTATAGTTCGCCATGGCTTCATCCACGATGAACGTGAACGTGAAGTCCTCCTGTGTGATATGATCGCCAACGGCATTCACGGCTCGGAAGGGGTTGCCCATCTTCACTTCAGGTAGGCTAGTGTCGGGGAAGGTGATTTCCTGTACACTAAACTTCATGACGGGTAGGCGGGCGATCTCCATCACGAAAGAGTTAATATTCAGGAAGTTCAGTTCACGTTGTGCCATAAATGCTTCACCATTTTGATTAAGATAGACTTGAGGATATTTAAAAATGATTGAAAAACACCTGCTCCCAGTTGAGGAATACCAAGAGCCGATTGACTTTGCCACCCAGCAGCTATCGGTGTTTTGGCTCCCCGATGAGATTAAAGTAGAAAAAGATATTCATGACGTGCTGACCAACTTCACCGAAGCCGAAAAGCACGGTGTCATCACTACCCTGAAGCTCTTCAGCTTGTACGAGACCCATGCGGGTGATGAATACTGGGGCGGTCGCTTCAAAAAGATGTTTGACGGTGCTGAATTCCACCGCATGGCCTCCGTCTTCAGCATGTTTGAACTGGCGGTTCACGCCCCATTCTATAACAAGATCAATCAGCTCCTGCACGTTGACACGCCAGAGTTCTATCTCTCATATCTGGACAACGAGACCCTGAAGGCCCGCATTGAGCATATCGGCGAGATTATCGGCCATCCTGATGATGCGGTTTCCCTTGCGATGTTCTCCTTTGTCGAGGGTGTCGTCCTGTATTCATCATTCGCATTCCTGAAGAGCTTCCAAGCCAACGGTCGTAACAAACTGGCCAACGTCGTGCGCGGTCTAGACTTCTCGGTGCGTGATGAAAACTTCCACTGCATCGGCGGCGCATGGTGCTACCACCTGAAGACGAAAGACTACACCGAAGAGCAACGGGCGGCGATTGAAAAGATCATCGTTGAAGGCGCGAAGACTATCTACGAACATGAAGAACAGATCGTAGAAATGGTTTTCGAGAAGGGCGAGATTGAAGGTATCTCGAAGAACCAAATGAAGGTGTTCATCAAGTCACGCATTAATGAAGTCCTTCATATGCTGAACATGAAGCCGATCTATAAGGTTAGCGAGAAGGATAACCTTGTTTCACAGTGGTTCTATAAGTCGATTAATGATTATCAGTTTGTAGACTTTTTCAGCGGCACAGGTCGTGAATACCATCGCCAGTGGGATGAACGCGGGTTTGTGTGGAAAGCCCCCGATCCAGTCCTAAACAAATAATTAAAACGACGGGGCGAGGTAAGACTCGCCCTAAATCATAAACCATTAACAGAAACAGGATTCGGAAATGTCCGACGTTGAAAAAGAACAAGACGTTTATACACGTCTTAGTAATGAACGCAAGGCCCTGCAGAAAGAAGGGCTTGTACCTAAGTGGTATACAACTGGTGGCTATCAGCTATTCAAGAGCAAATATGAATATCAGACCGACGGGCGCTCGGTGCGCGGTCAGTTTGAACGTATCGCCAAGACGGCGGCCAAGCACCTAGAGGGGAGCCCGCTATACGAAGGGGCGGAACAAAAGTTCTTTGATCTATTCTGGAAAGGATGGGTCTCCCTATCAACCCCAGTGCTTGCCAATATGGGAACTACGCGGGCTCTACCCGTCTCATGTTCAGGTGGCGTTATTGAGGATAGTATTCACGGCTTCTACCAGAATCGTCTGGAGACGGCGGTTCTTACTAAACACGGTTTCGGCACTTCGGCATATCTTGGTAACATTCGCCACCGAGGCGCACCGATCTCAACTGGCGGTAAGGCGAACGGAGTTGTGCCCGTTTTCAAAGGCCACGTTCAGGATATGCGGGAGGTATCACAGGGCAGCTCCCGACGAGGAGCATGGGCGGGTTATCTTGAGATTGATCACCCAGACTTTGATGAGCTAGTAGACCACATCATGGCGGAACCCGATGATTGTAATATCGGCTGGAACGTCAGTGATGAATTCATTGCCCGTCTGGATAGCGGGGACCCCGAAGCCGTTAGGCGATTCCAGCGCGCCATGAAGATGAAGATGGTTACGGGGCGTGGTTATTTCCTGTTCGTTGATAAGGCCAACCGCCAAGCACCGCAGATTTACAAGGACAAAGGTCTGACGATCAAGGCGAGCAACCTGTGCAACGAAGTCATGCTCCACTCAGATTCCGATCTCATCTTTACCTGCATTCTGGCTTCCATGAATGATGCTCGCTGGGATGAATGGAAAGACACCGACGCGCCATACTGGGCCACGGTATTCCTCGATTGCGTAGCAGAAGAATTCATCCAGCGCGCACGGGAAATTGAAGGTCTAGAAAAGGCGGTGCGGTTTACGGAGAGGTCTCGTGCTCTTGGCCTTGGACAGTGTGGACTGCACACCCTGTTCCAAAGCAAGATGATCCCGTTTGAGTCCTTTGAAGCTCATATGCTTAGTCAGGAGATTGCGGCAAGGATTCATGCCGAAGCCACACGGGCAACAAAGGATATGGCGTCCGTCCTTGGTGAACCTGAATGGTGTAAAGGTTATGGTGTACGCAATACGCATCTAATTGCTCTTGCCCCCACCAAATCAACGGCCCTTCTGATGGGCGGGGTTAGTGAAGGTATCAACCCCGATCCCGCGATGGTGTTTACTCAGAAGTCGGCAGGTGGTGACGTTGACCGCGTGAATCCTACTCTTCTGGCGATCATGAAGAAGAAGGGAGTCTATACGAAGAAAGTTCTGCGCGATCTAACCGCACATTTTGGCAGCGTCCAGCATGTAGACTGGCTAACCGATGAAGAGAAAGCGGTTTTCAAAACGGCCTTTGAAATTAACCAAATGGCTGTTTTAAGGATGGCGTCGGCTCGCCAACGGTTCATTGATCAGGGTCAGTCGCTTAACCTGTTCTTCAGCGCGGAAGAGAAACCTGAATGGATTGCAGAAGTTCATTCAGCGGCATTTCATGATCCGTATATCAAGGGTCTATACTACGTCTACACCCAAGCAGGGGTGAAGGCAGCCCAAGAAAACGTCTGCGAAGCCTGTCAATGATTTGACAACGGAAGCCTGGGGTGATAAGCTCTAGGCTTCCTTCTATAATGAGGACATATTATGAAACTACTAAAGCTAAGTGCCGAATGGTGCCAACCCTGCAAAGCTCTAACCAAAACTATTTCCGAAAGCAACCTGCCCGTGCAGGTAGAGGAAGTGGACATTGACGAACATCCCGATGTTGCCGCAAAGCATCTCGTTCGCGGGGTCCCTACCCTGATCCTGCTGAACGATGAAGGCGACGTTCTGAAGCGACACACTGGCGCGATGAACAAAGCCCAGCTCGCAGAATTCATCAAAGTTTAAAGCTTGACAAAGCCGCTTGATCCGTATATGATTACGAACATCAAGCGGCTTTTTTTGTTATTGGAGGAACACCGTGGGCGGTAATGCAATAATCGACGGAGAACGCGCCGAACGCATCATCTTCTCGGCAAGTGAGGACATCGGCGCGGTTACACGCCAGCAGTTCAAAACCGATCTTGTGAATCTTATCCTTGCCATGGATAACGCAGTGTATACCGAACATGGAGGTATGACTCCATTCCAGACAATCGGCTTTAACCGTCCCGCGTTTCATCCGATGAGTGTGGCGTCGGGGTCTACCCAGTTCCTCTTTAACGAGAACATCAGCGACGCGTCCTTCCTCCACTATAAGCCTTCAATGGGCGATGTTGATCTCATGATCAGCGATACCGCACGTCTCGGACCTCTCTGGGATATCGATGACCAGCAGTTCATGTTGATTGCCATGAAGGAAGATAGCACGCAAGCCATCACTCTGTGGCACTACGAACGAACGGGGAAGGTCGTCCAGATCGATCTAGAGAAGACGTGCTACGTTAATGGGAAACCGATTGGCTGGGAACGGTTCATCAGGTCTTCCTCATGGGATGATCAGGTAATGGGGATTCGTGGCGTCTTCCATAAGTGGCTGCTGCGCGCTGCCACATGGAAGGAAGCGGCCTATATCGACATCTGGAAGAAGGGTCGAGTAGAGCACGTCTATACGAACATGCTGTCATTCAGCGTCCCCATGGGCCTGCGTGAAAAATATATCAAGAACGGGGACGGCTCCTATCGAATCCCCGCACGGAAAGAAATGCAGTTCATTAGTAACACGGAGGCGATTGCTTCGCGGCTCTTCGGTGACCCAGAAGCCGATATCACCTCCTTTATCTCGGTGGCAAATAACATTAACAAGACGTTCAGCGATGAAGAAAAGGTGAGGGTTGTCACTGCCTTCGCACGTATCATGTTTGCCAAGGGGGCTCAATGCCTCTATAGGGACGACAAGATGCAGGATTATCGGGAAAAGATCAGGGCAAATAAACTGCTCCTGAAACTGATCGATATCCCTTCCCCGCTGAACATCAAAGAAAAAGCGGGGTCTTACTATGGCGTGTGCTGGGGTGACAAAATGGAGGAAGTATTTTCAGGGAAAGGCTGAAGTTGTAACAAAGACGAGGGGGATATCAGCCGTCTATGATACAATAGACGGTCGGGAGACCAAATATCACCTAGCAGACGGAACCCCGATTACCGTTATCCCCTGTAGTGAATGGAACGGCCGATATAGAATCAAGGACCACGGATGGCTTAGCGACGGATCAGTAGCCAAGCCCCTGAAGAAAAACAATAGCCTAGCCTCCATCAATTCCCTTGCCTTCGCCTCACTGGGTGATGACGTTACAATCCAGTGGGGCGATTCGGTTGTGGAATGCAAGCGGTTTACTAGTCTATCCGTATTGAATGAATCCATCCGACTAGGATTACCAGACCATATTAGGGAAGTCCTAGATTCCAATGAACTATATCCGCATGAAAGGGATACCCTAGGCTGTTATCTTGGGGAGGTGCTGATTGGGGTTCACGCATTATCAGGTGGTAACGGTCCGTGGGTCTGGCATCCGACTGCATTCTATCTCCCCACCGATCCCAGCTTTAGCGGTGTTGATTCATTCGTAGAGACGGCCAACGGCATAACTCCACTGTCCAGTAAGTATGGTGCGGGCGCGGCGGCATCCTTCTTTTCAAATATCCTGATTGGGGGTCTAGATGGAAACCTCGAACCATCGGTCTTCGGTGGGGTAGTGGCTGCAGCCAAAGCAAGAGGGGTCACGACAGCCGACCTTTTCAAAAAGCAGAAGTCCAAGCACGTCCTCTACGAATACGGAATCAATTACATTCTAGGGATGGGAATTCATGACACCTATGGCGTCTATGAGGCGATCAGGGAGGGAGACCTGACAGAAGACCGTTACCGTGTATCCAATGAGATTAGGATGCTAGGGGAAGCGGTGGGCCCTAGGATCATTGAGTATCTGGATAGCTCCATCACTGCGTTCTTCAGTCGGTCTACAGCCGAAGCCCTGAATGCTTGTTCTCGTAGCATGGAACAAATGAAACGTATTCTCATTGGAAAGGACTACTGGCAGGTCAACCTAGACAAGACCGCATGGCGCAACGGTGTGACAAAGTTTTCATTCATCAATTCTGGGGATGCCAAACTCCAGATAATCGGCAGTAAGGCCGCGATGAACGATATCACTGGCTCACAGGGGATGATCAATTACCGTCTATCCTATTGACAACGGGGATTCATGGTGCTATGATTCTTCTAACCATACGGAGAACTATACACCATGAATCTCAAGCGCGTTTCGATTCCTCATCTTGAAACCCTAACAGACGATCAATTCAAGGCCGTTCTGAATGCCGAAAAGATCGACCTTCATCTAAAGGTAGATGGTGCGGGTATCCGTTTCTGGAAGGAGGACGGGAAGTTCGTCATGGGAACCTCGAGGGTTGCACGTATCGAGTCGGCTCGACAGTTCATTGACCACAACCCGCGTTCCATGCGCTGCCGCGCATACGCCAAACTCTTCCATACGCTGGATGGTAGTCTGGTTGTTAAGAGCTTGCCAGAGAACGTCACGGTAATCGCCGAAGTGCTCTATAAGCCCCTTGGCTATAAGGACGGCATGAATCACGTCTATGTCAAGGTGCCGTATAGGATTATTAATGATCTCGCCATTGCGGTTATCGACATTGTGGAATCGGACAGCATGATGCCAGTTGATGATCAAACGCACCATACGATCATGATGGATATGATTAGAGCTGCAGGCGGCGAGCACATCCTCATGTTCAGCACGGGTCTTTTCAGTATTGATGGCGAGCTGCTTCCTACTATCACCACGCGGGAAGAATTCCGCAATGACCTGCTTTTCCTTGCGGAGAAGGACGCGTTCTGGACCTTGCTGGGGGATATGAATGAAGGTATCGTCTGCCGCGCTGGTGATATCGTTTTCAAAATCACCACCGACGAATACCGCGAACTGAGGAAACAGAAATGACCGTCTTCGTTACCTCCGATCACCACTTCGGTCACAAGAACATCATCCATTATTGTGCACGGCCGTTCAAGGACGTCACGCACATGGACGAGTGCCTGATCGAACTATGGAACGCCAACGTCAAGCCCGATGATGCGGTTTTCAATCTGGGGGATGTCTGCCTAGGGAAGGGGCACTACGTCGAGGAGCGTCTACGAAAGCTCAACGGCCGTCAATGCCTTATCGTCGGGAACCATGATCAAAAGTCAGTGCAGGAACTATCCGTATGGTCGAAAGTGGTTCCAGTCTTCCACTGGGAACGCAAAGGTCGGGTCATCCATATGCGGCACCACCCTTGGACGGTAGAAGACGCAATGGAGATTGAAAACGGGTTCGACTATGAAAAACATGTCTACCTGTCGGGGCATACGCATGGGCAGTATGGCCCAGTCCATTTCAACGGGGTGAAGCAGGTGGACGTAGGGGTAGACTGCTGGCAGTATCAACCTGTTCCAATTGATGAACTCATTGCCCATTTTGATGCGTATATCCCTCCGTACTTTTGAGACTTGACAGGTCATCCGACACCCTGTATAGTTCTAACCATGGTTGCAAATAGTGCAGCCTCAAACACGATTAAGGAGTAACACATGGAAACGATGAAGAAGCTTGCCGTACTCGCCGCAGTGATTGGTGCTCTTGCCGCTATCCAGACTTGCGTAGTCAAGAACGCCCACGCCCATGGCTGCGATGCTTATAATTCCTGCAGCCAGAATAGCCCGATTGTTAACAATGATCCAAGCGTGACGGCCAACGTGCAGCCGACCATCACCACGAACAATCACCAGCATCAGCATCAAGACCAGAACAGCCAATCAGGTGCTCAGGCGGCGGGGACTGGCGGTAGCGTGAACAACAATAGCCGCTATCTGAGCGTCCGACCTGTCACGGTCCCAGCAACCCCGATCATCACTCCGAGTGCTACGGTCTCGCGCTATGCTGGTGGTGAGTGTGGTCCTCGCATGAAGATTCTTCGCAAGGCGGTTCACGGCCTGAACAATCGTCCAATGAGTGTGCAGGAGTTCGAAGCGGGTGAAGATCAAACCCTATACCCCGATGAGGTCCCGTACAAGCGCGTCACGGTGGTGGAAGGACTGGACCACATCCTAGGACATCGGGTAGTAGAAACCACGGCGGTTCAGACGGTATCCACGGGCGGCGGCTTTGGCTTCGGTCTGAATTTCAATCAGGGCGCGGGTGGCTCGGCTGGGGTCCAATCAGCAGGAGGAGTCCAGCGGATGGTAACGACGATTCGGCTGATTGATTGTGTCCTAATGGAAGTGGATACGCGGAACCTGAAGCCACGCGGCTAATACTGGAGTAGGAAAAAAAGAAAAGCCCCTAGGAAATTAATTTCCTAGGGGCTTTTTTGCTTAGTTAGCTAAGGCGATTAGATCACATTAGCAACGTTGGCGATACGATAGTAAGCGTTGCTGCGCACAGTTTGCTGGGCGTTGAACAGAATGTTCTGCGAGAGAGAATATCTTGTCTTAAATCCCAGGCGTGGCTGCATGGAAACAGGATCAACAGCGCGGTATAGTTGCAGAGGTACGTAAGGTGAATAGATCAGGCCAGCGTCCATGGCGCTGTCGCCTTTGTAACCGAGGCAGTAGAAGTCGTGCTCGGCATACGGGTCAACGTAGACCTTGATGCGGCCGTGGATCGTACCAACAAATGTTGACTTGGTCCAGTCGCTGGTGACGTTCACGTCCAGATTGCTCGTGCTCAGGATGTTGGCAGCAGCTAGGGCTGAAGCAACGTCGGCGGAAACGATCAGGATATTGCCTTTACCACGCTTGGTGTCGAAGGCGATACCGTTGGCGTCGCGCTCGATAGCGAAGTGTAGACCTTTGAAACGCTCAGCTGACCAGCGGCCGTCGGCATCTTTCTGTAGGTCGAAAATACCTGGGATCGTGGTATCTTTGATAGCGCCCAGTTTAGCGGCGTTATAGATGTTGCGCAGAACTTCGCGGTTGATCTCAGCCAGAACTTCATTGCTGCAGATATTGATAAGTTCGTTCTCGGCGTCAAGACCGTGTACGGCTTGCATATCTTGAGCTAGTTCGACTGAATATTCAGCTTTCAGCGCACGGGTCTTCGCTTCAACCGCAATCTTCTCGATTGACACACCCATTTGAGCGGAGATATCACCCTCGCCTTGGGCGGTGGACATAGCGGTGCCAACGGTCGGGATGAAGCTCAGAACTGCGTCAGCGTTAGTAGCGGTGGCACCATTGCTCAGGGTAACGGTGTTACCAGATACTGAAGCAACCGTGGTGTTAGCAGGAATGCCTTCACCATAAACCAGCATGCCTTGGGCAACTTTACCAGCGCCGTTACCGACGGTAACTGAGGTGCTACCAGAGGTCAGGCCGCCTTTACGAACAACGTTCATCACGCCGCCGACGGTGTGGGTGCCCATACCAGAGAAGGCGGTGTTGGCTTCTTGCCACAGAGCTTCAGTACCAGACTGGGAGGTGTAGCGGCTGCGCAGGGCAAACACTAGACCAGTTGGCATGCTCATTGGTTGAACGCCGCAAACATCAAACGCGATCATCGCGGGGGCGGTACGGCGGACCATTGACATTAGCACTGGGTCATACTTAGCAGCACCAGCGGTAACGTTGGTCGGGGTTGATTCTTGTAGAGCTTGGCGCTTGTTCTCGGCGGCTTGGTTCTCTAGCAGGGCGGCCGTCACTTGCTTACGATATGCATCTTCGATCTTGGGCATGGAGGCATGCTCTAGGATCGGGCTCCACTTCTCGACTAGAGTGGGGTCTTGATGCTCTTGTAGGAATTGATCCATGTTTGTTTACCTCGGAGGATTTAAAATGAACAATCTTATTTAGGTGAGGCAGAAGACAAACGGCCTGTATGCTCGCTGGCGTGGTTTGAATCCGTGTCTTCTGCGCATGACTTTATGTAGTGCCGAGAATTACCGCATCATGGAAGCAAGACGGCTCATGTAGTCGTCTTGTGCTTTCTTACGCGGGGAGGGGATCTCTTCATCTTCTGAAATGATCGGGGCTTCCTCGGCGACCATCTTTAGGGCTTTCTTAGTGAAATAACCTTCCTTGATGATTGCGGCACCTTTGGCGAAAGCTTCGGCGCTGGTATATGTCTTACCTTCGACTAGCTCGCGCATTTTCTCTTTGTCAAGAGTTGACATGCCTTCGGTTAGTTCCGTGAAAGCAATCTTGCGCTGGGCTTCGTCTAGGGCTTGTTCGACCTTAGCGGCTTCCTTGACGCTTTCGGCTAGTTTAGCTTTCAGCGTGCTGATTTCTTCGGCCTGCTCGTCAACCTTAGCAATATCACCTTCGGGGATATTGAAATTGTGCTCTAGGAACAGCTTACGAAGGCCACCGATGAAGCTTTCCATGATATCCACTTTCACGCTGTGGCGTAGTGCAACCCGATTCTTTTCGGCCCACTCATTGACAGCATAGGTCAGATATTGGTCGGCTTGCTCTTCCAGCTCGGCTTTAGCGGCAGCAACTTCCAGTTCTTTCTCTTCCTGTAGGCGCTTGGTGGCGGCCTTGACGCGCTTGTTTACCTCAGCACCGATGGCGCTTTCAAATAGGATTGAAAGATTGCCGATGGACTCTTCTGATAGTTCGGTGCCTTCGAAGATCGCCTTGAAGTGCGTACCGAAGGATTCTTTTAGATCGTCCTTCTCATCATCTTCTTCCGCGTCATCGTCTTCAGCGTCTTCATCATCCGAGTCGTCTTCGTCTTCTTCCTTGACTTTCTTCTTGGATTCTTTGACAGGCTTCTTACCACCTTTCTTGCCTTCTTTGACGTCGTCCTCATCGTCTTCGGAGTCGTCTTCGTCGTCATCCATTTCTTTATCGTCTTCGGAGTCGTCCGAGTCTTCGTCGTCTTCCTTGACTTTCTTCTTGGCTTCCTTGACGGGCTTCTTACCTTCTTTGACGTCCTTCTCGTCGGCCTTGTCTTCCGCGTCGTCTTTGTCGTCGACCATATCTTTATCGTCGGCGTCATCCTTCTCGCCTTCATGAAGCTTATCAAGGCCTCGGATGGCTTTCAGTTGGGCTTCCTTGTTAATCTTTGGCATAATGCCTCCAGAAATGATTCATTGATGAAACTATTTAACCGCCGATGATCTTGGCCAGCGCGGCCTTGGCGGATTCAAACATAGCCCGTTCACGTTCGGCCTTGCTTGGGATATTCTTGGCTGCTTTCTTCTGCTCTAGGAACTGCATGAATTCCTCAAATAGAGCATGATTAGCACCTAGTGCATTTTCGATTGCCATTTCATTTTCGTAGACGGCATTAACCAGTGCTTTCGGGGCTGACGGGTTCATTACCGCGTCCACTGTATACAGGCGGAAGTCGTCTTGGACTTCTGAAATGCCTTCTTTTAGCGCCTTCACGGAACCGCTACCACGGGTTGATACACCTAGGACCACGCCACCTTCCAGCATTGCTTGGATGATCTTGCCGCAGGGGGTGTCCAGTACCTTGGCCTTGCCGATGTAATCGGTGCCTTCCTTTGCGATTTCCGTAATAAGGATAGCTGCGCGGTCTGGGTTGATTTGGCTATCATTCGGATGGGATAGCTCACCGACGGCGCGGCGGGTAGAGACGAATTCTTCGGAGAATCGTTTCACTTCCCGATCTAGGGTCGCCTCTTTATAGATGCGTCGGTTTTTATTAACGGTTTCTGCTTGAGCGAAAACACCTTCGATATACCAGTCCTTACCTTCTTTGGAGGATTCTGCGATTAGTTCATTTTCAATCAGTAGCATGATTATTTTCCGTATAGGGTTTTCATTCGGACTTTTGAACGGATCATAGACCGTTTGGCTTTCTGTTTACGTGCCGCTTTCCCAACACGCCACGCTTTACGTGCTGCTTTGCGTCGTGCTCGCTTCTCCTTTTGAGTCATGCGAACAAACTTGACGCTATTTCCCTTCCGAACGACTTTAAAGCCCTTGCGCTTGACCTTGACCTTACGGACGATTTTGCCATTGCGCACAACCCGTTTCATCGCTACCTCATCTAGGAATTCTAGCGTATGGGCGGCTTTCCAGTCTTCTAGAAGAGCATCCATTCTTGCAAGAATTTCCTCTCTACTGAACATTGCTACCTCTTCGGATTATAGACCCAGCTTGTTCTGAATATCGCGCTCGGTCATGACAATCAGGTCATGCTTATCACCTGAAGCGCGCTCGCGTTCTGCACGTTGTTTTGAATCAAACGGACCCGCTACCACCTCATCACCCTTCTTGCTATACACGTAGAAGGCTTCTTCTGATAGGGAGTCAAACATCGCTTGAGCGATCTCATGGCGCATCTCTTCGAGTTTCTCATTCGCCTTGACCGCTAGTGCGTCGAGCACTTCGTCTTTATCGAACATCATGATATTCCGTAGTTATTGAGAAGGTAAAAACAACCGTCTATGAATATTTAGACGGTTGTAAGCGTTTGCTATCAGGAAGATCGGGATATTAGAAATTCACACCATCAAGCGCGGCCTTTGCCGTTTTGATGCGCTGGCGGTCAGGAATCCCGTCATTATTGCGGTCGATGAAGTCGGGGTCGTCGTCATCGTCACCTTCCTCTTCGTCAGGCGGGTCTTCCTTGTTCTCCTTATCCATCTGTTTCTGCATGTCGTCCACCTCATCCTGTGACAGGTTCAGGACGTTACGCATCAGCCAGTCCTTGCTGAAGTATTGACCTTTATACTGCTCAAGCTGCTGTAGAAGGGCGGCGCGCTGTTGCCACATCTCATTAAACATCAGCTCATCCCAGTAGGCTGAAGACTGCCATTTGAAGGTTAGGCTTGGGGCCATGGATTCAAAATCTTCTGCCGTGATGACGTTCTTTGCGACGCACTGCGTCTTCAGCATTTGAACAAAGATCATGGAGAACTTGTTGCGAAGGTAGTTTACGAACTTGGTAAACTTGATCTCCTCGCGGGTAATCTCACCTGAACGACCCATGGAGAACGTACCTTCAGGATTTAGGCGGGTACGCGGGATATTCAATGCCTGATACATCTTCTTGTGGAAATAATCCACATCATCCATTTCCCCTAGATTCTGTCCACCAGGCAGGGTAGTTACCTCGGTGCCTCGTCCGCCTTCCCTACGTGGAAGCCAATAATCTTCCAGCATGGACATTGTTTGGCGGTTATCCTTCACCTCACCCGTGACCGTATCGTAGGTCATTTTATTTTTAAAATTGTTCTTGACGTTATTCAGATACTGCTCGGCTTTGGTGCGGGGGAGGTTGCCGACGTCAACGTAGAAGATACGACGCTCAGGGGCGCGGGCCAGACGATAGATCACCAGACTATCCTCCAGCTGCTTCATCTGATTGGCTACTTTCAGGGACTTATCAAGATGGGAAATTGCAATCGTTGACCCGTCGCCCTTGTCGCGGAACACGCCGCTATTGGCATATGCAATGGCGTCAGGGTGAACCTTGATTGATTGCGTCTGTTTTCCTAGTATGTTTGCCTGCTTACCATTAGTAGAAGACGTGTACACGAAGTACGTATCCTTCACCTTCTCCGCTTCGATTCCGTTCTTTAGCTTGACCTTCTCGGTCTCCACTACCTTACGGATAGTACGCGGGTCAATGATTCGGATTGACGTAATACCCTTGGTGTTATCATCGGGGTCTAGGACTAGATGAATCAGCATACGTCCGTCTACGTACCATTGGCGGAACTTGTCGGTGGCCGTCCGATTGAATTCCAATAGCTTCAGGCATTCTAGGAACTCCTCCTGAATCTTGCCCACCACCTTCTTTGGAATCTTCAGCTCTTCGGGAACCTCGATGTCCACAGGGTAGCTGGCATAGTCCGTTTCAATCGCCTCATTGACGATCTCTTGGATGGCGTAGTCGATCTCAGGACGGGAGGATAGTTCGCGCCAAGCATTGATCAGCTCTACCTCATTGGTCTCATTCGACGTCGCGCCAAAATCGATACCATGGGCAACCACGCCGCCCGTCTGGATGATGACAGCATCGTCTACGGTAGGAGGTACGAAGGAGGTGTCCTTGATCTCGGGTTCCTCTAGCGCCTTTTCCTGTTTCTTGCCAAACTGGCTAAAAAAATCGAATATTGCCATAATCGGGTCACATTTAGTTAGTGATGTTAATGGTTATTTAATAAGCAAAAGAAAGCCCGCATAAAGCGGGCTTCTGATTAGAACTCTAAGATGAATTTAGCATTCCCTGCATTGTATAGCTTACGATATCCCTTAGAAAACATGATATCGTTTTCGGTCATCTCTTTGGGAAACACCTCGTTAAACACCTTCTCCAGTTTATGGCGCTGATATTTCTGGCGGGATTCCCTTACGTGTCTACCATACCAGAAATAGCCGACTTCCGTTCTGCCGATTTCCTTAAACCCGCACGCCTTGTAGCCGTTACCAGTCCCGTGCATCAGATCGGCATAGGTCAGAAGACATTCCATTTCTGGACCTACAACCTTTCTTGCCGCTGCGATGAGTTTTGATGCCCCGCCGACCACCGTGTGATTCAAGATGGAACAGAAGCGGACGATCTCCCATGCCCCCTGTCGTTTCTCATAACGGGATGGAGAGAACGTCATAACGGACACCAGATCATCTCCATGGTATAGACCGATTTGTAATCTAGACTGTGCGTATCCGTTGATGTGGTTTGCTTCGCAGAAAGATCTAGCGGTTTTGGAATCGATGATCTTTGCTTCGGTTTTGCGGGCATGGATTCTTTCAGATTTACCCACCGCATTTAGAATCATGGATGCAACGATATCAAACTTTTCGTTAATTTCATCCTCGAAGAATTGCATGAGACGGATAGCAGCGGCTTCAGCAGCGTCCATTTTATTCCTGTGGTAGTTCTTATCTTTCAATCCGACGGAATCGTTGGGGTTGTATGAGTGATAATAGTTGCCGTTACACTCAATACCCACGCCAGCTGACGGGATTAGAATATCAATTTCACGTCCACCGCCAAGAATCGTCCTCACACTTTGCTCGACGTCAATACCAGTAGACTTCAGGAACTCGACAACCTTTGTCTCTAAACCGCTCGTCTTATATCCACCGCATTCAATACCGTTCAGCTCGGCCATGAATTTGATACCCTCTTCCGTAATCTTATACTTACGGGCCAGCGACATTAGACTGTTTTCGGATACCTCTTTGCGGAAAAGCTCTAGATCATCAAAAAGAATCCGTTGTTCTGGGGTGAATTTACTAAGCCATTTTTCACTACCGAAAGCCCTTAGCTCCGCAGGGTTCTCAACCCCGTATAGGCTCCTGAACGTCTCCTTTCTACGCTCAACCGCCTCTGGGTCCTTACTCCAATGTTCGACTCCATATCGTTCCAATGATGTTTTACGCGCCCTAGCTTTAACCTCTTCGTTCTGATTCGGGTTTGCGGCACCATATCTTTCTAGGTTAGTTTGGCGGCGCTTATCAGCAACCCCGTCGATCTTGCTGCTATGATCAACACCATATCGCTCCATGAGTGTCTTTTTGATTTGCTCTTTGTTATGCTCACTTTGCCAAGACCACTCCACCCCAAATCTTTCTAGGTTCGTCTGGCGGATTCTTTCTATCACCTCTGGGGCTTTAGAAGGGTTATCTACGCCATACTTTTCCATACTAGTCTGTTTGACTTTCTCAACCCGTCGTCTAATATATTCAGGGTCTCGGAACTTCTCGTTGGTAATTTCCCGAACAGACGATTTGCCGCCTAGCGGACTAGTGTCCCCATACCGTTCCATGTTAGTCTTCTTGCGCTTTTCTAATGATTCAGACTTCCATACACAGGAATATGAACAACAGTGTTTAATCCAACCCTTGCTGAAACTTTCTATAGGGAGAATTTTACCACACCCACCACACCGCTTCGGTTCAATCTTGTGAAGTTCACAGTATGCTGCGGTTCTCTTATCGGGATACCCTTCAGGAATTGGAATATCCTTTGCTTTATTCGGGTTCCATTTACCGTTTTCCGTGAAACAATTCTCAAACATGACAATAACTTAAAGGTTAGTGACTTTTGTAGTATACCAAAGAAAAAGCGGGCCGTCAAGCCCGCTTCGTGAACCACTTCACAATCGATCACTGCACGCTTTCGTTAGTCCAGAAGTCTACGCTCAACGAAACCGTGAGTTCCATTACGGTGTCAGTTGAATCATATGATAGATCGGCCGCGCTGACGTTGGTAGGAAAGCATCCCTCCAGCTTGTAGGACTTCAGGACTTTACCGTCGCGCCCTAGGGCGGACACTACAATATCCGTCTTGTATTGATTCGGGTTGACGACACCAAGGTTAGAACGGGTACCATTGATTAGGTTCATCCACTTCTCGAAGCTTGTGCGCGGCTCAAAGTCCACGTCGTTGATGAACGTCAGCGTCACCTCTTCCGAGGACCTATCTCCCGCCACATACGTCTGACGGCCCATATAGAAAACAGGCACGGCGGGGATGTTACTAGCAGGCAGTTGAGCGCCCTTACACAGCAGTTCGGCCTTACGGGGGTTAGCTCCCTGTACACCAGCGGGGAAGCTTAGGGACACTCGGTATAGAGACGGCCGCGCACCGCCTTGGAACACCGATTTAAATTCCATTAGAGACATAGGTTATAACCTCTTTGAAAAGAGAAATGTACACTTCATTATTTAAACGAAAAAGCCCCCGATCCGATTTGGAAAGGGGGCTTCTTTTGTTAATGCTCTAGAGATTATACAACCTCTTCAAAGCTAACACCTGTGGGTGTTGAGATAAAGTTCAATGTCACGTAGTTGATGCTACGCGTGGGTTTCAGGTAGATATCAGCCACGAAACCGTTTGCATCGATGACCTCTGGCGTGTTGTTCACATCGGAGCATACTACGCGGAAGTCGGTAACACCCCGACGGCCTTGTACCTCGCGCAGATACGGCTCAACCCGTGCAACAAACTGGGAACGGGTGAACTCGTCGTTGAATTCAAACATCACGTATTTGGCCATCGTAGCAATGGCTTTCTCCAGCACGATGAACAGGCGACGGACGTTGATACGGTCGAAAGCGCTGGGCTTGGTCTGTAGAGTCTTATCGCCATAAAGCATCACACCCTCGCCGATTTGACTGGTAACAGGGTTGACCGCGTTCTGATACAGCGTGTCGCGTTCGGCCTTAGAACCAGGGTTATAAGCAAGCCGCACCGTGTTGCGAATCAGACCACGGGACCGACCAGCAGGCGAGAACCAAGGATCGGCGACGTTGTCGGTGTTAGCACATAGGCCAGCAATATCACCACTTAGCGGGACCCAACGATTCAGGTCGCTGTAGCGGTCATACATCAGCTTCCAGCTGGAGGCCATGACAGCATATGACGTTGACGGTAGAGCCGCACGGTCATTCAGGACGGCCTGTAGCTCACCGCCTTTATTACCGACCACTGCGTTCTTGCTCGGGGAAACCAGCGCGATGCAGTCCTTACGATAATTGGCGATGTTGTCAATTACGTAGTTTGAAAGCGTGGCTTGTGCTTCGGCGGTGTCCAGACCAGCGACGATCACTAGGCTAATATCGATGGATTCGGCTTTCTGGAAAACGGTATATCCCTTGATGCGATCTCCGACGGTAACACCCTCACCATTATCATCTTTGCCGTTCAGTAGGGGCTTATCATAAGCAGCGGTTAGTGAGCCGAAGGTGCTGGTGGCGTCCTTGCCGAATGAACTGTCTTCATGCGTGCCGCCAAACCAGACAAACTTGGATGAACGGTTTAGCACGTCGGCATAGTAGTTCAGCGCGCCTTGATAATCCTTGGCATTGCGGGCTTTGGATAGACCTTGATATTTTTCCAGCACGGTGCCAGCCTGTCCAGACCATTTACCCAGCTCATCAATTACCACTAGGTGGAGCTCGTCGTTCTTGCCGCCTTTTGAAGCGACATAGGATGACGTAGCAGGAGCACCAGTGTACGTAGTGAATGTTAGGGCGGTGTCCGTACCTTCGGCGGTCGGAGTCTTGTCCAGCTCAATCTCGGTAGCGGAGGTGATAGTCTTGATATGCGTGCCTTCGGCGATACCGACACCCTTAACCACCATACCAACAGCTAGGTTAGCTGAAGTAACAGCACCTTTGAACGTCACCTTGGCGTCGGTGGTATTGAAGCTACCCACCTTGTTCTGGGTGATGGCTGAGCCGAATAGCTCGCGGTATTTCCACGTTTCAAAGGTCGCACTATCGGCGAATGAAACACGGATGGAGTTACCAAGAGCACCAGGATATTTGGCGATGAATTTAACACCAGTTAGGCCACCGACCTTCGCGTCATGATCGTCTGCATTTTCGATCAGGGGAGCGGTGCCGCCATCGTGGGCGTTCCGTGCTGCTTGACCGACTACGCGGGTGAGCCGAAGGTTGTTACTGTAGGCCAGATATGAGGCAGCGGTCAGGAAGTCCGTAGCCGTCTCATCGTTGGGTTCACCAAAGATGGAGACCAGGGTTTTCTCGTTATCGATAACAGTGGCCTCGTTAACAGGCCCCCACTGGAATACACCAGAGAAAGCACCGATTGACGTAGAGACGGCTGGAACGATCAGGGTTAGATCGGTCTCTTTAACCTCCACGCTCGGCGATAGGGAAAATGATGCCATTATAGACCTCTTTGTACAAAGGAAGTTGAAATTCTGAATAGAATTCTATCTGGTTATTTATTGACCATGGCCTTGTAGATTTCCGTCAGCATGGCCCGCATATCCTTCACCTCATTCTTGAGGGTCTGGAATTCACGTTCTCTATCCTGCTCTCGTAATAGGTCTGCCTTCCGTTTACGGTACCGCTGCAACTCTTCCTCATCAATGTTCAGGATAACACCAGTGCTGCTATCCCTAACCACATCATCATGATCTTTTACTTTGATATCCATTTCATTCATCCAAAAAAGAAACCCCGCCACTAGTGATTTAGTGACGGGGTTTTGTCTATTACAACCTAGAGCTATTAGCCTGCTACAGCGATAGCCCGTAGCTCCTTCAGGGCTGGCCGACGTGCAGAGTTCGTTCCTTTCAAAACGATCTTGAGTTGGAACTCGTCGAACTCAGGAATGCCCTCTACGCGGCGTTCGTGCTCCGTAAACGTATCATTGTCGAAGGCAACCTGCGACGCGACGGGTTCCATCTTCGTCCAGCCTTTCGTTTCAATGTCGCGGTTAACCGAAGTGCGATACCAGACCTCGATGTCGTCATTCGTTGCCTTGTTCTCCGACGTATAGACGCGGAGGGTATCGGAGGTGGCCTTCAAGCGAATAGACTGCGTTACAACCTTACTTGCCGCGATACCACCATTCGGCTGTTCTTCCTTGTCGTTATCAGGTTTGTTCAATGCTAGGGAGGCCACCACTACGTTATTATCATCCAGAGACATCATCGGGGACACGTAGTTATTACCCGTCTTCACTGCGCACCGTACCATCATGGACTTGGACGTTTCGTTGTCAGCGGTCTGCACTAGGCAAACATCCTGCAATGCGTTATCGTCCTTGTCCTTGATTTGGAACTCGGCTAGTTTGACCTTCGGCGTCTGGCCACCATCGAAGTCCTTACCAGTAATCAGGTTAGCAAAGTATCGAACTTCAGCCTCTGGTGGGTTGAATGTATCGGTTACTAGGCGGAATTGATTATAGTTGATATTGGACTCGATGTAGACGTAGCGACCAACGTCCTCAAATTTACCAGTTACCGTCGCGGGGGTTGCTACCTCAATGGTGTAGCTATTAATCCCGTTAACCGTCTTGACAATCTGATTACCGTATACCTCCGACATCCTGATGCCGTTGAAGATCGTTGCTGCATCCGCGCTTTCTGCAATCATGGTAACTGCCGATTCGGCGCTGATCTTGACAATATCATTAACCGTCATACCGTGGTTAGGATGCTCAATCGTCAGGAAGCGGCTACCTGCAGTTGTGCGGAACGCGGAGAGGAGAACCTTGCGGGTTGCAGCCTTGCCGTTGTTCTCGAACTTCCAATCACCAGATACCGACGTATTGAACTTGGCGCGGTGGATACGGAACTTCAGGTCTTCCAATTGGAACGGGGTCCATGTCGTGGCGTTTTGTGATTTGAAGAGGGAACCCATTGAAGGCTGCTGGCCTACGATGCGATCCTCGTTAATCACCTTCTCACCCATACGGCTGATGAACACGCGATACTTTGCGCTATCACCAAACACAACGATGCAGAACTCTTTCCCGCTTGGCAGCCAGACAGGTGCATCGAACTCAAATGACGTCGCAACCGTGCTGTCTTTTGAAACCTTCACGTCGGCGGCAGCAACCGCAACCATGGTACCTGCGATACGCTCACTGGCGGGCATACCGTTCACCATCTCGCGCAGCTCAACGAACACTGGAGCTTCGGGATCTTTCGTCTCAAAGAATAGGTCAATCTTCGTAGCATACATGCCAGCCGATTGAATATCCTTGGTGAAGAAAGATTGTGCAAGCGGGTCACCTACCTGCTGCTGACGATTGAAGCCCAAATCGAACTGATTAGAATTGCCGTCTTTCACTACCGTCACACGCGATACGCTGTTAATGCGATTAATCGTATTCGTGGTAACGTTCGTGCGATCAATCTGCTCCTGCATCGTCACCAGAACACCAGTGGACCGATAGTTCGCTGAAGCTTCGCACTCGGTGGCGGCGTCGGGGAACTTCAGGACGTTGACATCGGCTAGGGCAAAAGTCTTCGTACCTGAGCTAAACGTGTTAGGTGGTAGCTCAAACTCGCCTTCTACCGTCCCCATATTGTCGCTGATTAGAGCCGCACCCCATTGACCGTTTACGGGACGGCACCATTGATTGACGTCGGTGGCGTCAAAGGTTGCCCAGTAGCGGGTGTTCGGTTTTGCACCCTTCACCGTGAATCGAATCACGCGACTACGCATATAGGGGATGATGCTATTCCCTAGGAAGCGGGTGAACTTGCGTTCATGCGTCTGCGTCACACTAGTAACAGATTCACGATAGTTAACCAGCGTACTAATATTGCGGTTAGTAGGACCGATTTGAGACCATCCAGCGAACTGCGATGCAATCTGGGATTGCGAAACGCGTTGTACGCGCCAGTTGTTCTCCACCACATCACGGGTCTGCGTCTTCGTCAGGTTAGTGACGTTAGTAACCGTCGGCTCCCATTTGGTTTCCATCCATGAATCGGAGGCAGGAGCCATCGTCATCTGGGGATTCCATTTGATGATCAGGTATGGGTTAATGCTTTCCGTGGTAGTAGCATACGGCTGCTCAATTTCCACAACATGGCTGTATGGAAGGAAGACCTTACCACCTTTGACCACATAGTTTGTTGAGGAGTTTCGATTCAGCTTCAGGCTGATTGATTCGCTATACTCCATAGCCCCAAGCATGTTCTTCTCAGGGATCAGGGTAGCTTGGAAGCCGCCGTCGAATGGGGAGAACACACCGAAGTCGGAGAAGTCGGAAACAAAGAAGCCCGATTTGAATCGATCCAGACCAGCCGTGTCCGTAATCTTCATGTCCTTGGTTTCTAGCTCACGCATGGTTAGCGTGGTGTAGTATTCCAAGTTTTCGATACGGCGCTCAAGCTGACCGATATCACGCATGGTGTAGCGACGGTTATCGTCCTTGACATACTTGACGTATGCAGCCTCGCGTGTATATGCGGGGACGATCAATGTAGCAAGGGACATCGCATCTACAGGAACATCAGGGTAGCGCGTAATCCCAGGCACGCCATAGACGTACTTAATCTCGCCGTTCTTATAGTAGACCACACGGTCCCAGCGGTCAACAAAGTAGCTCGCGTCATATACAATTGACTGACCTGCTACCGCGCTCCATGTCGTCAGTGCGGAACTGAATGGTTCGGCTGCCGAAGCAACACCGTTACCGTTCACCACAACATAGACCGTAGCGGTCTTGCTTGCATTCTTGCTCGCGGTAATGCCGTCATTGTCTACGCTATTGACAATGGTATCAGATTCAAACCCGTCGGCATGAATCCGTGAAGCCACAGCGATTACGTTGCTGTAATCGTGCTCTAGCTTGATCAGGGCTTCACCCTCTTTGATTTGGCCCTTCAGGATGAAGAAGCCATCACGCGGAGACTGGCGGAAGTCCAGATAGTCGCTCAGGATATAAGCTTTCTCTTTAGTGCGGAAGACTGGGATGCGACCGATGTGGGTCACGTCATTATCGTCCGTCGGGTTGTCCTTCAGGGATTCGTAGGAGTCTACCGTGAAAGCTTCGCCCGCGCTATGCAGGAAATACTCATAGACGACCTTGATTTGACCAGCAGGTGCGGCGAAACCAGCTTTAGCCTTCAGCAGCGTATTCTGATAGAAGTCCAGCGTATCGTTATTGACCAGCTCATAATACTGGGCAACATCCGTATCGGTGTCCTTCGGCTCCGTCGTCTTGTTCTTGCTCATGTAAACGTGCTTGATTTTATACACGTCCTTATGCGCGAGAACCATATGACGGTCAGACGGAGACTTGATCAGGGTGAAGCCTTCTGCCAAGGTCTTGCTACGGATACTAACCGCTTTCTGTAGCTGGGCGCTGATGGCAAACGTGGCGTTAGGATACTGGACGTTATTGATGACAAGCCGTTTACCGTCGTTCTCGATGTTAACAATGTTCGAGAAATAAGCATTGTCTACACCCGTGTGAGCTGCTACAGGACGACCAACAAACACACCATTGCCAAGATGATCATATACACCGTAGCCTTGTGCATTCGTCCGAATCGTAGCCGTGAAGCCCATCGGGGTCGTTAGCTCAAAGTTGCCAGCGGCATCCTTCGTCGTTTTGACGTTGGCAACGTCCATCTTCACTAGATCGCCCGTACCGTCAGCGTAGGATTCTTTCTGGCGGATACCTGTAGCATAGCCACTAGCGGGGGCTTTCTGAACCTGAACAGATTTGTCAAACGGCGCGGCGGACTTGCTCTTCTTCACAAAGAGGTGTCTGTTGGCACGGTCCCAAGCATACGGGGTCCAACCGCTATGAGAAGACAGGGGTAGACCGTCGTCCACCTTGAAGGTCGACACTACGTTCTGTAGCGTCACCTTTTGCAGGATCGGGCCGTTGCGCAGGTCATCAAGTTTCCAGCCACCTAGATGCTGCCAACCGTAGGTCTGCGACTGTGAAAGATGGAATGAACCGAAGAGCTTAAAGATGGTCTGGCCACTGATACTAATGGCTTCTACGTATTTGGGAATCACGTAGCCCATGACATCCGACGTATTTTCCTGACCCGTGGTAAGCCAAAGAATCGGGTGTTTTGAAATGTCGATGAACTGGTTGCCTGGGGCGAGGTAAACATATTCCCCGTTCTCATTTGACTGAATGACGTTAGTGGCAACCTTCACGCTATCAGTCGTGCGGGCCTTGTCAGCAGTCAGATATAGGGAGGCTAGGTTCTCAACCTCATATCCCTTGACATAAGCTTTACCAGCCGTGATTTCAATGGCCAACTTGTTATCGTCTCCGCCTTCCTCTTTGGTTTTGAAACCAGTTGGGTGAGCGTCGTCTTTCAGGTGGTCCACTACGCGGATATCCAGACCATGAACCGCATAGTCCCCGCTTTCATCATACGTGCGACGTGCTAGGGTGTCTTCCAGCGTATTGTATTGGGTGTTCAGCTTTGCAACCCGCAGGGAGCCGTCTTCATAGCGCACTAGCTCGATGAAGTCCGCCGCCTCTTCATCCAGACCAGTCGTCACTAGGTTTAAACCGATATAGAAACGGTCCGCGCCTACCGCCGCTTCATTGGGTGAACCTGCCGCGTTGTCGAATAGGGTCTTATCATCGTAGGCGGTTTTAATACCTTTCTCTACGCTGAAACCAGCCTTGGCTGATAGGGTCTTGACCTTATTCCAGCCGATCAGGGTTTGCTGACGTGGAGTGTAGACAAAGTAGCCGTCAATGTAGAAGACACCCTTTTCAACAACGAGGAAAATAGCAGGGCCTGTGGCTGGTTCATTGTTCTGACCCTTCTCGGCAACCGCTACTTTAATCGTTGGCTGATCGACGACCTCTAGAGCTAGGTCTTTTGAAAACGCGGTAACGTTCTGGACCTCACCTGCTACGGTCTTCGTAGCACTGTTCTGGTAGCGGACAACTGCTAGGACTAGATCTCCCTCGGCTTTCGCCATCAGGACTGTAGCGGTAAGAGCATTGCCGTCTACGTCTTGGGTGAGCTTCACATCTTCCAGTTTCTTGATCAGCTCAGGGTCACCGTCAACGTTCTTCAGCAGGACATATTGCGCATCTGTATTCAGCTTGCTTTGTCCCAGCACGATGGAGCCCTGTTTGAAAAGATGGGTTCCGACGCGGCTGATTTGCTGCTGCAGGATTTCCTGTAGCTGATTCAATTCACGTGCTTGAACGGCATATGACGGCTTGAAAAGGATTTTGTGGAATCCTTTCCGCTCGTCGTAGTCGTCAAAGTACGGCTTTGTATTGAAATTCTCGGCCATATTGGACTCTTAAGGGTTAGTAATAGACTAACGTATTTACGGCTAGTCTTTAAGATTGAAAATCGGGAAGTGCCAGTTAGTCTCCAACCCGACTACATCCCCGTGCGCCATAGGATAAGAAGCCAGAACTTCAATGGTGTATTGCTTCGGGGAAGACGGCATCATGACATGGACGGTCTTCCCGCTTTCCGACGTTACAAGCTGATCGCTGGGGAGGTTACCTTCGATGTTGATAAGACCCATCTGATCCTTTTCAGACCAGCGCACGAATGTACCGCTACCGCCGTTCCATGTTAGCCGTTCACCAGAACGAAACTCGGGGTCTACGCCAGTATAGCAGTCGTTCATGCGTGGCAGGAACCGTTCACCGTCCGTATTCATCGATACGAGACGCACGCCATAGTAGCGCACCGCATAGTCTACGTCGCTAGGGTTGAACTCTACGGAGACGGCAACATGAGTGGCGTTCATCTTGTCGGCAGTCTCAGGGGTGACGGGCAGCCAGTTTGAATCATAGAAGGTTCCTAGAGCATCTAGATCGACCTTCTGGATGAACTCCCAGACGCAACCGTCCGAAGTCGTCACCTCTTCCAGGATCGTATAGCGTGGCTCTACACCACCAGCACCGAAGCCTTTAGATTTCAGACGCCAGATTACCTCCTGCGATGCACCGAATACTAGGTCACCCTCCTCGTACACCCCGTTTTCAGACCAGACCTTGTACGGACCGACGACATAGCTCACGTCCTGTGTCTGGACCTTCTTCGCAAAAATGTCGTCACCGTCTTTCAGTGTCCGTTCTTCACCCTCCTCCCATGGCGTGACACGGCTGCACGTCATGTAGATATGTTCCTTTTGAAAGCGTTCATAGAAGGCCTTCGCTTTGTTGGATACAGCCATCGTCTGTTCTCCGTTGTTGATTAATCGTATTTACAAACGACAAGGGGCAGACCCCTTATCGGAATCTGCCCCATTATATCACTGTACCTCTGGCTTGACAACCGCCTCGTAGAGCTGTTCAAAATCGTCTTGCTCGTCTACGTTGTCTTGATAGTTCTGTTTATGGAAGGTGTGCGCCATCTTGGCTAGGAACTTCTTCGGAATCTCGAATTCCTCAGCCAGTGCCGCGATCTCGTCCTTGATCAGGTCTTTCTCCGCTTCGATTCGCGTATAGCTGTCGCTGATCGTTTGCAGGCAGTTTTTAATGCGTTTCTGATCTTCGGGGGAGCTGGGGATAACAACTGATTTTGCCATGGTCTAACTCACAAAATGATATTAGGGTTGAGGTGGAAGAATTCGTTCTCATAGATGCCGTTCAGGTAGACCTTGTCACCCATAAACGTGGCCGACCACCTGATATCGTGCAACGACTCGGATTCGACGCGGTGGATACTGGCGTATCCCTCGGATTCGATAAGCTCCCAGCCGTGCCATTGGCGGATGGTGAAGTCACCGTCTACGACTTCATCCATCGGAAGCTCGTGCATCAGATCTTGAAGCTTTTCAAACTTCCAGAGAAGAATCTCGTTATCGAACTCGTCGGCGGGGCGCTCCACGTAGTTTTCGTCATCTACGATGGGTTGCTCGGGGTTCACATCAGTAATCCATTGCATGTCGGTGTCCTCTTGGGAAGGTGCCGTTATAGTACCTTCCTCAAGATCAATCGTCAAGTGAACTTCTTCACGGGTTGAGGCATTCAATGACATATTGGGCCTGTTCGCGGGCGTCCTCTAGGGCATTGTGATGCTTGTTCTCGTCCCGCTTGATTTGGATGCCAAGGAGGTGCTGCAGGGTTCGGCCATCCATTACATCCCAGTATTTCCACGGGGCGGATTGGCCGATGACCTGCAGCATCGCGGCTTCTACGTTCACAACATCGAACTGTGGTCCCCACGCCCAGACTTTCTGCCCTTTGAACCGCTGGGCATACTCATAGAACCTGTTATAGGCTTCCTTGGCGGGTAGCGCATTCCTGACAGCCTCTTTTAAAGCTTCGGGGCGCTGACCTTTCCACCATTCCAGTGTTTCGGGGTCCGTATGTAGCCCGTGGGCTTTGGAATCGGCGGCGTCGATGGTGACGTAGAATTCATCACTAATCTTCTTTGAATCAATGTCGAATCGAACCGCACCAATTGACAGGATGACGCAACCCGCACGACGCCCCAGCGTCTCCACATCAAACATCATCCCGCTTAGGTTTTGAAAACTCATTATCAATCCTTCAATGCGTCAAGAGTTGCTTTATTGAAAGCCATAAGGGCTAGCGCATGCTTAACCGCCGCCTGCCTGTTCTTATGAACGAGACCGCTTGTCTCTTCATGGATCGTAGCTGGCCAGATACCAGTGTACGGGTTTAGAGGATACCGCAGATTGGGGATATAGTAAAGCTCACCGTCGTTAACCGCTTTCGGATCAGGCACCTCGAAAGTGATGCCGTTCACAGTTGCCCGCTTTGGTGGCGGGGCCGTTGGCTTCTCTTCGGCCTCTGTGTACTCTAGGAAGTCCAACCATTCAGGTGACGGGACTTCAACCCATTCTTTCTGGTCGGGAGACCAATACCATTTCCTCATTGCCATTTCTTCATCTCCTCTTTGAATCGACGGAAGGCCCGCAGATTGTCATACAAGCATTTAGCCTCTGCTTGCGAGGGGTTGAAGATGTTCACGATCAGCAGCTCGTCGCCGAATCGGAAGGGTGTGCAGTTCGCCAGTTCAGCCACCGCCGACATGGTCTCACTGTACGGAACCGCGAGAGCAATATGATCGTCGCGGACCATATACTTCACGTGGTTGACCAGATATTTCTCTGGGCAATCCTTATTCATGGCGTCGATCAGGCGCGGCATGTTCTCGCTGAATGGGATTGCAGAAACACTAGTCCCGTAGCGGTCATAGAAAAGCTCAAGGGCTTTACGGACCGCCTTTTCATAGTGATGACCGTCGAAGTTGTTCGAGTGTAGGTACAGTGCATTACCGCTTTCATCTCGAACCAGCTCGGCCAGTGCACCGTCCTCTACGTGCGAGATAACCATGGGAGCAATGGCCTTCATCTTCTGAAGGTTATATCCCTTGCGATGTTCCATCAGCGGCTCGTCGTTCTGAAAAGTCACGCGGAAGAGGGTGTTCTGCGGACCGTCATCCTTCATGCTTTCGTAAATCGCATGATTCAGCGTGGTGGCAACGTCGTCATAGATGGAAGCGTTTTCTTCCAGAGAACGACTGTAGGTGATACAACCCATCAGGTGGACGTCGTTTGTACGGCCTTCGCTATAGACCTTCTTCATCAGGAACCAGAACTTGTCGTATTGCGCTTGGCTGAAGAAAGATACACCTTCGAAGGTGTGCGAATGGTCGCGGAGCTTGATGAACATGATTTCAGACCTCGCCAGCCACCAGCAGGCAGTATTGTTCGATTGCAGCCAATCGGCTATTGGTGGAATGCAGGACTTCATAACCATCCGTGGAAGATCGGCGGCTGATGTAGTATTGACCCTCGTTGTGATACAGGTTGATGACGGCCCGTGATGTTTTTGAAAGGGTCTGAAGGACTGGGGACGCTTTGCCGATCATCCCCGCATGGAGGCGACCGAAGATGTCCCGTGCTTCCTCTTCATGCTGATATTCATGGCCGTTCACTACTGCACCGCTGCGACGTACAATAATCATTTTGCTTACCCCTTGATGAGTTTCAATGTCTTGCAGACATCATACACCACTTCCATGCGTTCGTCAAATGAGACGATTTCTTGCGGCATGACAAAGTAGCGGTTTGCAGGAAGGTATGCCTCGGCTGCCTTGACAATCAGGTCGTTGATGATTTGCTGGGATTCTTGGCTTGCCTTCGTAGCGTCCTCGTGGTACGGGATGCCTGTCTGAATGACGAAGGTGAAGTCCTGCAGGACCATCCGTCGGACCACCTCGCCCAGCAGCCTGTACAGTGCTTCAATATGGCTGCCGTCATGGTTGAAGGTGTTCATTTGCTGGCGGAGATAGTACGTACTGTACGCATATACGTCGAGCATTGTCCTATCAAAGACTGCGGTCGGCTCGCTATAGATCAGGATTTTCGCAATATGATGCGTAATCATTTCCTGCTGGGCGAGACGGGCCTTAAAGCCTTCAGGTCCAGTCATGGATTCCATGGCACGGGCCGATTGCTGGGCAAAGGTGGACGTCACCTTGGTCTCGTGGAAGGGGAGTCCGTTCCGTGCTGCGAAAGCCCGTGCCAGAGTCGTTTTACCCGTCCGATGGGCACCACTGAAACCGATCTTTTTCATTTGGGTGTTCTCCGTTGAGGAATGGAAGCATAATAGCAAAAGCCCCTAGGGTAGTCAATACCGCTAGGGGCTTTGTGTGAATTATTACATACTTTCCATATCTGGAGTCCACTCACCGTTCAAGGTGTGACCCCAGATTAGTTGCCGATATTGAATCCATCCTTTGAAATTACCCGACCATAGGTTCCCGTAGATGTCCTTATGGGTGACACCCAGTTGGCCGATTTGACCATTCATCGGGGTGGCGCAATGCTCGAATGCCGATGAGTGTTTGCGGGAGGCACCCACTAGGCGATCATAGAGCTGTTCGGCTTTTTCAATAGTGTCGTCCCGCTTGCGATAGGAGACCTGTGCGCAGCAGGATGAAGAGACCTTGAGTGCCGTCTCGCGGTCATACTTGCTATCAGGAGTCCAGTAGCCTTGCTCAAAGTATGGCGTGTGCCAATGGCCAACCTCTAGATTGATTGGTGTGGAAGCGGCGCGGGCAGCATACATCTTGCGGGCCAGTTCCTGAATCTCAGGTTGCGCATCTTCATGGCAGCGAAGCCAGAAGAAGTTACCCCACTCAGTGGCGGTGGCAATCGTCTTCACGGTCTGGAACGGCTCAAGAATACGGTTCACGATTTGCTTGTGCGCGCCTTGTGAAGCCATATACTCAGCTAGGTCGCATGCGATGTCCTTTGCAACATTCCATGCGTCCTGTACGTTCTGGCGTTGCTCTCCTTCCAGCTCCCCGTTAGCCCGCATACCCGACTGATTCTTACCCCAGTGGACAATGACACCTTCCTCGTCATTGCGGATAAGCTCAATCATTTTTACAACAGGGATGGCACGGGAGGACGCGGTGTTGCGGCTCAATTGGCGATGAGTATTCATTTCCGACAAGATCAATCGCGGATATTCCAGCTCGAATGTAGTGATACGACTGCCGTTCGGCGCTAGGCTATCAGCAACAACGCGGGCTTTAATTTCCATATGTCAAATTCCTCTATAGTAAAAGGACCGCCAGTATACGCTACCAGCGGTCCCGTTGTCAATCCTTCAGTGTCCAGTCAAGCCATCCCTGTTCGGCGGCATGATCCATGATCAGGTTAGCAAGCCCGCCAGATTGAACCCAGGCCCCCGTATACATCTTGGATAGGTCGTCTAGGTCGTCTATGGTTCCATGACGCAAGGACTCGTAGAGATATGAGTTCTCACCCTCATAGTATTCATAGACCGTCTTAACCCCACCTTCGTCTTCCTCGAATTCATCCCACGTCATGGTGATGGGTCCACAATCGTCCTCATCGGGGTCATAGTAGTCGTCGGGGTCTTCATCCCCGCCAAATGTCATGCGGACCATTAGTGATACATCCTCACTACCAGAGTGTCAATGGTGATACCACATACCTTGAATTTGAAAAGCAGGCCGTTCTCACCATCGGGGACGATATGAACCGAACGGATGCCGTAGCGGGCCAGCTTCAAGACCATCTTGTCCTTCTGACGCCACGTACCGAAGCCCTCTTCGAGGTAGACCATACCAGCATTGAAGCGAGTCTCTTCACAGTATTGGAGGGCGATACCTCGGTTGCCGAAGAATTCCTCCGTCTTGCGATATGCCATTTTCAGGTCCAGCGCGTCGATATCATACGCCACTTGACCGTTGACCCGCAGTTTGAAGCCGACGATTTGGTAATCCATGGTATGAACTCCGATTGATGGTTGACTATGGGAAGGATTCTATATGAACCCTTCCCGCTGGTCAATACTCAAACCCAAAGATTCGTGAAATATTTCCCGAAGAGGCGGAATCCATTGGCCATTTGCTTCTGGTGCTCCTCCCGCAGCCCATACGATTCGTCAATATCGTAATATTGCTCTTCCCAGTCATAGTTGGGCTGGACCTGCTCAAGTGCCCAAATGATCTCGTCAACAACCCACTCCCAGCGGGCATGGATCTTTTCATCTTCCGTCAAATAGGCCGTCACGGCCTCGGGTACGTCCTCTTCATCTACGATAGCCGAGCCGCGCATGTCCTCGCGCATAGCCTTCAGTAGCGGTAGGGCTGCTGCGGCGATGACGGTGTAAGCGTCGAAGTGGTCCCAGTGGTCGAGCTTCACCTTTACCGTGTCTTTCCGCTTCGATTCGATCCATTCGAAGAGGTTTTCAAGCGGCCTGATCCGCGAGAATCGATTACCCCATTTCTCGATGAAAGCCTCAGCAGCCTCGGGGTCTCTCCATGGGTTCAGCGTGCGGGCCAGGCTGTACGGCCCGTACCAGTTACCTCGGGCTTTGTAAATGAATTTCATTTGACGTTCTCCATCATGGCCTTCATGATCGCGCTATAGCGCACGCGCTTGACCTTATTGTCACCAGTCTTCATCTTGTATCGGCATGTGCCACCGTCTTCGATGTCACCCTTCAGAACTTTCAGGAACCCGTCGCGGTCGGAAAGGATGCGGCCAGTCGAATCGACATAGTATTCGGAGGTGATGTGCTCGAAGCCTTTCAGGCGGTTGATTTGAATGCGGGTTACTAGTGCCATGATGTGTTACCTCAATGATGTGGAAGTATTGCCATTATGGCGAGGTTGATTTCGTTTGTCAACCCCGCCTATCGGGCGTTTACAGCCGACTAACCGTGACTTTGGTTTCCATCTTGCCTACTACCACATCACGAATTGCCAGCTTGACGAAGAATACGTCAGGATAGGTGGAGGCCAGACGGTCTAGCTCCTTATCGCATAACTCTTCTTCATGGTGCGTCTTCGGGTTGCGAGCAATCCGAATCACCCCATTGACCAATTTTCCGATGATGAAACCCCGATTGGAAGGGGTTTCATCACTTTCTTCTAAGGGCTTCGGGACCATCCCTAGGGTCTTCATGATGGCCCCCACAGAGATAGGATACAGCCGCCCATTGTTACCAGCCATGACGTAGACCATGCCATGAGACAGAACATGCGGATAGGTCTTGTTATCGCCAGCGTTCGTGGTGTAGTAGACCTTCTCTTCCGTCAATGAGAAGTAATAGTTGTCGGCCACCCAGTGGAAGCCGCCGAGGGTGTTGATCTTGACATTGACCTTCTCGCGTTCGGCTTTCTCCTCTTCTAGAGCATAGTCCACACACGCGGAGACAAGATTCGACATCAATGTAAAGGGGTATCCGATCTCGTCCTTATTTTTCAGACGAATCTTACCGTCCCGTTCAATGGGGATATACAGCCATTCCCCGTCTACCCCACTTTCAAAGACCTTCTGTTCCTTGACCGAATAGAACAGGTCGTCAGTAACCCATTCATATCCTTCTACCTCGGAGATTTGAACGATATCCCTCATTTCTGCACCTTTTTGTGTGACATATACCCTTCCATCTTAACTACGATGAAAGTCTGATCGGGGAACTGTTTCAGCATGTTGCGTGCCATGGTTTCCGCGGCCGCTTTCGTCTTGTGCAGAATCGGTTCCTCTGCAAAGCGGATGATGCCATTGATAGCATAGCCGACAATGTAACCTGCTTTGTGGCGTTTCACTCGGTCGCGGTTAACTGCATAGATCGCGGTAACTTTGTCCATTTGTCCTTAACTCCTATGAGTCGATGGAGTGAACTATACGCTCAAACTTTTTGAACGTCAACCCCTATCTTCTGTAGGAACTCGATGCCTTCAGACGA